TGAGAGCACAGCAGTATATTGCTGATATGCTTAGGGCGGAAATCGAATTTGAGTCTGATTGCGACTATGCGGAACGTCAGAACGACAACCTGTATCGCAAATTCTGTGATGCTACCGACGAATTGCGTCAAGCAAATGCGAGGATTGCATTGCTTGAAGGGAATATGAATTCTGTGGTCGACGCTCTTGTGGCTGAGCGGACCAGAGCTACAGAGTTTGTTTCAGCATTGCTGGCCTAACAAGTCGATCCTAGAAATAGGATTTGGAGTCACTTTGAAAGGAGTGATTATCGTGGACTGATTTAGATAAAGAACCATCTAAATAGATCAAGGAGCATTCCAGCAGGCTAGGCTGGAATGTTTCTTAATTCGTTTAGACAAAGGAGAAAGAAAGTGCTTGCACTCATTCGTTCACTCATTGCCTGGATCGAGTCTTTGGACCCGATGGAACTTTCGCAAATCGACAGTCCTCACTACAAATAGAAGGAGAAGTTCAGTGAACAAAGTTTCAATCACAATCGAGGGTTATGGGCATGTTGAAGTTACTTCAACCGCTCTTGAAGTAACAATCGAGAAGTATCTCCCGGCGACAAAGAGAAGTTTGCAGGAGATATACCTGGAACGTTCCGAACTGGAATGGGAAACAATCCGTGATTGGGGAATCATGGAGTTCATGATGGTATTTGCAGATTGGGACTGCAATATCGACGATTGCATTTACTCGGTAGATCAAACAAAGGAAGAAGTTTCGGCATGAACGACTCCAAGATGAAGATCATTCAAGGTTTGTTGGATAAAGCAACTTCAACAAGCTTTCAAGAAGAAGCGGACGCATTCTTTGCGAAAGCGGCGGAATTGATGGGAAAGTATTCCATTGATGAAGCGGCTTTGCGTTCTGCCGGGAGTTTGAAAGACACGAAAGTTGTTCGGTGGACAGTTCGCACCGGACAGGAATACAAGACAGAACGTCAGAGAATGCGAGGAAACATTCTCATGGGTTTGGGTGCTAAAGTCATCCTTACCGGAAGTGATGAGAATGGAAAGATTCTCAAGATGGAATGTTTCGCCACAGAATCGGTGAAAGAAATGGCAATGAACATCATGGTTCAAGCGGAAATTCACATGATGAGAACTGTCTACAACACAGATTCGGTGGGACATGCAAGATCTTTCCGCCGATCTTTCATCGTGGAATACGGACAAGCTTTGCGAAAGATTCTTGAAGATTCTTTGAAAGCCGGCGAAGATGAGGCTTTGAAGAATGTTTCGGAATCAACTGCTTTGGTTCTTGTTGATGACAAGAAGAAAGTCCAACAAGAGTACCGGCAAGCATTTCCGAATGCTGGCAAAGCAAGAAGTTTGTCCACGCAATCAACCGGACGTTCTGCTGCAAGACAAGCGGCAAGTTCCTTCACGGGACACATGAAGCAGATTTGAATCGGTAAAGTTTGATTCCGAAATGCGACTTCGGAATCTTTCTTTGTCCATTCAAATAGAAAGAGAGAGAGTAATGCTGAAAGAACTCCAGAACATGAAGAAGATTGCATGGGAAGGGGAATACCCGAAGTGTGACATTTGTTCCCATCGGGACTGTGGAAAGATTGATGCTCCCACAGTTTCTGGACAATGGGCAAATATGTGCGCATCTTGCGCCGAAACAATGGGCGCAAATCTTTCAATCGGAACGATGAAAGATCGGGACTTTGTTCCTGTCGAAATGTCTGCAACTGAGAAAGTTCAAGTAGCAGACAAGTTCATTGCATCTGGAGATTGGGATGCTTTGGAAGATTTGATTGGAGATGGAGACATCTGCGATTACATCTAATATGAACCTAAACAAATCCTAGTGATTTGTGCGGTTTAAGGGGACATTCCGAATTTGAAAGAGTCTGGAATGTTCTCTTAAACTGTTTAGAAAGGAATAGAGATGGACGGAATCGTAAATAAGTGCAAATATCACGCTATGACTCCCGAGGGAGACTGCACTTGTTCGTATAAATGCCCACAAGACCACGTATCGCTACACAAGAACACGGATGAGACAGTGTATTGTTACGCTTGTGGAGTCAACTACAACCCTTCTGATCTCAAAGCAGTATGAGTTGTTCAGCCGAAAATTGTACGCCAGACTTTGAATGTGAAGAATGTGTCCATTCATATCTGGTGGCAAACAACTCAACTCGTTTAGAATCTTCTACCTGGAAAGGTGGAGTTTCAACAATGGAACGAGTGAAAGAGTTTGCTGGTTCAGGTTCTGGCAGAAGCTCTGGATCATCGAGTAATGGCGCTACCGAAAAGCAGATAGCGTTTATCGCCAAACTTTGCGCCGAACGTGGTCAACCAGTAGTAGAGGTAAAGAGTAAGCGTGAAGCTCAACAAGAGATTGAGCGTTTACTAGAGCTTCCTGTTCTTGTGAGCTTCGGTCGATGGGCGAAAGTTCAGAACAATTGGGTTGTTCGTATTGCTGGGCAGTTTCAACCTGGAGATGAAGTAGTTGTAAAGAAATCTTCCGGCGAAGAACAAACAGTTTGTTTGGATAAACTGCTCCAAACAGTTGGACAAGATACATTCTGGTCTTTGAAGAAAGAGACTGGCGAAAAGTCCACGGTTTACGAACCGGGAATGTATCGCACCGATGATGACGAAATTGTCAAAGTCAAGATGAATAGAGCTCAAACATCAATTTACGGTTCTGTTCATGATGGTGATGAATGGGTTTACACTCCCGGAATCACAAGAAAGAATCTCACACGGCTTACAATCGAGGAAGCAGCGGCATATGGGAAACTGTATGGTGTATGCATTGTTTGTAGTCGTGAGTTGACAAATCCCGAAAGTATCGAACGAGGAATTGGTCCCGTTTGTATCAACAAGATTTGAAGGGAAAAGTAAATGCCGATCAAGTACGAGCTTTACGACAAAGAGAATCCGAAAGATCGTGGACAGCGTTTCTCCACGATTGAAAGAGCCGAGAAAGAATTGGCTCATGCATATCCGCAATCCCGGTTTGCAATTCGGCAAGTCGGAAGAAAGTAGGGAGTTTGAAATGAGCGGGACAATCGAGTTCTATTCCGGTATCGAATTCAACGATACTGCCAGAACATTGCCAAACGAGAATCGAGTTCGTTTGACAAAGATGGAAGCATTTGAATTGCTTCTTGAAGGCAAGCCGGTTTATCTCCGCACACCTAGCGGATATGAAGAACCATTCATCCTCAGGGAAGTTTGAGAAAGGATTCTGCAATGAGCAGGACTTTGAAGGATCAGCCGTTTCCCATTCGGTTCGCCGAAAAGATCAAGGAATGGGACAACGAAGATTTCGGCGGCGCAAAGTGTCGTTGTTCCATCTGCGGAAAGAACAACGGATCGAGGAAGAACGATTCCCACGGTTTGTATATCCGATTCGGTTTGGGACGCAATGAGGACCATCGTGGACTGAACGGTGGAAAGAAATACGAACGAAAGACTCTCCGCACTCGTTTGAAGCGAGAGTTGCGAAACGAAATCGAGCAGAACGAAATCGACAACGAGCAGGAGTTTCTTGACTTGTTGTTGTTCTTGGACGACTACGAGCTTTAGAAGGAGACAAAATGACCGACAAGAGAAATTTGCTGGCAGAAACGAAATTTGTGATGGAAGACCGTGGATTGACGGTCGGTGACATCATTTACATTGGAGATACCTCGCAAGAGGAATACTCCATGAGTTGGCCAAAGTTTCGTCAACTTGCCAACATCGAATACGACAGTGGATATGGCGGGCAGGAAATCAAGAGAGATCTTACCATCGTGTTCAAAGATGGAACGCAAATGTTCCGTGGAGAATACGATGGAAGCGAATGGTGGGATGTTATTCCCGCATTCAAGTTGAAGAAGAGCAATACCAGCCCACCCAAAACCCTCAGAGAAGAATGGTGATCAAATGAAGAAGTTTGCAGCAATGGTAATCCTGGTAATCGGTGCAACTGCTTGCCAACCACAACCTGGAAATGGTTGCATTGAAATTGCGCCACCATACGCAAGTGCTCCACACATTCCGATTCAGAAATCCTTTCCTGGATATTCCAACTTCGATCTTGTTGGAAGGAAAGGATATGCCGTTTGGTATGGCAATGCCAAATGGAATGGTGCAAAGCACATCCTTGGATATACCTTGCAGGAAGATGCAGGGATTTGGAATACTGCCAACTGTGCAAAGATTCAGCCGCCCTACTAGAAAGGTTCTGAAAATGATCGTTGTTATTGACGACGAAAGAACATTCGATACAGATGACGAGATTGTTTATCTGCGAACAGAAAATGAGGCTCTGGCATTTCTTGCACGAACATATTGTGAAGCAAGTTTGCGATATGGTCCAGCAATCGAGCTTTATCTTGACCATGATTTGGGAGAGAATCAAGACATTCGTATTGTTGTTGATTTTCTTGTTTGTCTAGGTGGAGTCCCTTGGGTAAGCAATGTTTGGGTCCATAGTCAGAATCCTACAACCGAATGGATCGTTCAAGTTCTGCGTAAAGCTGGCTATAAAGCTCGCAGGATTCCCCTGCCAACACTGGTTTAGAAAGGCAAGACAAGTGAAAGAGTTTCGCATTCTCATTACTTCAATGTGGGTTATGGGAAAGATCAACTGTGAAGAAAAGATGCGAGCAGAAGTTCTGTTTGCATTCCTAGAAGGGAAATAGCAAATGACTCCGGGTATCCGTAGAATGCTTGAGTGCATGGAAAAAGTTCGGGGAGACTATTTGGAAGCTTTGGCTCTGCGAGAAACGATATTTCTCGCTTTGAAAGAGAATCCATTTGATTTGCGTGTCTCATCAGCATTGGTAGCAGTTGAAGAATCAATGCTTCAGATGGAGTTGGCGTTGTCAACTTCGGAATATACCCTCCAAGAAATTGCGAGATGGAACTAATGATCGCCTCAGTAGCTTTAAACATTCTCATTGCAGCGTTCTGGTTCTATTTGCCTTGGATAATTATCGGGGTAATGATTCTATTCGCTGTTGCAAAGTTCGTGGATCACAATGATCCTTCACGAGTTCCGAAACCAAACAGGAGAAAGCGATGAGTCAGTTGAGTTGTCCAAACGTAACCAAAGGAAATTCCAAACCCTTTGGCTCGGTAGAAAGAAACTACTACGGGCCAGCAAATGCTCCGATGCTTGAAGTTGACGAAACATTTGCGTTCCTTCTTGGTTCGCCAGAAGAAGGATATAGCATAGAAGCCATCCAAAGCGAAGGTGGAATGCAGGTAATGCCAGCTTTAACGTTTGCCGTAATGGCCTCGACAATATCAGATTGGAGATGAAATGAATGCATGGGATCAATACTGGGTTGATGAAGAAAAGATGAAGCGTCGTGTAGAGAGGACTGATCGTTACTTTGGTCCGGCCCTTACAATTTTTGCGATTGTTATGGTAGTCACTTTGGTTGCCGTAGCATGGATTTCAATGGACAATCAGCGGACCCTACAAGAAATTTGTCGGGATTCTGGCGGAACAAGCTTTGATGATGGGACAGGTTGTATCCTTCCATCCATCACAATCGAAAGGAAGCAGTCATGACAAGAAGTCCCGAACGAGAAGAATTTCTGGCAGATATTCTTACAACTGCCGTCGAAGGTGGAGTGAATTATTGGGCTTATGCAGATGCGTATATCCATACTCCAAGTAAGGATGCTGCTGTTCTGCTAGAAGAAGCGGAAGAAGATGAGTGTCCGCACTATGTTGATATTGATTCGATTGCAAAAGGCATCGCTCTTTATCTGGAGCATCTGCGGCCACAGAATGAATACCGCAAGAGAATTGCCGAAGCAAACCGGGATAATGATGCCGGTGAACTTGATGCAGAAGATGCAGATGTGATTGTTCAGTTTGCAATCTTTGGGGAAATCAAGTACGGTTGATTCTCCAACTAGGTGTGATTACCGAGCCTAATGAACAACTATCGGTAATGCAAGCGCCTCTAGCATAATTGGCAGTGCCACAAACTTTTAATTTGTCAGGTCCGAGTTCGAGTCTCGGGGGGCGCACTACCACAACATTCGCGAATCTAAGGAGAAGAAGATGACTGAATATGCAGTTTGTTATGACTCGGTGGCGGAGAAGTATCATGTCATCGCCAAAGATATTAATGATAAAGGCTGGCATGTAAAACTCTCATGTGAGAAGGAGCATGTTGCGGAAGAGATTTGTGATGCATTCGAGGCGAAAGAACGGGAATTTCAATGCGCTAACTGTGAAGGACATATCTTTGTTGCTGACATAGATGCCGAATATGGTGTCATCTATTCACACGAAGAAGATACCGGATGTGACGACCCAGAAATCGAAGGAGAATCATGAAAGCCCCAGAAGGATGCAATGCATTCAACCGTGAACCACACCTACATGGTAAAGGCAGTAAGAATGAAGTTGGTTACACTAATGAAGGTTGGCTTAACCTTTATGCTTTAGGTTGTGGTTACGTTGAGTGTCTTGACGTTGAAGCAACAAGTGTAAGGCTTTGGCTTGAAGGTGTGTTTCATGTTCGTGTTCACGATCATGGTCGAATGAAGCGTATTTGTTGGGAGTCGTTTGATACTGTCGAGGAAGCCCGAGAGTTCTTTGCAAAGAAAGTGGGGGAACTTTCGGCTTAAAAGATTTGGGGGTGTAGCTCATCGGTCAGAGCGAGGTGCTTATTCCACCTGCGTAGAAAGTTCAATTCTTTCCACCCCTACCAAACAAAACAATAAAGGAGAAAAGCATGAACGTGTTAAAGGCTGTAGTTGTCATCGTTATTGGCACAGTGTTGGCCGGGTTAACGTCAGTGTTATTCAATCTAGGTGATACTGGGGCTTTCGCTGTGGGCGTGGTCTACGGATTTATTGCTGCATCTATCGTTATTGGCCGAGGATGGATTTAAATGAGTAGCACATGGTTCTGGTCAGACATCCATTTCGGTCACGCCAACTAAAAAGAGTAAAATAGGGTAGTTGTTATATATGTAAGTCTGTCGTTAAATTAACTAGTTACTATACTAGGAGGGTTTAATGAAAAAGACTTATATTTGCGAGTTCTGCGAAGACGAGTTTCAAAGATACGATTATCCAAATCGAGCTAATCGTTACTGTAGTAAAGCTTGCATGGGAAAGCATTGGGCTGGTCCCAACAATCCAAACTACAAAAATATTCGCGATTCTAATATTGTTTGCGAATGCGGAAGATCTAAAGACTACCGTTCTGCAAAATGTGCTACATGTGCCAACGTTGGATTTCATTTAGGAGAGAAACGCTCCCATAACGAACGAAACGATGACATCGAAAAGATAATCGCTGAGAGTAGATCGGTGGTTGAAGCCTCTAGAAAACTTGACTGCTCTCGTAACACCGTAGCCAAGTACATAGAAACACACAAACCAGATGTTTCTCATATGGTTCGCACCGGGAAAACTAAGGGTTGGCGAGCCGCAGGAGACAGATTTGAGGCAGATGCTAAAGAGTTTCTAGTTAAGAGATATACTGGGGCTAGGTCTAGGATTCCTAGAAGAATCATTTTAAGAGATGGTTTACTAGAATACATATGTTCTGTTTGCAAACAGAACCCGGAGTGGCTAGGACAAGAGCTAGTTTTAGAATTAGACCATATAAACGGCGATAAGTTGGACGATAGACTGGAGAACTTTAGGTTCTTATGCCCCAACTGCCATAGTCAAACTTCCACATTCAAAGGTAAGAATAGTAAAGGCGTACCGAAGCGCCGGAAAGAAAGGTGATGCCAATGTCTGATGTATTTTTTACCTCAGATCTATAGCTCCATTTTGGGCACCAAAATATTCTAGAATATACAAATCGCCATACGGTTTGGGCTTCTATTGAAGACATGAATGAGGCGCTGATTGACAACTTCAATTCTGTTGTTGGAGCGGAAGATCTGGTTTACATTGTCGGCGATGTTTGTATGGGCAAAAGAAGCGAAACTCTTCCACTACTCGATTGGCTTGACGGCCACAAGCGCTTGATTCTTGGTAATCACGATAATCCGTTTCCCAAGAATAAGAATGCTTCAAAGTGGTTTGAGAAATACGATGTGTACTTTGAAGATATTCAGATCCATGGTACCGTTGAAATTGATGGTAATGTTGTGGAAATGAATCACTTCCCGTATTTCGGCGACTCGCACGAAAGCGATAGGTACACGGATTTTCGGCCCGAAGACAATGGTTTATGGCTGATCCACGGCCATTGCCACAGTGATTTAGCTCTTTACGGAGAACGCATGGCACACGTAGGGGTTGACGCGAATTGGGAAAAGTATGGGGTAGAGCGTTATCATCCAATTCCAATTGAAGCAGTAGCACAACTTATTCGAGATAACTCATAGAAAGAAGTAATCATGAAATTCTGGCGAGTTGGTGGATGTAATCGAGATGAAATTCTTGGCATCCCCACGAAAGATGTTGACTTTGCTGTTGAGGCAAACTCATTTGAAGAAATGGTCAAAGAACTTACTCGACAAGGGTTTGTTCTTCATGTAATTAAAGAAGAGTTTCTTACCGTAAGAGCGGGAGTTCCTAAGGATCATCCTCTTTACAAAGAAACGAAAGATGCAGACTTTGTTATCTGCCGTAGTGATTCCGAGACTTCTGATGGTCGTAGACCGGAATTTGTTGAGCCTGGAACCATTTTGACCGACCTTGCACGTCGAGATTTTACGGTAAATGCAATAGCGAAAGATCCAGAGACTGGCGAATGGCTTGATCCTCATAATGGGATTGATGATATTCATACTCGCACGCTGAGATTTGTTGGCAATCCTCTTGATAGAATCAATGAGGATGGACTGCGAGTTATGCGGGCATTTCGTTTTTGTGTTGTTCGTGGGTTTACAATGGAATCTGAAACTCTTGCAGCAGTATCTTCATTTGAAGCAGAAAGAGCACTTCTTAGCGATTCTGTTTCTTCGGAGCGGATTCGTGAAGAACTGAACAAAATGTTGAAGCATGATACGGTAGCTACCTTGAAGTTTCTCCATCACTTTCTCCCGCCGTTCATGCTGAATGTAATCTTTAAGAACAATCTTCGACTTGAAGCAACCCTGAAAGGTTAACGAATGTACTACCAAGTTAGATTCTACAACAGTAAGACTACGTCTCCTGAATATCTCCTGCAAGAAAAGTTCTCGCCCGATGGTGAATGGATTACACGAATAAAGCTGGAGAACCTTGAGGAACTTAAGCTGGCTGAAAGCCTGTGGGACTACGGTTTCTCTTTCGAGAAAATTGAAGCCATTCTCATGATGGAGTTGTACTAAAATGACAATCAAGCAGGTTAAGTACGCCGGTAATCGGACTAGTGACAATAGTGTGCTAGGTCGTCAAGGTAAAGAAAAGGATCGTAGTCAACGTTCGCAGATTCGTCAAGAGTTGCGTCTACTTGTTGGATCTTCACGATGAGAAGGCTATTGAGCGATCTGCTGTTTGGTTGCTATTGCATAGCAGCTGTTGCTTTAATTGGTCTGATGGGCTATGCTCTTGGAGAATCAGTATGTGTTCCTCTAGTCCCAGCCGAAGGTGAATCACTGTACGGTAAATACCTTGAAAACTCTGATGCCCATTTTCGGTTGCTTGATGGGTATGGTATTTGGTACATTGATGATAGCCCAGAGAATCTATTTCAGATTGTCGGATATTCCAAGACAGAGAAGTCAGACATTTACGATACCGTTCGATGCGTAACTAACTAAGAACAATTCCTACTAAATCAAAACAAGGAGAGATACATGACAACTGCAACTGACATCAAGGTCCACGGTTACAGCGTAACCCGAGATATCGCACAGAAGGATGGTTCTTTTGAGCCGTATACCTTCGAGTTCGAGAACGTAACACCGGGAATTGCATGTACTTTGGCAGATATGCTGAAGTTTAATGCCGAGCACGATTCCGGTCTGCATAAGGACCGTGGTGGAAAGTATAAGCCAGAGGATTTTGCCCGAGTTCGCTCGTTGGTTGAATCTAAAGCACCAAAGGACTGACATATGGACCCCGTAGAAGCGTTGAGAATGGCTCTGTTAGGCGACAAAGATGCACGAGAAGCCTACAATGAATGGGTCAAAAACGATGGCTATAAAGTTGATGTGAAAGTGTGGACTAACGGAACGCAAGCTCCTTTAGTTATGACAGTTTCTCATATCGGCCCAGCGCTTTTGCGGGGGACAGTCGGTTTAGTATTTCCCAAGAAAGCATATGTTCCTCATACAAAAGCTCTAGTAGAAACGGTGACAGCATGAGAAATCCAGATGAAGCAGAAGTTGAAGCAGTTCTGGCACGAGAACGAGATGGTTCGGGTAACTTTGATACTCGCCTTGATAATTGTCCAAAAGCTCTAATTAAAGAACGGACACCTGAGCAGATTGAGCAATTGGAGCGGCTTTATGCAGAGGCTAAGAAAAATCCAGTTAAGTTAGGGAAGCCAGCCTGGAAAGATTCACCATCTGCTCCCTTTGATCGCTCCAAGCGTGAGCAGATTCTAAAGACAATTCGGGCTGCTTTAAAGAAGCCGTTCGCTAAAGAGCCGGTTCGTGAATCTCTCGGCAAGTCTTTTGTTGTTGAAGATTCTTTCAAACCAAACAAGGAGTCCCAAAGTGGAACCACAAACCTCCTATAGTAAAGAAGAACCATTGCAATATGAGAGAGAACGATCATGAAATCTAAACTATTCGATGACTGGCTAAAGGAGATAGATGATGAGATTAATTTTACGCTTGGTATCTCTTTGGAAGAGTTACCGGATTTCCACTGGTGGTACTTCTACAACAACAGATGCTCACCAACAGAAGCTCTCAACCAATTCTTTGAGTCAGGGAAATATGACAACAACGAACAAGTCCTTTCAGGGTAAACTATTTGGTTTAAGGTGTTCTGATTGTAAGAAAGACCAGGCGCATCAAGGAACAGACCTAACAATTGTTCATAACGCTCAGCTAGGAATAACACAAGTAGTCTTTAAGTGTTCTAATCCTGAGTGTTATAATCAGTTGCCAAATTCAGATGAGCGTTCACCGAAACTTTGTGCGTATCAAATTACGCCTGAAACAAGCCATGACATTATACGTTTCGGCGGTAGGTTGATTAACATCGGTTGGCTTTCTACCTCTGGTAGGAATGAACAGGAGCTTATTACAGAAAATTATATTGAATGGTTTACCGAAGACCTTGAAGGAACAAATTACCCAACAGAAGTTCTAGAAAAAGAAGACTCATAACAAATAAGGAGAAATAACATGTTTATAGGAATGATGATCTTTTTGAGCATCGTAGTCATTGTAGGAGCTGTATTTCTGATAGATGGGACTAAGGCAGGCAAACAGTATAACCGACGTTACCAGACTATCCCCACATACAAAGATAGTTTGTGGACTGGTCTGTGGACTATTGCTATCGCTTTGGGCATTTCTCTGATCTTCATTGCTGGCGGCATTTCAATGGCTAATGACCAGACATCAGATCTTAACGAGACGGTTCAATTGAAACATGATCGTGAAATTTTGGTGACTAGAACACAGACCGTTGAAAAGGTTGTTGTGAAAGAGTTGCGGAAGTATCCAGATATTGAGAAAGATATTTTAGAGAATATCACGCCCGAGATTCTTTTTAGTTATCCAGAATTGAAGTCTTCTAAAACGATCATGCAGGCAGCTAAAGAGCTAAAGGATTCACAGGATGAAGTATATTTGCTTGATCAGGATTTGAACGAAATTTACAAGACAATTCTTGACCGCGAAAATAGCATCAACTTCCGACTGCCAGGTACATCTTCTTACCAGGAGTATTTCGGAAAGGTAAATCCGCTGCTTAAGTAATTGACAAGGATTAAGATTTAAGATAAGATAGATAACCCCAAAAGAAAGAGAGAATATATGAAGAATGCACTAGCCGGAATTGCCGTTGTTGTCATTATCGTAGTGATAACAGTCGGTGGATATCTTGGTGGATGGTGGTTGCAGGAAGATTCCGTGAATCGTCAGACGACCATTGACAGGCAGAGCACAGCTTTTGTTACGTCACGCATCGAAAAGATTCGAGATGACATTGTTGAGCTTGAAAGCCTAAGCGATTCCCCACAAAAAGCCAATATCACTAAGAGTGTTTGTGCTGCTTTCTATGACATTGAAGTTACTAGTATTGTCCCAACCGATGTGGCAACCTTTGCTGCACGCAACTGTTAAAGGAAAATAAATATGAAGAAAATTCTATCATGCGTTGCTCTAGTTATTCTTGTTGCTGTTGGTTGCTCTGATTCAGAACCATCCGCTACCAATCAGGAGCGACGAGTTGTTGAGCGAAATGAAAAGCAACAACTAAAAGGTCAGCCAGCACCAACCGGAGCATGGAGTCAGTTGCGGCAGAATCTCATTGATATTGAGGCCGCACAAATTGGAACTACTGCAACAACCACCTTTATGTTTCATATGGGTAATCCCAATCCGGTAAAGGAATGTTCATCCATCGGATTTCCTATCCCAGCGACCTATCAGCTTACCAACCCTGAGAAACTTATTGACTCTCCTCGGTATAGTGAAGATCATGTCGTTGCCCAGCAGGAAACAACTGGCGTTTATACTGGTGATACTTCCGGCACATATGTTATTTGTGTCGATGATTCAGGTAATGGCCGGATTACATATTGGGAAGGTCCAGTAGAAACCGAAACTGGTGAAGCAACATGGAATAAGACTACCCACCAAATTGAATCTACCGGCAAGTCAACTGCCGAAGTGAATATTAAGAAGTGACAGTTTGTTCTGACCCACCAGGGAGATATAACTGATTTCGATTACAAGTTTGTAGAAGTTTATATCTGAGAGTGCTCACAGTTTCCGACTTGCTTCGGCGACGTGATCCATGATAGTCTAGTATAGTTCAAATTCGAGAGGGAAAGTCCCTCCAAAAGATCTATTGGTAAAACAATAGAGTTGTTAACAACAAACACAAACAAAGGAAATAACTATGAGTAAATTGAATGCAGCACAGAAGAAGGTCCTTACGTATCTTGCCGACCCCGCTCGGACTTATCCGGCAGAAATGGCTACTGCACTAGCAGCAGCAGGCATTTACAATGTTGGAGATAGCACTACAAGTACCGAGAACAAGTTCACGACTTATCTTGAGGATAACCGTAACTCGGGGCTTAAGTTTTGCTCAGAGGGAATCACTCGGGCCTATAAGGCTCTTGGTCTTACCGAGAAGAAGAATTTCAAGAAGGGCGATGTCGTTTATCCCGCAGACATTGTTAATCTTCCTCCCGGTACTGGCTTTAAGGGTGATGTCAAGATTTACATGGTGAAGGGCGACAAGTCCACCATCTGCCAGGATGGTAAAGAGGGTAAGGAAAAGAATTGGAGTTCTTCCAAGACTCTTACTCTTGTGTACGTCCCTGACACAAAGTAGGTAAAGTTCTGAAAAACTGGGGGAAGTTGGTGGGCATAAACGCTAACCTTCCCCCAGTTTTTCTATTTACCGATCCGCTAAAGGAGAGATTATGAAGTTTAAATTAGGTCAAACAATCAATCCGCATCAAGCTAACTATCTGCCAGTTGGCACAATTCTTCACAGCCTTCCAAATAGAACAAACATAGTGCTCGTTTTAAAAAACGGTTCGGTTTGGCATTGTGCAAAAGAACGAATTGCTTCTATAGCTTTTTTGTCTGCCAACTATACAATTAAGTATCTTCCGCCACAGCTGCTACAGGTTGGCGATGAAATTTCGAAAAAAGATGTTAACAATCTTCCCGTTGGAACAGTCTTTACTTACTTCTTTAGTCGGGAGTGGAGTGTTCTTGTAACTACTGGCGGATTATTTATCGCCAGTGACGACTATGATGAAGAAGCCGAAGAGGACGAGGAAGAAATTATCCATAATTGGGACATCATGCACAAGAGCATTGAGACAGTCAAAATCAAATATCTTCTAGAAGTTGGAGTTATATGCTGACACACTATATTGGACAAAAACTTACAGACAAAGAACTCTCCGAGTTGCCATTGGGTTCAATTATTCGCAACATGTATGATGAACTATGGCTGCGTGTAGACCTTGCATGTAAATGGGAGCGATCGGCTTTTACATATAAAGCCAAAAGTACACCTAACTATGGATTCTATTTGGAATACCTACCACCAAAGCCCCTAGAAGTTGGCGATGCAGTAACTTGGAATGAAATTCAAAAACTTCCGGCAGGGTCATTGGTTTGTAATAACAGTGGTGGTTATTATCTCGGAGGCGGCGGCACCGGTTGGTATCTGGAGTCAGATGGATATTTCGTAAAAAATCCCAACTACCTCGACAAAGTTTACACAATTGCCTATCTCGGAGAAACAAAATGACTAAAATTGGAGTTATTGTTGGACGTTTCCAAGTGCCAGAATTGCACGCTGGACACAAAGCAATTATTCGGGAAGTTGCAAGGAAGAGCGACAAGGTTGCAATAGTCATTGGAAATAATCCCCTTCCTACTTCCGCAAATAATCCGCTGCCCGTTGAGTCCAGAATGAATATGGTAAAAGAGTATCTCGAATCAATTAATTATTATGGTGACACTATAACTTCCTTGGATGACCACCCCGATGATAGTGTTTGGTCCCAGAATCTTGATGATAAAATTCTAGACAGTATGTTCATCCATGACGAGCAAGTAACGCTTTATCATTCTAGGGATTCTTTCGCACAGTATTACAGCAGAACAAGCATCTTTGCTGCCTAAGCACTCTATCTTTCAAGCGCAGATGGGAAATTTTAACTGCGTATACATGTGTACGGGAAATGGCAGATTTAATGCAGCGAATGTTAATGGTGCATTCCATAATGTAGAAATTGATAACCCAGGCAAATATACACTCACTATTCTTTATCTTCCGGAGGACAAATGAACGAGTCTAAAACTCTAAGAACTGGCGATACATGGGACCACGGCAAACCACAGATTAAAGTGTCGGGGTCTATCTGTAGAAATAGACATGGGCAACATTATTTAAGACTAGACTCTAACGACTGGATCGGAGTCTCCGTTCCACTAGAGAGTCAATCAGATATTAATCTGAAATCAGGTCAATTTGAGAACATGTATGTTCCACTAGCAGAAGGACAAATTCTGAGTCGCGAAGATCTTGGAGATTTGCCTGTTGGAAGTATTGTGTCGTATGAACACTACCTTCATAATAGTAGAGCTCCTCATAATCTCTTAATCTTAGGTGGCAATCTTTGCCTCTGTTCGTGTTATCCCAATAGAATGAAACTTTCTATGGTTATTTCTCGTGACCGAAAAGTCTCTCTTAGTTACTTGGCAGCAACTGATGAGTAAAATTACAGTTAACCTCACAGTAGAACTTGAAGCAAACGGCAAGCCAGTTAATAAAGCGGAACTTCAACGAGTGTTTGATTATATCCTTGCCCCAAGAGATGATGGGATCAAACTTAATTGCGGAGGATATGATTTCGAGGGTGTTGAAGTAACTTCAGCACATATGAATTTGCCGCCGAAGAAGATCCCTGTTGGATCTTGGGTTCGCAGTAAGGATATAATGAAAATCGTCCCTATCGGGTCGTTGGTTCAAGGATGGAACGAGTCAAGTCCCAGATTTGTGACTAGCTTAGGCGTTTATGGTATTGGTCATAATCATAGAATTCTAAACCAAAATTTAGATGATGGCTATAAATGGAGAACCATTTACGTCAATAACTGATAAAGTCTGCGTCCGTAGCTCAGTGAACAGAGCAAAGGTTTTCTAGTCTTCAGACTTCTTTATGGGAACTCTTATATATTTATAAGCTCTACCAAATCCCATATTTCTAGCTCTGTAAGTAGGGGTTAACGCATGGCAGTTTGGACAGAGAACACGTAAGTTGTCTGGGGTATGATTCGTCCCGTTGCCATCTATGTGATCTATTTCTAAAATAGACTTACCGTCGCTTGGATGCGGAGTGTTAAAGCCACATTCTTGACAACAATAATTACTTAAGTCAAGTAAGTAATTTCTGATTATGTTAGAGAGTTTACGATCACTGCCCCCGGACCAACTCCCATTGATCCATTCTTGTATTTTCGTTTGCCTTCTCTCTTCAGGTGTAGGGCGATGAGCAGTGCATACTCCAGTTGTTTTACTTTGTTCTCCTCTGATGTTAATCCCACAAACCTTACACTGATACAAGGAATGTCTTTTGGGGTACTTAGAACCGTTAACTTTGGCAGCACAAGACTTAGAACAATACTTTCCGGTAGATCCACGTAACACCTTGAATTGCTTTAAACACGATTCATTTGAACAGATAGCTTCCATGCGGACGTATCCCCTGTCTCTTCTAAAGACTTGAAAGGGTAACTGGACACATGCAGGTTCAAGTCCTGTCGTCCGCACCTATCAAGTATGGGAGTCTCTTTCCCATACTTGATATAACGACAGAAATGCTGAGAATTTTCAGGCCGTGGGTTTGAATCCCACCGGGCGCTCAACCAATTTAAAACACTAGGAGAAAATATGAACTTTAAAGATCCTGATCTCAAATTGCCGCCAGGAACAATAATTATAGAGCCTCAAGGTTTAGGTTTACATTACCTAATTCTATCTAATAATAAAATGATTAGGGTTTGGTCAGATGACGGTTCATGGTCCCCATGTACTTCTGTACCGAATTACAACTTTTACCCTGACACAAAAATTGTATACCAGCCGACTGAACCTTTTAAAGTTGGAGATAAGATTAAAGCAGAAAATCTACAAAAGCTTCCATTGGGGAGCATAGTAAGATTTCCAAAAAAAATGTGCAAAGATTATCTTTATTTGATATGTGAAGATGCCAATCTCTATAGATTGGATTCGACGAATGTTAAAATCCATAAATATGGATTTGATAATCAACCATTATACATCGAATACATCGGAGAAACATCATGAAGTATGAAGTTGGACAAAAATACCAGTGGAGTGAAGATATTCCAGTTGGTTTGATTATCGCTAGCAGCTATCGAGCTTGGATTCGTATTGACACAGGTATGGCGTGGGAATCAGTAGACATAAGCAACGATTGGGAAGCAAACGATCCGGTCAGGGTTGTGTACGTTCCACCAGAGCCTTTGAAAGAAGGACAAGAGATTACATACGATGATCTTGAAAGATTGCCAAAAGGATCAGTTGTGCATGTTACTGGTAAAATAAGCGGATCAATTCGCGTTTGGATTATGAGAGGCGGCGGCCAAATGAATTTCATGAACGATTCTTTAACCAAACCAACGAACGATGGGCATTGGGCTCTTAAGGATCTTGATAGATCCAAAAAATGCACACTGAAACTTCTACATCTACCAAAGGATTGATTATGACTATTAACGAAGGCGATGTTGGAGTCTTTGATACGGGACAGTTTGAAGAAGCTGCCGAATTTTACTCTGGCTGTAAAATCAGAAGAGATATTGAGTTCCCGCCCGGGACCATTTTATCTGGTCGAGTGGGAGTCTACCTTAAGACTCTCAACGGCTGGGAAGAATACCCTAGTTGGCATTTTATTACCAGCAACCTCGCTTCTCTCTCTCGACGAGTTGAATATCTCCCCTCACCACCTAAAGAGCCTGCGAAAATTTTCAAGGTTGGAGATAAGATTTCCACACGAGGAGAGCTTTCAAGTTTGCCGAAGGCTTCTGTTGTGCGATTTTATAGTGGTGGCTATGAAGAAATCTATCGCTGCAATGGAGATGGAAGAGTATGTGTAATTGGAGATGACACATACCACTCTTCATTCAAAATTGATAAGCTTGGACTATTTACAGATTCTATGACAATTCTTTATCTACCGGAGGAAAAATAATGATTACTTTAATGACAATTGATGAAGTGCTCGAAGAAATTCAGGCTTTGCCGGTTGGTGAAAAGCTTTCCGACAGTGCCATTGAAAGCATTATTGAACATTATATTGATCCAGATTCAACTGATCTGGCCGACCTTTCCAAAATTTATAACAAGCAAGATCCATTTTATATCAACGCATCAGACTATGATAAGCTCATTCTGGATGCACTAACAGACAGTCTTTAAGGAGAAACATTATGAAATCTGTACTTAACTTTCTAGGCGTAATTATTCTAGTGTTTATTATTCTTGCAATTAGTATTGCTTGGTCAACTTGGCTTATCATGCTTTTGCTCGGTGTTATTCACGGAAGTATTTCTGATTCAGTCCCGCCGCTAGGGTTTTGGTCAACAATTCCACTCGGCATAATCATCGGTTTGCTTGTTGGTGGTAGTTCTACGAATGTGAGGGACTAATCGTGAATAAAACGATGTCTAACGAAGCAAGTGATCTTACAATACTTCTTATTGGACTGATTCTATTTGGAGTATTCAATGGATGGTTGTTGATGATCGGTGCAGGAATTTTGCACTCGGCAATTGACACGCCAACAATTGGTTTCTTTCCAACAGCATTTTGGCTGGGTGTTATCTATACAATGCTTAGTAAGCCAGCTGCTGCTTCCATCCATCCAAAGTGAACGAGACGAAGCCTAAAGATTTTCCACGACCACTACAAAGAGCAGTAAAACTTGCTGGACAAAATACTAAGTATCCTAAATGGAGACTTGCAGCAGTAATTACTCTCGGCGGTTCTACTTTGAGTAGCGGAGTTAGTAGGCTGCTCTCAGACCCGACCACAGCCGATTTCAGCGCCTTTAAGGCTAGACCTAGGGTATCGGCGCACTCTGAGATTGAAGCCCTGAGAAGGGCTCCTAGAGCCTCTCGTGGAGTGCTGTATGTGGCGAGAATTGGACGCAATGGGAAAATTGGTATGGCGAAACCATGTAAACAATGCCAGAAAGAAATATCCGCAGCAGGAATTAAACGAGTAGTCTATACTATCAGTGATTCTGAATATGGTGTTTGGCTACCATAAATTTAAGGAGAAAAATGAAAGCTGAAATTCTAAAAGGATTCAAGCAGCATGAAAATATTGTCTCCGAAGGAGACATCGTTGATGTTGTTGACTGGACATTTGATTTCGATGGGACCGTCGAGAAGTCGATTGCCGCTGGGCGAAATGATAATGGTTCTTTTGATCTCTTTAAGAATGAGTATCGTTTGATAGATGATAGTCGTGAAGTTCTTAAATTTAGGATCAAGCGATTGAAAAATTACAGCAAAAAAGCAATTCAAGAGTTACGTCTGATCATTCTGAATATTATTGGGAGACAACTATGAGCCTATTTAGAAAAAAGAAACTCACTACAGCAGAGCAAGCTCATCAGGATTATATCAAGCTATTTGAGTTTTACAAAACTGAACGTAGTCAACTGGTAGATCCCGAAACGGGCGAAACATATCCAATGCTTATTGAAGATGCATCGTATCAGATTCTTATTGCTGATACACTTGATGCTTCTGAAAGTAACTGGAATCGACATCTTGCTTTGAATGCTTATGCTTATGCGGCGGCAGAATTAGCTCTCGCCGGAAAGCTTGGCAATACTCCCCTAATTCCTGGGTTGTCTCATGTCTGAAAGAAGGCTGGCAAGTGTCCAGCAAATTAAGAAATTAGAGCCAATCCCTGACGCCGATCAGATTGTTAAACTCACAGTTGGCGGCTGGCCTGTTGTGTCACAAAAAGACAATAACTGGGCCGTGAATGACTTCTGTGTATTCTTTGAGATTGATTCCTTTATTGATGTGACAGACTCAAGATTTGAGTTTCTTGCAGAGCGAGGATTGAAAACAAATAGTGCTGGTGAACAGGGCCATGTTCTGAGAACTATTCGTTTGAAGAAGACATACTCTCAGGGTTTGATTCTTCCACTTAAACTTTTCCCAGAAATTACGCCGGATCTTATTTTTGAGGGTAGTGACGTTACCGAGCTACTCAAAATTGAAAAATGGGAACCGCCGATTCCAGCACAACTTTCTGGTTCAGTGGAAGGGTCTTTCCCCACGTTCTTTATGAAGAAAACAGATGCAGAAAGAGTTCAGAATCTTGGAAGTATTTTCCCGTTGGAAGTTACTGCTGCCATTGCTACTGAAAAGATTGATGGCACATCTGCCAGCTATGGTCTTGACTCCACTGGAAAGTTCTGGGTTTGTTCAAGAAACCTTGCGCTAAAGGAAACGGAGGGCAACCTTTACTGGAAGATTGCTCGGGAACTTGAAATCGAAGAGTTCCTGCGATCATTTTCCGATGAGTTCCGAGAGCAAGCGGTGGTGCTTCAGGGAGAAATCTTTGGCGAGGGAATCCAGAACAACCCTCTTGGAGTTAAGGGTCAGAAGTTTTCAGCGTTTAATCTCCAGTTTGGATATAATACTGTTAATTCGGCAGTTCTCGGTATGGATCATCAGACGATTCCTGGCATTCAAGTTCCAATTTATAAGGATCTTGAACTACCAGACTCACCTGATGAGGCCATCGAACAAGTTGAAGGAATTAAGTCGCTTATCAGTCCCCAGCGTCAAGCTGAAGGTATTGTTTGGTGGCTCTATGGACATGAGTATCGTAATTTTAAAGCAATCAATAACAAGTTTCTACTTAAGGAGAAATAAAATGAAAGATTCACTAGAGAATAATACACTTGCAGTTGTTATTTCCGATCCAAGGCTTCGAGTTACTACAGCTGAGGTTACTTACTATGCTTCGGATGGTAAGGTTCTATCAGCAGTTGGTTCTAGTCGTTGTAATGGACCGGATGTTTATGATGAGGATCTTGGCGAAGATCTTGCAACAGCACGAGCACTCAAGGAAATCGGTCGCAAGATCGAAAAGAATGCTCGGCGAATTGTTGCAGAACGTGATGCTTTGAGGGATGCACAGGATAAGGCATCTCGGGAAAGTATTGCACTACGTAAGCAGCGTTCAGAAAAGATCAAGCTAGAGCTTGGGATTACACCACAGGCTGAAGTTTTCCGCTCGATCGGCAAAGAAAAAGTCTCGTAAGAGAAAAATAACCAACACATAAAGGAAGAATATTTTGACTACATCAGTGAAGAAGCAGACAGTGAAGATTAAGACAGAGCGTCTCGGCACTTTGTCACGTTCAAAGCTTGCTAAGCTTATTAAGGAAGCTGGCGATCAGAAGCGATTGGCAGTTTCACTAGGTATCCCAGAGTCCACCGTGAGGAACTGGAATCTCCGACTTCGGCGAGCTAACGCCTAAATAAAACTGGGGCGTCTTTAAGGTGGAATAATAGTCCTTTCGCTCTGACGTAATGCGTCATTGGCGGTTACCTGACAATAACAACAGCTATTATTCATAGGTTCGAATCCTATGCGCCCCGCAACTTAAACCAAAACAAATATGAGTGAGGTATTTTATGAAGTTTAATGACAAGGCCGATAAGGTGCATAAGGCCATTGCAACAATTACAGCAGGATTTGCCTTGTATGAAAAAGGCAAAGACCTCTATCTTGATAGAAAACTTAAAGATACCTACAAGATTAATATGCAATCGACTGACAAAATCTATAATGAAGTTGTTCAGTGGGCTATCTCTCAAATTGAGGTTGATCCGTTGCCGATGCTTAAAACGAGCACTTTTAATGCTGATAATGCAAAACGTGGTTTATATTTCTCTTTGCCTTCTGCGGTAGAACATACTTTCATCTTTAAGGGTCACCAGATTAAATTCTTTCTGTCCGATGGTGAAGCAGCGAAATCAGAGCGCTGGGAATCAAGTCTTTTGAAAAAAACTCCTGACGTAACTTTTGTTTGCGAAACTATTGAAGCAAGAAAATTGGTTTTAGATCATATTGAAATGATGATTAAAGAACAACTGTTGCAACTAGTTCCGCCATTTATTAAAATCCCTAGTTCTTATGGTGAGTGGGAAAGTGCTACACAGTTACCACCAAGAACAATGGATTCAGTTATCCTAGCCGAAGGCCAAGCAGAACTTATCGTAAATGACTTGCAAGACTTTCTTGATGATGAGAAACGTTACTCTGAGATCGGCATTCCGTATCACCGAGGCTATTTGTTTTATGGGCCACCAGGAACTGGCAAAACTTCCTTCGCTAAAGCTCTTGGTAGACACTTTAATAAGTCTATCGCATATCTCTCATTGAAAGATATCGAAAAAGATAGTACACTACTACAGTTGATAGCTAACGTTCGTAACGCTATTCTTGTTCTTGAAGATATTGACGTGTATTCTGCCGCTACATCTAGAGAAGACGGGGCTGGAGCTTCCCTATCGGCATTGTTGAATGCTTTGGATGGAATCACAACACCACATGGTCTTATTACAATCATGACAACAAATCATGAAGATAAACTTGACCCTGCACTTATCCGTTCTGGGCGGATTGACTTCAAAATGAAGATTGATTATGCTCGATCAGAGCAGGTTGAACGTCTTTATGAGAGATTTTATGAGAAGCGTATGACAATGAAGGATGAGATTTTTGATCTCAGTATTTCTATGTCAGATATTGCAGAAATTCTTAAAGTAAACAAAGATCCAAAAGAAGCAAAAGTTGCTATTCATCAGTTTATTGAGGGGAGGCGTAATAATGGCTGATTATCCTGAACATGAAAAAATGCGACAGATCGCTGACGAGTCTCAACTTATCGGCTGGTTTCTAGAGTGTAGTGACTATACTTTATGTGAATTTCATCAGGGAGAAGACGAGTATTTACCTCCCCATAAATCTATTGAGGAAATCCTCGCTGAATATTTCGAGATTGATCTCAATAAAATTGAACAAGAAAAACGGCAGATGCTAGAAGAAATAAGAAAGCATAATGCTTAATTCGAATCTTAAGGAGAAATAATGGACGCATGGGAAGAGCTACGCGAACTAGAGAGAAAGTATTGTCTGAACTTTAATTTTAGGTCTGATCTACGAATTTCAGCGCAAGCTCATCGTAGAACAATCCTTATAAATAACACACAACATAACGTTGCAACTATACGTGAATATATTAAACTTCTAGAAGAAGCATGTGATTGGGTTGAAGATAAGAACCCTGACTGGACTAAGAAAGCAGGAGCATAATGTTGTATATCCCTATTGGACCGCCAGGATGCGGCAAAGATTATCTTGCAAGTCGAATGCTTGAGATTGATATGATTACAGAAGATGCTGTTGTGTCATCTGACCATTACCGGCGAATCTTGACTGGCGATCAAACAAATCAAACTGTCACCGGCAAAGTTTTCAAGATCGTTGATACAATTGTATGGACACGTTTGCAGCATAACTTGGACGTTTACTTGAACGCAACCAATCTCACGGCGAAGGATCTTAAGAATGTTCTTACTGCCGCCGCTGGACAGCCAATCACTTTGATGATAACATCGTTGAAGCGTGAAGTAATTGAGGCGCAGAATAAGTCTACACAACGCCAGGAGCTTGGAACAGTTGTGCCAGAGGAAGCAATGAAACGGATGTTTGCACGACTCGCAACCATGCAGACCGAACTACCAAAGATTGTTGAAGACTTCAATGTTGAGCGAGTTGTTACTATCGAAGATATGTTGGAAGAAGTTGCTGACATTCGATTCTCAAAGAAGTATGAATTATGAAACCTTTACTTCATGCTAAAAACTCGGTGAAACGTCACGGCGGTAAAGTAGAAGACTATTTACCATTTCATGACTGGATGGATTCAAGTAAAGCTCACGTACCAGACATGAGACATAGAGCATTGCTTCATAGCTCATTTGGTATTTACATTGGCGAACAGGTTTTTGGAGTATCCTTTACGAATTCTGATGGTAGAGAACTTTCTGTTCGAGACATTTTAGAAGAGCACGTTATTGAAGACATGCAAAGAATTCCAACAGTCCAAGACTATCTAGGCGATATGCCTTTTTATGATTGGCTCGGCGGACCTGCAAGAAAAACCACGACATACACTTTAGTAGACTGAGAGAAAATTATGGACATTAGTAAGATCACAGAAGAGTTTAAAGCTATTCGTAACGAATATGATGAGGCTGTAAAACGCATCCGAGAGAACGGCGGACTGAAAGATATTTTCAATAACTTCTTTGCCGAGAATCCCCAGGTAACTGGAATTGTTTGGTCACAGTATATTCCAGGGTTTAATGATGGCGACCCCTGCTTATTTAGCATTGGCGATGTTTACTTCAGTACATCTACAGAAATTAATTGGGAAGAGTTTACTAACCCGTATGATTTAGAAGACTATAGTGGGCGCGGACAGGTTTGCGACGAGATCTTATATAAGTATGATTCTGAAACTAAGAAAACGGTTCAGTCACCTAATCCGAACTTTATCCCAGCTGCTAAGACCATTTATAGCTTCATCAACTCTGAAACTCAACTAATGGAAGATCTTTTCGGTGAGAATTCTCTCATTATTGTTACCCCAGAAAAGATTAGAGTAGAAGAGTATGATTGTGGATACTGATAAAACGGTATACACTGTTGAAATACTTAAACGACGAGCATGGTACAACTTTCCATGGACCGTATGGATACATAAAAACGGGGAGTGCTTAGACTGTGAACTCACCTGGACTAAATCTGGAGCTAAACGTTGGGCCGCAAGAAAGGTCCGAGCCGCAGAGCGTAGGAAGCATCGAAAGTCTCAGAATGAAACCTATCAGACAGAGGTTTAACATGTTACCGTTCACACTAGAAGAACTACAAGCTGAAGGCGTATTTGTAACCAAAGGTTAAATTTCTGTCGTTATTTTAACTATACCCTAAAGAAAGGATAGTTAAAATGGCTGGAGTATCAAAAGCGGAAACTGATCTATCAGGGAAAGTTTTCGGAAAATTAACTGTGATCGACGAAGCAGATCCAATCGTAGATGGAAAAACAAAAAAACGCATCCGCAGAGCATGGAATTGTTTATGTGAATGCGGAGAGATGGTTGTAAGAAAACGGGATATTTTAATTTCGGGGAAAACCCAAAGTTGTGGCTGTATCCGAAGAGGAATATCTCTTGAGAATTTTGCAATTCTAGATCCGTTACGGGAAGAAATTATAACCCATCACTCTAATGGAAAATCTGTTACGGCCATTGCGAGAGACTACGGATTAGGGCGTTCTACCGTGCTTAAGTATATGGAAGATTACTTGAAGCTAGACACCAATAGATTTGGGCCCCAGCTAGGAGTAAACTGGGTAGATAAAAATTCTATACGGTGCAATGATTGTGATGAAATCAAGTCGATAGAGTCTTTTTACCGATCTGGGGATAAAATCAGATCGGTATGTAAAAGCTGTTGCATCGAAAAACAGTCTAAGAGTCAATTGGGAAAGCCAAGAAGCTGGTCATCCAAGCATAACGGACTCCAAACTAGCGCCAGAAAAAGAGGTTTAGAGTTTGATGTATCTCCAGAATATCTGGAGTATCTAGCTGAATTTCAAGATTTTAAATGTGTCTATACTCTTATTCCAGTTCAATCTATAACTGGTAACGGGTCACAACCAGATAATCTTTCATTCGATAGATTCGATACTGAAAGGGGGTATGTAGAGGGGAATCTACTGGTTTGTGCTACAAGAGTAAACAACATTAAATATAACCAAACACTGGAAGAATTTAAAGAATGGATGCCACTATGGTACAAACGGGGCAAGACAATGTTAATCAAGATAGAGAAAGCCAATGAAACTTAATGAAATACTTGATATAGACAAGTTCCATGAATTCGTCCGAGAAGGGTATATTACGATAAGGAAACATGAAAAAGAAGAGCTTGTTATAGCAAACTATACAGCTAAAGCCTCGTATGAAAGAATTTGGACGCCAGAAACATTGCAATCTAGGGGTCTAATCTACGCCCTAGATGGAAGCTTAGAAATTAAAGCTAGACCAATTAAGAAATTCTTTAACTTGTCTGAGCCACAGCCATTCGTGGTAAATTATAATTCTCCCGTGGAAGTCACAGATAAGCTTGATGGATCTTGTGGGATTTATTATCTTGACTCTAATGGACAACCCTCTATAGCTACGAGGGGGTCCTTTAGTTCAGAGCAGGCTATCTGGGCGACAACTAAAATTCGCACCATAGACCACACATTCCCGGCAAACCTAACGCCAATATTTGAGATCATATACAAGCAAAATCGAATCGTAATCAATTATAATTATGAAGATTTGGTACTTTTATGTGGAGTAGATATACTCACCGGAACAATCCTAGGGCCGAATAATCCAATGTTAGACGGTTGGAATGGTAGAAGAACGGAAGTTTTCGAGTACAGAAATATCGAGGAAGCTGTTCAGGCACCGCCAAGAAACCTTGAAGGATACGTGTTTAGATTCCTTGACCCGAAGGATGGACTTCAACTTTTGAAACTGAAAGAAGAAGAGTACGTTCGGCTCCACGGAATCATTACGAACTTCTCGCCGAAGAAAGTTTGGGCGGCGATGAGTGAAGGAATTGATTTTCTTAAAGTTCTTGATACTGTACCAGATGAGTTTTATGAACTGGTACATCAGATCCAAACTGATTTAACCTTTGCTTATTCGGAGATTGAAGCTCAGGCGAAACTAGACTTCCATGATCTTCGTGAGTTTAAAACAAGCCGCAAAAAGTTTGCCCAAAAAGCAGTGAAGAAAGATAACAAATCCATCCTGTTTGCAATGTTAGATGGGAAAGATTATAGCAAAATGATTTGGAAACAACTAGAACCTAAGGAGCAAAATGTATAACAAAGACACTAAGGTCGGGGACACAATGACAAATGTTGACGGCTTCCCCATTGGAAGCATTATTACTTGCGGGAAGAAAACTTGGATTAGCACTAAGTTGGGTTGGGATGCATTCGATCTAAAGCTACACCTTGAACTTCCATACTCCATTGATTATACGGTTCAGTATTTGCCAGAAACCCCACCGGAGTCTTTGAAAGTCGGGCGAATTGTCCCTGCTAAAGAACTTCAAAACCTACCCCTCGGTTCTATTTTTAGCTATAAGACCAGCCTTGGCTGCCTTGTTGAAATTATTGTAACATCAGAAGGTCCGAAGAACACCTATGGCACCAGATTTGTTAGTCTTGATAAATTTGTTACGTATCTAACATACACTCTTCACTACCTACCAGAAACGAGCAACTAATGGGATTTTTTAGTTGGATGACGTGTGATACAAATGAAAGTATTTCCAATCAGTTCTCTTCTCGTGGAGCAAAGACTGTTTATCTTCTACAGCCTAATGGGGAACCATCAATTAAAGAAGACAATTATGAAGGCTATGGAGACTTTGGTGGGGTTGACGCATACGTTTGGCTAGCTGAGGCTAATGGACTAGGGAATACCGCTGGCCGGGATCAGGGTATTGCTCTTCATTTTAGTGGTGAATTTATCGAATTTCCATTAAAGTTTTCCTTTAATGAGAATGCAATCTACGAAAATTATCTGCCATCGGAGAATTGTCCAGACCAAGGATATTTTTACGATGATGATATTGAAGATGATGAAGAATACGATTACGAAGATTATGGTGATTACGACGATGTAGATTTTGGAGATGATTTACTATGACAATTCTAGAAGCATTGCATACAGTGAAAGTTCAAGTGTCAGAAGATGGTGATCTTTGGAAAGCCGCTCTCGTAAGCGTTCGAGATACCGGAGTTGTTCCTATTGGAAATTTCTCCGGTCTAACTTCTGCTGAAGTTTTTCATAAGTTTGGAATTAAGACTCCTGAAGCAATTATTTCTAAACCCCAGCGACGAGCCAATGCTGAGAGCATTCTCAGGGAGCGACTTGCTTCTCTCGGTACAACGACTATAGTCACGAGGACCGACTACGAAAATCACATGCTAGATATTTTGAATGCTCTCGGGCACAATGACGAAGAGGAATAGATCATGGCACTAACACTTAAGACAGAAGAAGAAGCAATTCATGCTCTCATGGAGATAATCACAGCGATGTCTCAGGATGATAAAGAGACAAGAGAAATGCTATACGCTGATTACACGAGAGAAGATCTGCAAAGAATTCTACGCTGGAACATCAGATGGTTCCTGCACTTCTTCTACTTTTCTGCCGCTGTTACGGGCGAGAAAGATCCGAAGGAAGCTCTAGAGAAGTATTTTATGTCAACGAATCTTCAGATGATGAATAAAGAAGGTGATGAAGAATGAGTATTGTTACGCTAGATGGTTTGTCAAATCTTTCAAACGCAGATGTTGGAGGCAAGGCAGCAAATCTTAATCAAATGGTAAAGGCTGGGTTTAAGGTTCCTCCAGCTTTTACCGCCCTAGTTTCAAATTGTTTCATGCGTGATTTTTCTAATGGAGAAAAGTATGACGAGCATAGTAACTTTGCTTATTCATTGGATTCTCATATTCGATATCTCGCTCAGAATTCTGGGCTTGGTTGGGGAACAACCAATTCTAAGCCACCGCTTATTGTTTCTGTTCGATCGGGCGCACCAATCTCCATGCCAGGGATGATGGATACTATCCTCAACATTGGTTTGACGCTTGATAATCTTGACAACTTTGTTGAGTATTATAAAGCGACTCCAGAATTTGGACTTGACTGTTACCGCCGACTTATCCAAATGTATGGCGTTACAGTGAAGGGGATTGCGCCGAAGAGATTCAGTGATATCTATGATGCTGCAACTGTTTTTTGGGGGAGCGATCTTCCGGTCCAAGGACTTGAGCATGTTATCAATCTTTTCGATGATGTTTATATCGAAGAGACTGGAGAGCAGTTTCCTACTTCGCCGAAGATTCAGTTACTAGAGTCTTGCAATGCAGTCTTTAGTTCATGGTTCGGCGAGAAAGCTTACAAGTATCGGGAGATTGAGGGAATTGATCATAAGATGGGGACATCTGCCACTGTGCAACGGATGGTTTTTGGTAACTTGAATCCTCAGAGTGCTACCGGCGTTGTGTTTACTCATAATCCTTCTTCGGGAGTAAAGCAGTGGTATGGTGATTATCGTAAGCTTGCTCAGGGAGAAGATGTTGTAGCTGGTACACATGACGTACAGCCGATCAACGACATTCTGCATGACAAAGATCTTGCTGTTGCTGGTAAGGCTTTGCAGGCTGGTATTGGTAAACTTTACCAAAAGCATCGTGATATTCTTGACGTAGAGTTTACGATCGAAAATGGCGAGCTTTGGTTTCTCCAGTGGCGTATAGCTAAGCGATCACGTAATGCTAGTGTCAGAACTATTCTTGACATGAATCGTGAAGGAGAAATCTCTGTAGAAGAAGCAACCCAAAGATTTATCAAGTTGCTTCCTGCTTCTGACTTAGGAGCACAAGATCCTGGTTCTCTAGCCTTTGTGGGCAAGGGTCTAGGCGCAACAGATAATTGTGTTGTTGGTAAAATTGCTACGAATCACGAGCAGGCTGACGCCTACTTTGCAGCGAAAGAAGCATACATTTACGTAGCAAAAGATACCGCTCCGGATGATGTTCCACAGATGAAAAATGCTGTTGGTATCCTCACTTCTAAGGGTGGCGGCGTTTGCCACGCTGTAGTGATTGCTCGCTCATGGGATATTTCCTGTGTTGTTGGCTTCAAAGAAATCACAGATGTTACAGATGAAGGTTTTGTTTGTAAAGGTCAGACCTATGAGTCCGGCAATCTTATTAAGATCAACGGCAAGACCGGGGAAGTGTGGATGTGATGGCTTCAACTGCAACAAAGAAGAAAACTCAGCGGTCAATAAAACAAGAAAGCGTCCATAAGCGTAAAATGGCTGCACTTGCAAAGAAATTGCAGAATGACTATGTGGAAACTGCGACCATCGATGATATTTTTTCTAATTTTAATGATTGGAAAATTTTGTATGATCAGGACTACACGTCTTTCATCAAGCTACGTGAAGGGTTACGTGAATCTGGTTGGGCTTGGGCGGTTAGTGGGATAAGGTATTCTGGATTTAATTATGAAGAAGATCTAGATAAGCCAGCTTCTGTCATGCGATTCCTTTCAACGAAGATAGCCGCATTACAAAAAGAAGATACAGAACTAACCCTAGAGCATAAAAATGCAGAAGATGATGCGAAAGCACAAACACTTAGCAATAAGATCAAAGCGATCCGACTTGAGGCGCAAGAGTTTTTAGACTTTTATAAAACTATTGCCCATTTCTTAGAAGTAGATAAGGTTGATGATATGGAGGAAGATAACGAAGAAGATAACGAAGAAGCATGGGAGCGTCTAGGAGCAATCGAACAAGGTATCCTAAGAATAAAGAGTGACGAAAAGTGGGGTGACCCAGAGGTTTCTGCTTTGCGTTCCCTGTTGCGAATCCAATATGATGTTGAAGAAGAGCTTCAGATTATTCAAGCTGGAACATCAGTGTTGGATGAGCGACTTGATGAAGTGCAGGATCTTATTCAGAAATATGCTGAAGTAATTCGAATCATCGAACTCAACAACAAGGCTGCTCTACCACAAGACGATGCAAATCGACGTAAGCTAGCCTATGTTCAGGTAGAGAAAGATGTTATTATAGATAAAATCTTTGAGCTATCTCAGGAGCAGACATTCAATTTTGATGATGATAATACAAATTATTCCAAAGGATATATGTCTAACTTTGATGATGATGACTTTGACATTTACGATCCTTGGGAAGAGGAGTACGGCGATCTTCTATCGAACGAGACATTCTCAAAGAAAAAGTCAGCATCATCAACACCGTCAACAACAACACCTAATAACAATGCGGGCGCTGTTAATCAATCTTGGTATAAAAATTGCACTCACGTCCATCATAAAGTAACATTGGGCAACGGAGTAATTGTTCATACTACGGCAAGCAGAGATTCACATGGTTTGAAAGCTCAGAATATCAAACCAGGATTTGGACTGTACGCTGATTCTGGTTGGAACCGTATTTGCACTTGGCGTAATGAGTTTATCGCTTGGCCAGACATGAGCTTGCCCAGCGATTATGATTTGGCGCTAGAGCAGATCAAGAGCGCTTATGAGCGTGCTGTTAACGGTGAAGATATTGATATCGGATGTATCGGCGCTCATGGTAGAACCGGAACAATTCTAGCTATCATGTATCTTCTATCCAAGGATGGCAAAGTCTCAGCGACCGAGTGCCATCAGTTTGTTTGGAAGAATTACTGTGAACACGCTATTGAAACCAAAAAGCAAGAATGGTTTGTAGCTTATGCTGCTGGTTACTTCTTTAAGACTCCTGTCCCAGAAGAGCCCGCTGCTCCTACATACACTCCAAACGCAAGTAAGAATCCTAAGGTTTGCACTCTTACAACGCACCTTGCAATGTATCTCCGTGGTCACAGAATGTGTGAGCATAAGATGGATTGTAAACGATTTACTATTGATGTTAATGATTACGGTAAGAACCAACAGGCTTGGGCTAAGAATGCGGCTGTTAATAAGCTGTCTGATTACGAGCTTGAATATGGTGGCGTTGAGCTAACAAACGATACTAACCATACGTGTCAACCATATGAACACTTCGCCATGTTGCGGATGGATCATAGGGAATGTATTTGGCATCAAGAAGAATGTAAATGGTGGGAAGAGGATCTTGCTGGCTACCGCAAAAAGAAGACCCAGAGTCAGCACGAAAGTAAGATGACTTTGTATCTTATCGAAAAGGTTTACCCAACCCCAGCAGAATACAACGAAGCAAAAGTTATTGAATTCCAGGAAGATACTCCTGACACAGACAAAGAGGTAGATTCAAATGCATGAAGACGATTATGATGATGATTATTGCGAGTGCGAGGAATGTCTAGAAGAAGCAGAAGAAGAACAGTCAACGGAAGGTGGTGGCACGTCATATAACTTCCCTTGGGATATGTCACATCTAGACGACAAATGGCTTATTGATACTAGTAAGAAAGACTCCTGGAAAAAGGTTTGGAATGGAGTCAATAACGAGAAGATTGATCCCGCTGTAGCGGCGGCAGATTATTACCTTCTTTATGGTATCTCTACCAACTCTTTCGTCCACTTTGATACATCTGTGATCCCATCAAATGAAGAAGTCATGGCAGCGGGGACAACTTTGCAGTTGACAAAGAAGGTTATCAATACCAGGATCAAAGAGTTCTCTATTGAAAGAACTAATAACCCGATCTATAAACTTACAGAAATTGCTGGCGAAGCTAACGATAAGTTTGTAACTCATGTGAACTTTCTTGATGAATCCTTCCGTCAATATATTCACCTCGCTTGTGGCGGTGAGTTGCGACATCATCAAGCTATTGGTGTCCACGGCTATTATGGAGGTAATCGTCGTACTGCTTGGACGCGATGGTTTCATATCTTTGAAAAAGAGGGACCGGATGCATTGGCGGTAATGGCAAAATATTTCCGAGAGTGTGGTGGTGGTGGTTATTGTGGTCCTCCTTGGGCAAACGCTGCCGACATCCTACGAGAGAGAGAGCTATTTACTCTTGGTCCCGACGAGTTTACTACTAAGCAACTTTTTGTTGATAGAGTTTTCTCGCTGGAACATAACAACGGGTGTATTCTTAATAAATTGAACTGGGCTAACCATCGTAAAGGTCGCTCGGGAGCTTCAACTGATGCTATCTATGATAACTACATGCAGAATACAGTTCTGACTGCTCACGCAGCCAACCCTGTTGATCTTAATACACTACACGCTCACGCTTCAACTGGCGTTCAAAAGCTTCTTGGTGATTATTTTGCTCTAGCTACTAATTCTGGGTTTGCTGTCCAGGGAAAATGGGACGGGGCGATTCAAGAAAAGCCCAAGCCAATAATCGTTGAGTCTTTTTCTTCTACAATTAATTGGGAAGAGGAAGATGATAAAATTGTTGCTGACACGCTATACAAAGATAGTGACAAGCTATACAAGGTTGCTGATACGCTATACCCACCCGAGCTAGGGACTTTCAACAACCTAGATTTAATGCCAGCGCCAAATTTTCCTGATCCTCTCGACTTGTCTTTCCAACAAGGCAAGTCCCATGTCTATCATAATCTAGATCCATTGCCCGAAGGCGTGAGTAAGTGGGTTGGTGGTGTAGACATGCCCAGTCTTTCCATTGGGTATATTAATATTGATCCAGTCTTTTACGGAGGGAAAATACCAGAGGAAGTTGACGCAAAGTGTTACGGTGTCACTACGTGGTCTGGCGATGGAAATACCTTTGTGGTGCAGGGCTTAATCAATGGACTTGGTGTGAAATATAAAACCAAGGATATCTACAAGGCTGGCTATGCTTGGTTTAGCGCTATTGCATATGCTGGATATCTTATTCTGGAACAGATCGATCTTCTCCCAGAAGCAAGCAAGATTGTTAAGAAGAAGAAGTCTGATGAAACTTCCTCCGGTAAGCCGACAGACCTGTGGCCGATTATGAACACCGTAACACAGGGTAGTCAAGCAATGACTTTTGGAAATAATCACACCATTAAGCCTGACTCTAGTATCGATGCGTACACGGGTAAGACTCCTAAAGTTGGATATAAAGTTTCTAACCTAATGTTAGAAGAACATAACAAGGGTAAATTCATTAAATTCACATTGGATTTTAATAGTGGATATGCACTGACTTGTTATTCAGGATACCTACCAAAGGACTTTACAATTGAACAGGGCAAACTACTTGCTAATAAGATGACTTTCCTTTACTACAAATACGTTACGGGGAAAATTTAAATAGTATGCTATTCGCTTATACATTCGTTTTTGGATTTTGTGTATGGTGTTTTATAGAAGGGATGAAAAGGAGATAGATGAAAAATAACATTGACTCTATCGGCTATTTAGTTTGGTATAATGTTTCGCAAGAAACAATTACCGACTATAAGGCATTTAATAAACTGGCTCGAAAAACTAAAGCGCCAGTGAAATTGGTTAAAGAGCCAAAGCTAGTGAATGTGTTCCGTCGAGCTTGCGAGAGTATCGACGGGACACAAGGTAGTTGGCGCTATAGAATGATTGATCAAGGTTTCGATAAACTCTACGTTAAGAGAGATCTTGTTCGATCCAGCGCTAGTAAAACAGAAGCTGTTGCTAGTGCCACCATGAGTAAGGCAGATGGCGAGCTAACATGGCTTTCTTATGACGACTGTGTTTCGTATACAGAAATTGTGAAGTTTCAAGTTTCTGACTTCATTGACACTTATCGTTATTCTATTCACAGTCTACCTATTCGTGAGGCGGCGCGTAAAGCTATTGAGGATAACCTGAGAGGCGTCTTAGTAAAACAGGGCGGCGGGGTTTACTTTGTCACGGAAAGCGAGTATAGTGGACTGAAGGCTCTGGCCGAGATGATCAACAGCATCGAAGGTGCTAAAGTATTAATGGCTCCATTGGTTAACACAGTAGAACAAAAAGAAATGGTATCAGCAGCTTTAAAAGAATATCTTGATATCCAAGTTTCAGATCTTGTTCGTCTTGTTGAAGCTGGAGGGTCGAATCCTTCGGCGAAAAAGTTGAACGATTGGAGCAAAGAGATTAACTATCTATCTGATCGTCTCCATCATTATTCTGAAGCTCTCAATATGGATATAACTCATAGCAGCTTACGGAATCTAAGAAAGAAAGTATTAGACTTATGGAAGACAACATAAACGAAGAAGAAAAAGAAGAAGGCATTGGAGTGGCATGGGTGGCTACAGAGTCTGACGTAACCCCAACTAAATGGCTAACATTAGATGGTATAGCAAAAGCCTCAGTATCTTACGGCGATTATAAGGGACCATCAGAGTGGATAAATGCATCAAACACTTATTACACCAAAAACCATCCGTTAGCAAACTATATTGCATACCCGACGAAAGAAGAAGAAGTTATGGCAGAAAATGATGCAATCAAGAATTTTCAGATTCTTAAAGAGAAATTAGACAATGGGTTTAAGGGTCCTATTCTTAACTCACCCCCAAGATCACATAGGACTCTAATCGTTGTCCATGCTGATCAATCGTCTTCTCCTGATTATCGGGAGAGGGCAGCTAGGTTTGTTACAAGTCTTAATCTTAGTTCAACTATTAAAGCTGACGTTATTACTGTAGCAGATGGAACAATTATCCAAGGGCTATGCTTCACTGGAAAGAAAGCTGGCGGAGTAGATGTTCCGTCTGATGGATACTCACAGGTTTGTGTTTTGAAGAGTGCTCATTCATGAGTGCTGTAGCAGAACATCACGAATTTAAATACGAGTATCTTTTTATTCCTGAGGCGGACTCAGAGGAAGATCCCATTATAAAAATCTGGTGTAGCTGTGGAGATGTTGAGGAGATTATTAATGATCTTGATTGGCTCCCCTCAGTTCCAAGCAGACACTTTTTACATCATGACGTTTGGCCATTTGACCAACTAAAGAATTCCAAAAAGAAAGATGAAACCGAATGACAGAATATACAGATAGTAGCCTCGCACCGGAGTCTTGGGAGTCATACATTGGCCAGTCCAAGGTTAAAGAGCTTATCCAAATGAAGATTCAGGCGGCGATGTCAAGATATCAACAGCTTGACCACTGTCTCTTAATTGGCGAATCTGGTTCAGGCAAAACAAGTTTGGCTAACCTTATTGCAGATGAGCATCAGCTAGCTTTCTTGCCTTTGATGGTTACCCCCGGATTGAAGATTCCGAAGTTCAATAATATCCTTCTTAACTTCATTGAAGAAGAGCAGGGTGGTATTGTTCTTCTTGACGAGGTACACAACTTTTCTAAAAAAGACCAGCATTACCTTCTGTCCATTCTAGAAAATAACTATATAGCTTTGGATAACGGCAAAAAGATTTACTTTGAACATCCGATTACTATCGTCGCTGCCACAACTGAACCACAAGACTTGATTAAGCCTCTTGTTGGACGGTTTGGTGCTCCATATAGACTCGGAGAATATTCAGAGAAAGAGATGGCTCAGATCGTCGAACGTATGGCGTACAAAGTTGGGCTAGAGCCGACTCGTGAAACATGTTTACGAATTGGTAAAGCTTCTGCCGGATCGCCACGTCAGGCAAAGGCACTCATTAAAGTTGCGAGAGATCTTCAGTCAATGGATCTACAACCAATTTTAAGAGCCACAGAGATTACTGAAGACGGTCTAACTGTAGATCACATTGCATATCTTGAGTCACTGAAGAACCTTGGGATGAGTGCCGGACTTGATAGTATTGCTAATCATTCCGGTCGATCCAAAGAGATTATCAAAGACTTGGAGAAACTCTTGGTCAAGCGAGAGTATGTTCAGATTTCAAAGTCCGGCAGAGAGCTTATGCCAACCGGACTTCTAGCGTTTAAGAAAGCCACCAAACCAGAGGAGATTACGCATGAAGATTAATGTTGGAGATTTAGTGACTGATGCAGAGTTAAAAACTCTTCCAGATCACACTAAGGTAACCTATCGTGGATATAGTGCAATTAATGGTTCTATTATTGATGGTCGCTTTGTTTATGAGAAGAAACCAATAGATGGTAGGCTTTACGAAATTAGGGAATTGCCAGGATTCAATATCAATATCGGCGACACGATTCGCTGGGAAAAAACACACACACTACCAGTTGGAGCAATTCTAAAAAGTACATACGGTAGTCTATACTTTGTGACAAAACTAGGGCTTGCCTGTAAAGTAAATCACAAATATTGCCTACGGGCATGGACTGAGCTTCTTTCTAGTTACGCGTCAGCAGCCACAATCATTTACCTACCAGAAAGTAAATAACTATGGAAACAAAACTACCAAAAGCATACTGTTCAGATTTTACAATGCGTCTCGGTCCAGCCACAACAACTGGACGACTCGTTTCTCTCCGAGCATCTAAGCCGAAGGAAGCAGAACTAAAATACTGCACTCCTGATGCGAAGCCTGTTCGACAGGTTTACATTGATGAGAATGGCAAGATTTATGATCGTGAAGATCTTGGTCGGGCTAGAATTGTTGATGGCGAACTTGAGCCGGTTCCAATTGAGGATGTGGTGAAAGCAAAAGAGTCTAAGCTCCCACTCAATACTTTGAATCTTACCGTTCATAGTGTTGATGCTATCTCACAGTATATTTTCCCTTCTGATAATAACGCTTATGTATTCCAGCCGATTATCAAAAAGGGCAAAAAGATTATTGACGATCCGATCAACTTGAAGTGGCATGACTTTATCAATGCGGTTCTGCAAGAGAATAGAGATATCGCTTTGATCGGTGAATGTAATCTTCAGAGCTACGAGGGACTTTTCCGTCTCAGCTTGTATCAGGGCCATATCATTGTTCAAAAGCAGTTGTATCCTGAGAATCTTAATCAGTTTGACTTTGCTACACCGGGACTTGCGCCCGAATTGCGTGAGACAGCCGTGAAGGCGTCTAGGAAGCTTTTGGAGTCGTTTGAGCCATCCTCCTACAAGGATGTCGTTGTAGAGCGTCTAGTGAGCTTGCAGGGCGGTTCTGTGGGTCTTCTGGATGCTAAGCCAGAGCAGACAGATGATTTTGATCTGGCGAAAGAGCTAGAGGCATTCCTCAGTGTTTGACCCGACTGTTTTACGGAAACTTTATATTGAAATGTGTGACGAGGCAGAAGTTGTTCCAGATTCCACAGAAGCAGATTATCTGTGGCTGGAACATGCCCACAATATACAAACGTTAGGAATAGTTAATGATGAAACAGAGCTATAGTTTAGGTTTCGACCTAGAAGAACTTCCAGATCCTACCGACCTTGAGCTAGAAGAAATTGAGCTAGAACAATATAGTCCAGAGGATTTACAAATTGAATCTGTTTACGAAGGGTTCGCTGCTGAATACGATTTAACTTTCAGGGGAACGAGGATTGCTTAATGGATGCGTTAGACCCAGCGAAAAGACTCAAACAACAAATCCAATCTGCCCTTGACGAACTAGGCTTAGAAGTCGGAGAGGATTTGAACTTGACATTGAACGAGCTTCAAGATACATTATCGTTTAACCTCAATGTACTGCCGGGAGCCCTTATTAAACCAGAAGACTTTGATCAAATTGAATACGATAAAGTTTTCCGCGAGATTACAGATCAGCTATGAGCTTTGTTCAACTACCTAAAACTATTTCAAGCCCTAATTTCTATCTTGATTCAGAAGCTTGGGGAATGCAACAGAAGATGGATGGAGAGAGGTTTGTTCTTGATGTACGCTGCGAAAAGGGCGGACCTACTATTGGACATGGCTATAATCGTAGCGGTGAACCTCGTAATGTCCCGTTGTTTTTACAGAATCCATGGTACATTACGAATGATGTAATCCTTGATGGAGAGTTAATCGGTAATACGTTTTATGTGTTTGATTTTCTCAGCGAACGGATGAAAAAAGCTCGTACTGAAATGCGTCAAGAGCTTTTATGGTACGTCATAAAGACGTGGGGAACAGAACATGTTCAAGCTGTTCCTTTCCACAAAGAAAATAAGCGTGAAGTTTTTGAGAAGTTTAAGGAAAATAATGCCGAGGGAGTAATCTTCCGAAAACTCAATGCTCATTGGAAACCAGGCAAAACTGGGAGTCTCTTGAAATACAAGTTTACGAAAGATGTTGACTGCGTTGTTATGGAACGTGGCACAGAAATAAACAACCTCATTGTAGGCATGTACGATAACGGCGTCCTTGTGCCAGTAAGTAAAGTAACCTCTATGGCCGGAGATGGCCCCACGTTACAGCCAGGAGAAGTTTGTAAGATCTCCTTGCTTTATGTTATGGAAGGTGGTAAGGTCTACCAGCCGACCAAGCCAATGCGGCGAACTGACAAGTTACCAGAAGAATGCACGATAGATCAGCTTGATGATCTCACTATAAATAAGGAAATGATTTTATGATTGATGTTAATGTTGTTGTAGATGCTTCACCAGAAGTTGTAGAAGCTATGGTAGAGAATCCAAGTAGAAAGTTTACGTTGAAATGTGTTCAACGTGATGCGACATATAAAGGTTCACCCACAAACGCAGATGGCGCTGTGGCTAATTTTGTATACAAGGTGGTTGAGGTATGACTAAATTTTTGATTGTAATAAATATTCTATGGGCTATAGTTAATTATGTTGTCTTTGTTATTGGACTCAGCTCAACGGGAAATCCAACATATTTACTCAACTTTATAGTTGGTTCTTTGTGCTGGTATGTAGCCTGCGAGCTAATCGTCGAATCGGAAGAGTGGTAGAAAATGTTTGAAAATAAAAAGTCAATTTCGTTTCTTGATAGAATCTTTCAAGGATTTTGGATAATTTCATTGCCAATAAGTGCAATTTCTGCTCTCCTATGTCTAATGACCGGCGGTTTTTTCTGGGCTATTATGGCTGCTGCCCTTATCTTTGTGGCCGCAGAAGAGTGCCGAAGGTATTGGCCATTTCTCTTTGATGAGAGTTCAACATGGCATGAAATTTGTTGGATCAGTTGGGGAGTTGTTGGTATTGGCCTAGTCGTCGATGCCATTGTCGAAGATAGGGCTCTGGCAGCGGTATTCTGGACACTGCTAGCTTTGGTTAGATTTAGCGTGATTTTAAAGGAGCGTTCAAAATGGCTATCATCTTAAGGATTATGTTTACACTTAACGTATTGTTTGTCATTTTAATGGCTGCCATTGGAGCCTATGGTCCTATGACCTTAAACCTATTTGCAGCGGGATTATGCTTTGTAGTTCTTCGTCTCATTGAGGAGGACGAATGAAAGATTTATCGTATCTATGGCTGTGCCTAATAGTGTTTAATCTTTTTTGGTTAGTGATAAACATATCTCTGAATGGTTGGGCAGCGTTGATTGCCTCTTTTCAAACCTGTTTAATCGGATTTTGTGCTTATCGTTTCTGTAAAATAAATGGATTGGATTAATTATGATAACTGAATACGACAACTTTATCAATAAAGAAGATCTTGAAGCTTCAATTGAAGAGCTTCAAGAATTAGAAAGCAATCAAATTGAATACTCTGAGGACCTCATTGCTCTCATTGCGCTCAATGAAGAAGCTGAACAGTATTGTTCTGACTGGGAGTACGGCGATAATCTAATCAACGACTACTACTTTGATACATTTACAAAAGAAATGGCTGAAGATTGCTACGAGATCCCTCAAGAATGGCCGTTTAGATGTATCGACTGGGAGCAAGCTGCCGATGAACTGCGAGATGACTATACAGCCATCAAGTTCCATGGCAAAACTTTCCTCTGTCGGTAGTTACTTGCTATTTGGTATATGTGGACAAGGATTGTCGGAGTTGGCATCGTTAGCATCTTTTAGAGCTTTGCCAGTTACGACAAGCCTGTCCGCTGCCTTTTGAATATCCGCACTTTCGGGAACAGATTTATCTGCGGTAGTATACAATAAAACAAGTTCATCCACAGCAATATTGTTAGCCGCATTTCGGGCATTATAACATGAAAGATATTCAATAACAGGCGAGCGACGGTTAATAACCTCAGAAAGGTTATGGGTTGTAACAGAGGCGTTCCAAGCCATAACAGTCAAGAACAAAAGTAAGGCAATTACGACCAAGTGAAAACCAATTTTAAGTCTACTCGTGATACTGTCAGACTTCTTTCTAGATTCTGTGATTACATCAGTAAGTTCCTTTAACATACTTATACTCCTTCATAAGGAATTTGGTCTGGATCTCCACCCAAGCGGTGTATTTCTTTTCTTAGGACAACGATTTCGTTTCTTAATTTAGAAATCTCCAGTAAGCTTGCTTCATTTTGTTTAGCCTGAGCTTCAGCCATGAGTGTAAGTTCATCTCGGAGAGTTTTAACCTCATTCTCAAGTCTGCCGACAATACGTTCAGCCGCCCCGGCAATAAGGTTAGTAGATTCTGCGTCAGTTTTCTTTCTATTCGCTAAAGAGACGATGATCTGAACTAGACCACCGCCCAACAACGCTGCTAAGATTGGACCCCAAACCGTCATTATTTATCTCCAATTCCCCAGCTATCGATTCGTTCATAAATTTTATTTTCTAACTCTTTACTTAAGCCGTGTGCTTGTTTATACCAGGATCTCGCTGGTAAAATCCAAACATACCACCATACTAGCACGGCTAAGCCCCTGAAAATAGAGGACCAGTCTGCTGGGTTAATATTTGAAAAAAGAAGAATACAATATGCAACGAGGTATACGCCAGCAAGTGAAGCAACTTTGAGCATCGTTTTGGAAAAGATACCATCCTTAGATGCTTTGACGTTCCAATAAATAGCTCCAATTACACCTATTAGGTTAAGGATAATAATAAAGATATCAATACTAGCCAGATGAGAGTTGAACATTTCAGTTGACTCTCTCGTCTCTATATGATAACATCATAGGGCTCCTACTCTCGCCGGGCTAGTATCATATAATATATCGACTAACAACTAAATTTAAGGACTTTCAATTATGGAAAGCTATCAAAATGAAATCGGGTCGATGGTCGAACCTACCGACTTGTAGAGGAATCATGACATATTCAAAAGAAATTATAGACAATACAGAAGCAGCGCTAGAAGATTTACGTGCAAGATTCCCAACACAATGGCGACCACTTATTGGTTGTGATATTGGGTGGGACAATCTTCTTATGGATCTTCGCAACGCTCTTGTTGTTATCGATCCTGACTTTGAGATCGCTCAGATTAAAGAGAAGTTTGGTGGCTTAAGATTCTACGCAACTCCTGGTTCAGAATTATCGGAAGAAGAAATTAAAAAGTTTTTCGGAATCATTCGAGATGCAGAGAATCTTTCTTTTACTATTTGTGAACGAACTGGCGGTCCAGGTGTTCTCATGCGTAAGATTGGCGGAGGCTGGTTGAAGACTTTGGACTCAAGTCTACCGGGAGTCTCCGAACAATGGATGGAGTGGTCGAATGATGACAAGTGAAAAAGCTATCAAGCAGGCAGTCATTTATTTTGGGCGTGCCGAGTCATGCCAACATTGGGCAAGCGTTCCTACACTTACCCAGCTAGGGACTGGATATGCAACGCTAGCTTTGGCTTTACAAGAGCAAGAGCGTAGAGTAATAGCAAATCAACATGTTGATAGGAGTCCAGGATGACACTACAAATGATTGAAGGGAATATATTAGATATTGAAGAAGGATATATTCTTCAGCAAGTTAATTGTCGAGGTGTAATGGGTTCTGGTTTGGCCAAGCAAATTCGAGAAAAGTATCCACAAGTCTATACTGAATATCAGTATTTTTGCAAGAAATGGGAACCAGAAGAAATTCTTGGCTGGTACAACATGACTGCCATTAATAACTACTTGGGTATTGTGAATATTTTCGGACAGGTCGGTTACGGAAGAACTGGAAGGTTTACGAACTACGGGGCTGTAGCTATGGCGCTGATTCGGGCTAATAAATTGGAAGAATTAAACAAAACGGATCTGCCAGTGTATGTCCCTTTTCAAATGGGTTGTGGCCTTGGCGGGGGGGATTGGGAAGTTTACTCTGAAATTATAGAGTTCTTTATTCCAGATGCAATCGTAGTAAAACTAGGAGAACTTTCATGACAAAGAATAACGACCCGAAGCCCATTAAGCCAGCTAAGCCTCTTGGCCCGCCACTAGAAACACTCCAAAGCGGAGAGCTACTAGATTCTTTTCCTAGTATACATTCTAGTGGAACTCTTAATTTAAAGGCTATCTACGATAAGTATGGGTCAAATATCCGACTAGAGTGGGATTTTTATAAAAATAGCTATGGTGACTCTGATGTAGATCTAGATATTTACTCTAACGAGCCAGTACCAAATAAGAACTATGAATCTCAGATGAAAATCTATGAGGATCAGATGTATAAGTACGAAAACCATAAGAAGTTACTTGACGAGTGGACCCAAAGAGAAAAGGCTCGCAAAGAAAAGGCAGATAGAGCAGATTACGAAAGACTAAAGAAGAGGTTTGAAAATGAGTAACTGGAAAAATAAACCAGACTATGATACCTTTTCTAAAGGTTTGAAGGAGTGGACGCAGCAGCAGAAGTCCAAAGAAAAAAAGAAAGAGAAAGAATGAAGGTCGATTTAGTTATGCGTATTTACTGCGATTTTGATGGAGTTTTAAACTCGTTCCATCAAACATCTAACAAAGATTTGCTGACAAGTGTTACAGGATTTGATGACTGGAAAGAGGTTCTTTGGCCAGGACCAGATTTTGTTTCCAGAGACTATTGGCCAGTATGTCATTCACCTGAACGTGATAGTATGGTGCGTGATCTTGCTGAACATTGTGACTTTGTTTGGCTAACGACTTGGCTACTTGGAGATAATCTTCATAGAATTCAAGATCTGGTTGGTCTAGAAGGAAGACGTCCAGTCCTTGATGCGACTAGAAGAAGTCCTTGGACCTTGCACGAAACACCTTGGAAGCAAGAAACAATTGAATATGAAATAGAACCAGAGGAGCTTTATATTTGGGCAGATGATGACGCTATTTCGGATAAGTTTTTTCTAGAGAATTTAAATACGGCAGCATTATTTCGGCCAGATTCTCGGTTTGGTTTATCAAGATCAGACCTAGAGCTAATGCAAAAAGTAATTGATACACGAACACTGGAGAGTGCAAATGAGTAAACTTAATTTTGAATCCACAATTAATTACACACATACAGGAGAGAAAAGTATTTCCCTTGTTTTAAAAAGAGATTTTCATGGCGAGGCAACGGCCAATCAAGATTTCGAAATTGAACGAGAAGAAATTCCAGTTCTTATTGAAATCCTTAAAGACTACCAGAAGACGGTAAGGTGATATGAGTAATAGATGGTTTAATATTGAAGAAGAAAGACGGCGCTGGACGATTGGAATGGTAAAGTAAAAAAAGACCCAGGAGGCTTCGGCTTTCTGGGTCTTTTTTGCGTTCTGGGGACATTCTGAACCTGAGAACGCTCACAGGTTCGGTTTACAGCCATCGTTCGTGTCCGTTCGTGGCCAGTGCTCTCAGAGCCCCACAGAGCCATGCTCAGCGCCTCGGCTACCTGTCCGCCCCTACCCCCGCCCAGCTATCCCAGGAGCCTCTGAGAGAGGCTGTACGGCGGCCTAAATTCGTTCAGATATGACAAAATCCCCTGACTCACCAGATTTACTGGAAAGTCAGGGGATTTTTTGCGTTCTAGGTTAAATTTTAATCTATCCTTTACTTAACTTTTACTTTTGATTGGTGTAGTAACTGCTCGCTCAATGTCCCATCCAAGAACGTTAACTCTTGCCCACCATTGCTTAATAGGTATTCCGTGTTCAGCGGCCACTTTGCTTGCCCCACGTCCATCAGGCAATTTAGTTTCGCTATGTTCAATATACTCTGCTAGATTTTCTGACTTAGAGGCCCACCTGCAATTTTCTGGAGAATAATTTCCTATATCTCCAGTTCTAGCTAAAACTTTACCAGGCTCAAATTCTCCCGAAGGTGGGTTATCTATAAATCCTTGAAAGGTCATCCAACGCTCATCGCGCAAAACTCCAGTATAACTAGGATTTTTAACCCAATATTTTTCCGAGGTTCTCCGGTTCATTGAAAGCCAGGATTGATATAATGGGTCATTTTTACCTCCTTTAGATTTTCCGTGGATAGTAGATCTTAAAATCGTAGTTTCAGCAACTAGGCAGCCACAACTTTTGGTATGTCCACTTCTAACATCTCCCATATATACTTGACAGATGTTACCACAATCGCAAAGAAATTCTCCAAATCGTTTTTTATAACCATTTGACCCAATTTTGGATTTGATCTCTTCGATGAAAATGAGTTTTCCGTACCTTTCTCCAGGAAAGTATCGTATAATTTTAGGCATTAAAATTTTCTCCTATCCCTTACAGACCCATGGACGCCATCCTGAACGTAGCCACAACTGATATGCTCCCTCAATATTAGCTTTTGCGTCGAATGGGTTCCATCGGCCCTGCCAGTGCGCTTTGATCATTTGAAAGACTCCCGAAGCGGAGGAATGACGATTACGAGCCGTAGCGACTAGCCCGCTTTCACACTTTGCAATCCTTACTGCCCGATCTTCATGTTCGTCTGGCCACCGATCTCGAATCATTTGCTCAACACTTCTTGGTTGAGAAACTCGTTGAATTACTTTTGGTTGTTTGTGAGCATGGGCTTTGATGACCTGCTCTTGTTGGTATGGATGTAGCTGTTTATAAATCTCAACTTCACGTTTCGTGCATGACACAGAAACTAGGGCTAATAGGGCAATGATAATTATACTTGTTTTTCGTAACATGGAAATTCCTTCCGTCGTGGGATAAAACAAAGCGGCGACCCGAGAGCCACCGCTTTACCATCCAGATTCTCACTGGCTTGGATTTGAGGTGAGTGAAACACTCTACCTATATATTACGACAATGTTACAGTTTTGTCAAGTCGGTTACTCAGAACCCTCAATTTTAGCCAATAGATCAGCAGTAAAATCTGGTTCACTACGCATTTTAGCGAGCACCTTATCCTTTCCTTGGCCCAGAGATTCGCCATCTGCGTTACTATACCACGAGCCTGCTTTCTTAATGAGTCCCGCTGAAACAGCGTCATCGAAAATTGATGATTCGTTACTCACTCCTATGTCAGTATCGTAATATAAGTCGAAAGTTGTCTTCTGAAAAGGAGGGGAGAATCTGCTCTTCACACTTTCAACAACAGTTTTCTGTCCATAGGCAACCTCATTATTCTTGAGGGTCTGCATACGAGCAACCTTTAATCGAGTAGAAGCATAAAACTTTAGCCCACGGCCACCAGGAGTAAACTCTGTAGGACCAGAACTAAACCCGCCTCCGAAGCCACCAATGTTTTCTCGGACCTGATTGATGAAGAACAAGATGGTGTCAGGATTATTTTGACGCATAAAGTCATTCAACTTACCTAAGCCCGGAGACATAAGTCGAGCGAGACTAGCAACAAGAGCATCTCCATAATCACCAGCAAGCTGCGCTTCTGTTTGGATCGCTGCAACTGAGTCAATCACAACACAAGAAACACCAGGAGTTCCAAGAATTTCTTCAAGCTCACCAAACATTTCCTCGCCAGAAGAAGGCTTACCAAAATAAAGCTTCTTTGTGTCGATGCCGGAGTTAGCGGCCTTTTTAGGATCGAAAGCATTTTCTAGATCGTAGTAAACACATTCACCATGATTTTGAGCTTGACCGATAAGTTGAAGTCCAATACAACTTTTAGCTCCACCTTCTTTGCCGAAAGCTTCAACAATGGTTCCTTTGGGAATCCCTCCTGTGAGAATCTTATCTAGGTTGTAGATACCTGTTGGGATCTTTTCTCTATCTTCAATATCATCTAACCGTTCAAGGTTACCAATATCACTGAGACTTTTTTTTGCCGTCTTGGCCATAATCCTCTTCTGTTTCTCTATACCAATTTGCTTGCATTTGTTTCTTTTTCTTCTTGGCCTGCTTTTTATCATAAGACCACGGATTACCGTCTCCCATTACGACTCGGCCACCTGTTGTTTAGTTTTCATATCTTTCTTTCTGTTTGTCATACTTATTATATCGACGCATAATCGATAAAAAGATTCTTGATTTCAAGTCGGAATTTCTCACTATCATCTACAAGAAATACGTCTTCCATACTTAAAGTTGTAGACCTACTAATGTATACATCAATGGGTGTTCTTCCTTTATTTTGCAAAAGAATAGCTTTGAGTTTTCCCATGTGCTCTGTGCTGCGATTTAACCCTCTCGGAAGAAATACTCCGAATCTTTCGTCCGTTGCAACTTGGATTTTTGATTTAATTCCTTCTGCGCCACCGAGAATATAATTCTTTTCATCTCGGTAATCAGATCCAGGACGAATCCAAAGATGAGCGATAGCACCAGCAATAAGATCTTTGCAAGCTTTAGTATATTGGCTTGGGAAAACAACAACTTCTATTGTTCCAGTCTCATCTTCTACCGAAAGAATAGCCATGATCTCTTGCTTTTTAGTGTATTTAATCTCAAGCGTATTAATCATAGCTAAAACTTTGAATGATTTGTTTTGATCAGTAGATTTAATGTCGCTAATCGTTACGTCTGTTTTGTACTCGCCGTAATCTGATAAAGGATGACCAGAAACATAAAGTCCTAACGTTTCTTTTTCTTTGTTAAGAAATTCATGCCACTGGAATTCTGTATTGGGGATCTGAAAATCTACTCCAACATCTGCTTCTTCGAAAAGACCAAGTTGATTCTCAGACTTTTTACGTTCTTTTCTTGTTGCTTTTAGAATGTCTTCCGCAACAATGCCGATTCCTTGACGAGTCCCGTACTGATCTAAAGCACCAGCCCAAGCCAAAGAGCGTAGGGTCTTAACATTAGGATTAACTCTGTATGCAAAATCATAGAGACTATCAAATGGTTTAATAGTTCTTTCCTCAATAATTTTTACCGTCGGAGCTTCACCAACATTTTTCAATGTGTTTAGACCAATACGAATGCCATCAGACTCAACTGTGTATTCTGTCGCTGAAGTATTTAGATCTGGCGGGTAAATTGCTAGACCCATTCTGCGGGCTTCATTGAGATAAACAGCAGTGCTATCAAGATCATCCATAACAGCAGAGCATAGGCTGGCCATGTACTCTCTTGGATAATGCTTCTTTAAGTAAGCTGTCCAATAAGAGATGAAAGCATACGCCATAGAGTGAGCAGAGTTGAATCCATAAGCACTAAATCCTTCGAGTGCATGGAAAAGATCCTGAGCCATCTCTGGTTCATAACCTTGATCGATACATCCGTCAATGAACTTGCCGGACTCTGCCTTCATTTCATCTATCTCTTTTTTACCAATAATCTTCCGTAGGTTGTCAGCCTCTGTTAGAGAGTATCCGGCGAACTTGTTGGCGATCTTTAGGATCTGCTCTTGATAGATACAAAGCTGATAGGTAGATTCAAGGATATCTCTAGCATCCTCGTGGAATGGTATCGCAACTTGACGCCCGTTTTTTCTATCAGCATAATCATTATGCCAGTTTGACGCCATTGGACCTGGGCGATAAAGAGCTAGAACAGCCGAGAGATCGTTAATCCCGCTTGGTTTAAGCCGTTTAAGAAGCTCTCTCATCCCACTTCCCTCAATCTGGAAACAGCCAAGTGAAAAGCCTTCTCTTAACATCCCGTAAGTTTCTGGATCGTCCATCGGCAGTTCATCAATATCAAAACTCGGATCATCTTTTCTGATCAATGCTTGAGTGTCGGAGAGAATGTCAAGGTTTTTTAGGCCAAGGTAATCCATCTTTACAAGACCCAAAGCTTCAACAGTCTTTTTGCCCCACTGGATAACAACTCCACCATCTTTATCATACATAAGTGGAACGAGTTCGTTTAAGGGACGATCACCAATAACCACAGCAGCGGCATGTTTGCCGGAAGATTTAATAAGACCTTCGATCCCAACGGCAGCATCAATAATGATCTTTACATTATTGTCGGAGTTATACAGATCTCGCAATCCCTGAGCGTTATGATAACCTTGCTCATATTTAGGACTCTTTTCAAGGCAAGCCCAAAGAGGCGTATCAACTCCGCTGATAAGCTGTGGCATGAGTTTAGAGATCTGATTACCCATCTGAGGCGGATGACCCAAAACTCTCGCAGCGTCTCTCACAGCCGTTCTTGCTTTAATCGTGTTAAACGTTGTGATCTGTGCAACGAAGTCTCGACCATACTGATCAATAGTATAGTTGATAACCTTTTCTCTGTACCTTTGTTCGAGATCCAAGTCCACGTCAGGTAGAGCAATACGACTCGGGTTAAGAAACCGTTCGAAGATTAGCCCATACTTTAATGGATCAACTTTGGTAATCCCTAATAAATACGCGACAAAACAACCAGCAACTGATCCACGACCAGGAGAAATAAACATTCCTTCTCGTTTAGCAAACTCAATGATGTCCCAAATGATAAGCATGTATGAAGAAACACCCATAGACTGGAAGACTCCAAGTTCATACTCAGCACGCTCCCAAACTTCTTCTGAAGCATTGGGGAATTTTTCTTGAATACCTTTCACCACAAGATGAACTAAATATTCTACGTCGTCTTTAAATCCTTCTGGGACAGGGAATTGAGGCAAGTGCAGACTATCAAAATCAATATCCACATTGCATCGCTCTGCAATCACTAACGTATTATCGCAAACTTCTTCATTGTCGGCAAAGATCGTCCGCATTTCTTCAGAAGACTTAAGATAGTATTCATCGTTATGAAAGTGGAATCTCTTAGGATCAGAAAGCTGACTTCCGGTAGAGCAGCATAAAAGGATCTCATGTGCAGGAGCATCATGTTTATGAGTATAATGTGAATCTTGGCTAGCGTAGGCTTGCGCTCCGATTCTTTTAGCGATATCTAAAAGTAAAGGATTAGTTTTCTTCTGCTCCGGGAGTCCATGATTCATTAACTCAATAAAGAAGTTATCTTTCCCAACGATGTCCTGCAATCTCTGTGCAGTATCTAAGGCAGCAAGAAAGTTTCCATTTAACAAAGGTTGTAGAACTGGGCCACCCAGACAGCCCGAGCCAACAATAAGCCCTTTTGAATACTGTGCCAGCGAAGAATAGTCAGCCCTAGCTTTATGATAGAAGCCATTTAAGTAAGAGTCGCTAGAGAGCTTTAGAAGATTGTGGTAGCCTTCGTTGTTCTCAGCATAAACACTAAGATGATAATATCGTTTATCACTACCAGTGATTTCGCCATTAGCATCTTCTTGTTTCACGCCTTCCCGGAGGAATCTATTGTCAGTAAAATATGCCTCAATACCAAGTACAGGTCTTACTTCTTGTTTTTTACATTCTTTATAGAAGTCAATGATGCCACTTAAGTTCCCGTGATCGCTGATACCAGCGCTCGGCATACCAAGTTCTTTAACTCTTGCTACATATTCTGAGATTTTAGAAGCACCATCTAATTGACTGTAAGATGAATGTGCGTGAAGGTTAACAAATTGTTTCACTTGACTCTTTTCAAGAGGTCGGTGGCGTATAGATATCTCTTAGCGGAATTCGCATGACATTTTCTTTCGATCCATCACTGTGACGAATCGAGGTTTCTGTAGGCACACCAAATTCCTTAGCTTTCTCATTTTCTTCTTGTTCAACTATAGCACACTTTAAATAAATCACCAAATCCATCGCTTCGGCATACGCTTCAACAAGCATATTTCTTCCGTGACGATTCTGAAAAAGTTCTTCGCCATACGTTTCGATGCCAATCTTCTTACGTTCTTCAATGTCGTCGATAACCATATCTTGAATTGACTTCATCAGTCGTTCTCCCACATATCTTTATGAAAACTGTAATGATTCGGACCAGATGCGGCCACTCGTGGTCTGAGTCTTTCAATTTCATTAGCAGCTTCTAAAAGTAAATCTTTAGTCTCTGAATGTAACTCAGCCGCCCGTCTTAATCGTTCTGGCAAAGATCTTTCTTTCTTAACGTCTTCCAATTTATGATGCATTATTATCCCCTTGATAAAGTAACGGTTGGCGATTTACAAGAAGCATATTCGTTCACTCCGTCATCCCAAAATCGATTAAAAACCTGACAAGCCCCGTTGAAAATATCAGACGAAATTTTATAATCGAATCCCAATGCTTCGTTAAGTTGATCTGGTCGTAATCCTCCAACTAAAAAGTGAATCAGAGCAAGCTCTTTTATGGTTAGCTCTGCCAGAATTATCTCCGGCATTTCCTCATCGTCTAAAGATATGTTCTTAATTCTCATTTGTCCTCAAATTTCATTGTGTATTTAGTTGTCTTTACTTTAGCTGGCCTTTGATCGACTGGTGCAGCATTCTGCTTCAGCCAACGCTTAGCCGCTTTTCGAGCGCTTCTATGTGTAGGACATCCGAACCAAGAACTAGATTGAGCGATTTCTTCTCCAACTGTACCCCTAATTGACCAGTCTACATTAGAATGTGGAGTACGCCTAGTGGTAACTATCGTATATTCTCGTGTACTAATTATCATTTTGTTTTTCCAATTGTTGTATTGTTGTATGCTTATCATTCATAACTTCTGCCAGCCAAATAATTTGTAGGCAAAGTTTTTGATACTTCTTCTTGTTGCCATGCACCTTGTTTAGGTGGCAAATTTGGTTGCAAAGTGTGATCAGATTCGAGGTTTGATTTTCCCACGGTCTATTTTTTGGGTCACTCTTATACACCACATGATGAACACATAAATCTTGATGAGTACCGCAGAACCTGCATCTGTATGAGTCTCTGTGTAATACTTGCTCTCTCGTTTCTGCTGTAAGACCTGGAGCTTTGGTTTTCTTTTTAACATTTTTTTTCACCGACTTTTGGGGGGGTGGTTTTTGAAAACGCTTACTCGTAAGACAATCTGAATTACAGAAATGAGATAAGCCGTAAGGAATAGCACTCTCCTTAGGTATGAAAGTTTTACAAAAACCACATCTGACGTTGGCCATTCAGTCATCAGATGTGTTTGGAAGAGTAAGTTGTGTGCCGTCAAGGTGCTGTAAAACAATCGCAATAATCTGATCTGCCGTCCGCTCTACCTCGTTTAAGTTAAGGTTTGTCGTATTTGCTTCAAGATATGTAATGAGTTGTTCTTTCAGTGGTCTACTAGCCATTTAATTCTTCTCTCCGTGTTACATGAGCATCTCTCACGAGAATCTGCGCCAAATCCTGCAAGTGATAATATGCTTCTTCAAGCTCTTCGTTTCCTTTGACTTTAAGGACCATTGTTTCTCCGACAAAAACGGATTCGGATTGCTTAGTATCGTCAACGAGATCAAATTGTAAACTCTCTGTATCAAAAGAGATAGAAGAAATAAACATATCTGATTCTAGCGCCTCTTGTAGAAGGCTTATTTTATCTGGTGCTTCTTCTGGTGCTTCTTCTTCTGTCATAGCTTTCCATCCTCTGGGTTAAATCCAAGTTGTGCATTAGTATTCATATGTGAGACTTTCACGAGGTCGGCATTAACTCCGCTGACTGCTACCTCGGCGGTATCATATACGAGTTTTGCTACATCAGAGTCCATAACTTTTACTTCCTGAACTCTAAACTGATTCTGGCGTTTAAGAATGCCGGATTTTTTGACGCTGATAAACTTGGGCGTTTCAGCACGAACAGTGACAATGAATGTCATAAGGTCGCCATCAGAAATCCCAATAGCATCATCACATTCCATTTCAAAGGCATTGATAATCTTAGCTTCATAGACCTCAACTGGTCTACCATCTACTGTTTCAATACCGTCTTCGGTGAGATTTTTCATAATATCATCCTATCACAGTTCTGTAGAGTTTGTCAAGTGCCGTTGAACGGCAACCTTCCAACTATCGCCAGCCATAGCATAACTTCTTTCTCTGACTGCCCTATCGTAAAGAGGATCATCATGAGAAACCATAGCTAAAGTAAGTGGAGCAAATTGGTATTTCAATAAAGTTCCAACTCCACCATTTCTAGACTTTAGAAGTCTTTGCATAACTACTCCAGCATTTTCTTCATTAGAATCCTGTTTGACTCTCATGTCTGGATTCCAGAGGCTAAGAACGATATCAGAAGTCTCTTCGATACTGGCGGCATCTTTAAACATCTCTAGCGTTAGCTCTTCTCCAATGTCCCCAGTTCTGTTAGCCTGAGCAGGAGCACCGACGACAGTCTCAAAATCTTTAGCTATTTCTTTAATGCCCATGATGGCATCTTGCGTTTGTTCTTTGCTGTTGCCTTTGAATGAGCGAGCATAGTATCCAACATAATCAACGAGAGTGAAATCTGGGCCTTTGCCCATCTCGTAAGTATATTGGTCTAGCGAATCAATTAATTGAGCTTCGGTAATCTTGTTCTTATCTATGAGAAGTAGATTATTTTTCCAGTAATTAACTGTATCAATAATCGTAACGCCCGGTTCATAAAATGAATGGATTCTATGAGCACGCTCGAACCATTCATTTCTTGTTTGTTCCAAAGAAACAAAGAGCACATTAAAGTTCGGGTCCGCCATTCTCATGCGATGGAACATGTTGATGCTCCACACCGTATTATGTGTTACAATCATTTCTTCGCCAATAAGATACAAGCTGTCTTTCGCATCAACTGTGATACAACGAATTTCTTGATCTTTTACTCTTTCGATAGAAACTATTGCTCTTCGTGGAAGATGCTTGCGTATGATTTTTGGAACAAAGGCTTTTCTTGAGGTACTAAAAGGTGGAATATTTTCTGACATCATAATTGATACATGAATATCTTTGTATGCTTTACCATTATCCCCGACTCTATTCAAACAAGTATATCTTCCTGTCCCGCCCAAGGATCTTACTAATTGAATAACATCCAACGCCAATTGATGAGAAGTAGTGCAGTACGCAACCTTTTGAGTGACTCCTAAATTAGTCCCATCTCCATCCATAAGTCCTTGTAGTAAAGCTATCCGATCGTCCACCGAGGAAAAAAGATAGTCCTCTGGGATAAACTTATCCGCAGACTTAACGTCAACTTTGTATTGACGGACAAAATCTCTTACTCCAATAACTCTATATCCTTGACAAGTATTTTCATATTGCTTAGTTGAGTTGACTTCGTGACCTTCTTTAATAATGCGTTCGACAACTTCTGCGTCTGGAGTTCTGAAGTCAGTAGAAGTCCCACTCAAATGCCCGTTAGCCAAAAGAGTTCCCATCGTATACGGCCCGATTTTCAAATCTTTTTTGGGAAATTGGATAGGCTGAGTAAGCGGAATATTAAACCTATAGGAATTTCTGTCACCATGTTTGATGGTCAAAATACCCTCTTTTAAGATTTCTGAGGTTGTTTTATTTCGGAAATCGAACCGATCTTTCCAAGTATCTTTGTGGACATTCCAGATATGATCTCCATCACATAAAACATTGGTTCCATCTGTAAACGAAACCCTATAAGTTGGTAAGATTCCTCGATCATAGATATTTGTTATTTGAGTAGGCTGACCTTGACTGCCATAGATATAATCACCCTCCTTAAGATCTCCCCAATAACGTACACCATTAGGTGTGACCACCCTAGTGTCTAGTGGGTGGCCCTTTCCAGAACCTGTACGACTCATGATTGTTAGGACTTGCCCAGGGAGCATTCCATAGCCCATAGCTTTATCTAGAGGAGCGATATTGAATCTTAATCCAGCTAAATGATCATTGCCTTCTACTTCTAGCCAACGATCATAAGACATCTCTACAGTAATAAGCATCCCGCCTTTTGCTTTGCTGAACAGGAACTCAAAATCTTCTGATTGCTTACCGTACTTAACATACCAATCGTTAATATCAATTCCTTTTTTGGGAAGTTCGACAATTCTTGCTTTGGGGCCGAGTTTGCCAGCAAGTTTTTCTGCGCCAGAACGACCGGCAGCATCCTGATCAAAGATAATATACGCTCGTTTAACATCTTCAAAGTCTTCGGTCCACTCGTCTTTCCAAGTATGAACTCCCGGTAAGCCTACCGCAGTAAATCCCATTTGATGAAGAGTGAGCGTATCGCAATTGCCGGAAACGCTAACACATTCATCCTGTCTAACTAAAATCATTCCTGATGGGACCGTCACACAATACACCTGTCCGCTGTAGGGAACGTACTTTTTAGATTTGTTAAGCGATAACCAGTTAGTGGTTTGCTTGTCCAGAAGAATGCTAACCTTATACCAATCGCCAAATTGGTTAGAACGGGGCATGATTGTTGAACAGTAGCCAGCGGTTGAAGACATTGCCTGCATCCACTCTGCCTCAGAGTAATGTTTTGAAGAAAATTCTAATTGATTGCGATCTCGTACATGGTTCCCGTCCCAAAAAGCCTGTTCCCGAATAACAAATTCTTTTTGCTCTAAACTCATTTCTGAGATCCAAGACCAAGACAGTAATTTGCTTACATAAAGCGGACTTTCTGGGTCTGAGTAACTGTCTGGTAAACGGAAATGTATATAGATTCCCTTTTTCGTTTTGTATGGTGCAGTTTTATACGGAATCCCCAACTCTTCCAATATTTCTTGGATTGCTAGAATCTTCCGCTCTTTTTGGAATCCAGCATGGACATAGCGTGACCCTACCCCTTCTCGAATAGAAAAGTCAGCCGCTACGGCAAGAGCAAATCGGATTTGTGTATTAGAAATTGGAACCCCTGGCCCATCAATAAGACCAATTCTTGGGGTAGAGTAGTTATGGGGGAACCCTTCTTCTGCGGTTCGTTTCGCCCATGCCCTTTTGCCATTTACTTTTCGCCATCCGACCATATTGTGTTTGGGGGTTGTCAAGGAGTAAAAACGTTGAGAGTTGCTGTATTCAACCAGATCGCCATTAAATTCTTTTTCAATTTTTGCTATTGGCTTTACAAATGTTGTTTGTAGCGATTCATCGACTTGAGCAACTTCCTGATCTCCGAGATCTTCAAAAGATACCCATCCATCCCTAGTGAGAACTTGGGCGTCGCCAGGAAAGCATTCGCCTTCCGCCAGCATCACGGTTTGTTCGCCAATCATTGAGTCTGTACCGTACAGCATTGTCTGTACGCCCTGTAGACCCTTTGTTATGCCGCCGATCTTTTTGCCACGTAATTGAACCGCACGTCCAAATTTTAAGTATGGGAAAATGATCTCTTTGTCGTGAAAGTAATCCTGTCCATAAGCGTTTACAAGACCGCTGTCCTTGATAAGTTCCGGAACATATCCTTGTGCCAGAAGATGATTGGAGAGGCCCCCATCAGCGCAGCCGAGTCTTGCCTGAATAATTGTTTCATCAGTTAGGCCACGTTCCATTGTGAGGTATCTATAAGCCTCTGGATTTTCGAAAAGTCTTTCATGATAATACTTTGCTGCTGTTTCATAGATTGGATTATCTGACTCAACCGCAGTGGTTTTGATTGCTGGATCGCCAAAGTGCTGACGAATCTTATTGATGTTACCACGTTCTTGACATCTAAAACAGAAAAATAATCCTTCTTTGTCAGGGTCTTCTATGTTGATGTATAGTCTGCCTTGATTCGTTCCTTCTTCTCCGTGGAAAAAACATTTAGTTCTTACGTTTCCGGAACCGGCTGGACGGACTTCGCAACCTTTTTCCTCTAGATATTCTACGATATCCAACTTTTTACACTCTCCCTTTTAAACGTAAGTGGGTCTTGGATCTAAACCCAAGACCCACTTATCTACTTACTCATCTTACTATAGGGATCGTTTAAAACGAATCGTCAGCCTCTTGGATTGAGGACCCTTTATACTGACTAGCGAGCGCACCTAGAACATCTTCAACGCCGTTCCTGGTTTCGCCTTTCTTTGTTTTGTACTGGTTGATTCTGATGCGACAAAGAGCATCGACAAGCTCACCCTCTTCTGGATCGAACATGAAGTCATCGGGAAGCTTATTAATCCCAATGATTTCCTGTAGATACAGTCGAAGACGATTGTTGGAATCCTCGGTCAAATAGGCCGGGACATCTTTCCAGAAACGTCTCTTAGCGTAGTCACCATCAGTGATTACAAACTCGAAAACGATTTCCTCGTCATACTTCTTCCAATAACAAACTTCCTTATCAACGAAACGATGTTCGACAGATAACACCTGAGCGTTATAAGTTCCCTCGGGAATAGGCTTGAATTCCTTCTTCTCCTTTTCCTCATCGTTTGTTTGTGTTGGCTGTGAAAATCCAATTGCTGCCATATTAGTTATTTCCTTTCATGCTATTTCTTTTTTGGGCTAGAAGTGCTTTGATGTCTGTTGTCGATGTCATACCGGGAACAGTTTCATCTTTTTTCACTTCTACAGGTGTTTCCTCTTTTAGAGGCGCTTCAACTTCTTCTGTCTCAGCTACTGTTTCTTCCTCTGGTTCAGACTCTTCAATTTCTAAAATTGATGAGTCCGCTAGAGTTAGATTTTTTCTTGCTTCAATAAGTGTATCAAATGATCCACTATTTGTCAAGTCGATGGTTTCATTCAAAGTTTCTGTGTCATCTTGGACCCAAGGAATATTTCTAGTTGGTCGTGTAGAAATATAAGTATAACCAGTTATCTGGCTGGCATCAATGATAAGCTCGTTACCCTCCATGCTTGTTTTAACTTCCTCAGGCAACAACGCATACTCTTCACCAATCCCAAGATACAAACTATAGTCAACATGTTCATGAATCCGATTGCAAAACTCTCCTTGGATGTCAAGTTTAACCTCTGTACTTTCGTGAACATTTGTCACGTCACAAATAGTAAGGATGTTTACTTCTAGTTCATTAATCCCTTCGTAGACTGCCTTGAGCCGAGAGCTTAGCCACGACCAATCATCGTAGTTTGTTTCTGCTCTCTTTTGGTTTTCGAGGCGATTCGATAACAACGTTCTTTGGAGAACGCTGAGATTACTGATAATTAATGTATCGACCGGGAAGCCAAATTTCTTTTCTCTTTCTTCGGCATTTCCAGTTAAGGCCACTTTAAGGCGATAAAGATCCATTTCATCATTGATCTTTACATACTTAGCTCCAGCCTTTGCTAATTGGGTGCTCACAGCCCCTGTAACGGCCCAAAGAGCATTCTTGCTACCAAGCCCCCACTTAGTGGCTTCGAGCCCTGAAACCGTCCCCAAAACGGCTCTAACGCCTTTGGGTGCATCATCTATCCCTGCTTTATGAATTGTAACTGTCATATATCTTCTTTCTGTGTTATTTATTTATTTCTACTGGCTTCTCAAAATAGACTGGACAAATTGGTTTATGGTCACACCACAAACAATTATCCGGACTAATACTTGGAACATAGACTTCAAACTCTATGGCTCTAGCAATCTGTTCAACCAACCTGTAAAGTCTACCATAATCAAGATCACCTCGATCACCTACGTTAATTGGTTTATTCTTTCTGAGATCATACCAAATGTTTTCTCTTGGCTTGTCTTTAAATATCTCCCAGAGTTCTTCGCCATTTTCTATACCAGTATATTTTTCTTCCTCGCCGGGATAGCCGCACCAAAATTCTTTTTGACGACTAGCCCAATCATAAGAAGTCCACTGGACATCAAGATGTAATGTATCCATATTTGGTTTGGCGGCAGTTTTCAAATCTGAAATTACAAGCTTGGAATAATCTGGGTCAGTATAAAGATGATCGACGATCCCGCTAAGCTGATGCTCGCCAAAGTCAACCATAAATCTAAGCTCAACACCAAGAGTAACTTTAGTTGTCCATTTATAAGATTCAATATACTCCTTAATCATCTTAGGACCAGCATCTTTAAACTTTGTGTAAGATGTTGTTCTGTTCCAGTAATCAGGTTCGATTGAATTAAAGTATCTTGAAAACTCTTCGATCGCTTCTTCTTCAGTTCCTCCCTTGTGAAATAGCTCAAGACCAGAGTGAACCGATGAGCCAAAGTGAGCGCTAGATCCAGTTGACCATTCGCCGATCTTGTCAACATAAGTGTATTTAGCGCTGAGTGAGCATGAGCCCCAACGCTTCGCTTGAGATGGACTTATTTTCAAGAGATATCCTTTTTCGTTAAAAGTTTAATCAAATAAACTATTTCCATATCTGTTACATTTAGTTCTGAGATAAGCTTAGAGAAGGATTCTATCGTAGGAAGGACTGAACCAGATTCGACCTTACTCACGTAACTTGCAGAAAGTCCCGCTCTTGAAGATAATTCTCTAGCGGAAATTTCAGATCTTTCTCTTAAGAATTTCATCAAGAAGCTAAACTCTGCGTTTGTCATTAAATACTAACTCTCTTTCGCATCCAAAACAAATCCAATCGATGCCGTTATAAAACCCTCCGTGAATCTGAAGATGTCCACATTGTTGATCAAATGAAAATATATCTGGGAGTGGGTATAAGTTCCCTAGCTTAACGGCGAATCTGTCATCTAAATTTTCTAACTTTTCTGTTTCGATCCAGCCAGCCATAAGTCCTTCAGTCATTATAACAGCTACGTCTGACAGTGGATCTTCTATATATAGAGTTTGGCCTCTGTAACTTCCAGCACGAACTCTTGCAGTTCTTCCTCTTAAGTCAGTAAACAAGTACCCTTTTCCATCAAGAGCTTCGATTGTCGGAGTAATCTCATAGCGTTCAAGAATATTGGCGATACCAATAATTTCTTCACGAGGAGCTTGAGGCAACCTCTTTTCTAAACGCTCTACTATTTCAGTCATGAAAATAGTATATCATATGAAATGTAATTTGTCAACTCGCTTTTAATTAACTTTCTCTCCAAAGATTTGAACAGTGATGCCACCATGCTCTGATGGAAAAGCCGCCCAGATAGTTAAGTAATCAAAAGGCGTCATAATGTTTGCCTGAGGATAAGGCGGAGTTGTCTGGTAATCAATGTTGTTCATTTGAAACGTAGATTTGTTATCGCCAGCAGCCATTGTTGCAACACCTATCTCAATATTCTGTTCAAAGATGTTGCCTCGGAGAATATAGAACTCGTTGTTATCAATCCCTGTTGATGTAGTAGCAACGTAACCACCAGTAATTTTGATGTTTGTGGAAGGGTACCATTTATCCGACAACGAGGAATCATCTAGAATCCCCATAAAGTTGAATACAGGGATAGTTATTGATTCTGGTTGTCTCTGTTTTGAGTTGACAGGAACGAGATTGTTGGTTGGATATACCTTCATATTAAAGACTCGGATTCGTGATAGAGGTTCCAGTGAAAGAAAAATTGAGAATCATTTTCTGATAGAACTGGCCGATTGTTACGACTTGAATTTTTGCTCCAGTATAAAACACGCTTAATGGAAGGCGCTCGATAGTTTTCCATTCAGAAACGTGAGCCGAAGCTGTCGGCATCTGGCCTTCAATAATTCCTTGTCCCTCTAAGATTTCGAACCCTGCCGTGAAATTTGGGAGAGTAATAAACCTTACCGGAAAGTTTACATCAACATATGCCTCACCAGCATTGTTAATCATGACTCTTCCAGGGACTACAGCTACATCACTTTTTACAGTCTGAAGATCAGCCGCTCTCGTTTGCTCATTGGCAAGAACCTTGCGGAATTGATTAATGTTTTGCATAAGTTTTCCTTAGGTTAGCTCGGGAGGTTCTTTGATCACAAGTAATGTATCGGCAGCAGACAGTTCAATTTCGTTATCAATTGTGATATAGAATCTTAAAATTCCGTTGCCAGGGGAAACTGTTGTCCCAAGTATTTTAACTACATATTCTTTAGTTTGACCGTTAACTCCAAGTGCTGGAAGATAAGTAATTTCACTAACGCTATTGAGTCTTTGGAAAATAACAGGATTAGCTAAGTCTGTTACATCGTGGATGAGAACAAATATCTCGGTACCAAGAGGTGGTGACAACGCCTCGATTGTTATTGGTGTTTGTAATAGACGTTTACGTAGAGTCAGGTTGCCAGTAAATGTCCAACTTTCTTTTTCAATAATTGAACCACCCTCAAACTCACCATCAAACTCAGCAATATTAGAGACAGATCCGTTCGCTTTCGCTCCCTTATCTAGTTCTCTATTAGTGGCGATTTGCCAACGGTCAACACGTTCTGAGACTTCCAGCCATCTACGAGTCGGCCCTGGTGCATCAGAGTTGTTTGCTGTAATAACCCAGTTATCTTTGTCTCCAAGCCAATGTGACGTTGTGTTCATTGTCCAAACGCCAGAGTCAAGATCGTTATTTGAGTTAAGTCCGCTGATATAGTGAATGTTGAACTCCCCAGTGTTTCGTTCAATGAACTTCACTTGATCTCCAAGCGATAGTGCAGGGTTGGCTACAATTGTTGCCGAAGAAGTTCGCTCAGCAAACCATGCGTTAATGCTGATAAGTTCAGCCATAAGTTTCGCTTCTTCTTTGTTCGTGAAGAGTTGGCTAATCCATAGACCCACCCGAGGAATGTTGCGGAGAGTTTTGATTCCTGGCCGGATTTCTTCACTACCAGATCTTGGAGTATGGCGGACGAAACCAGTGATCTTTGGGTTTTTGGGATCTGGTTGATCGGTGCCAATGATAATCTCAGATCGCATTGATTCTGAGCCAAGGGTTGTATCGTAGTTAAACAGGTCAACCTCTTCGTCAATTACGGGAATAAATGGGATGGCATCAGGATCAGTCTTATCCACCCTATTGTAAGTACCTTCTTCAACGTAGATTCTTTGTCCATCAATATCGAAGTTACCGGCGCTCCAAAGATTGGGCGAACTTAAGTAAGCCGATCCATCTTCTTGAATTCTAAATCTGTACGCCACAACTTCACACAACTCTTTAATGATGTCAAGAATGGGGCGCTTATCGAATTTATCAGCTTCAAGATAAGTGTCGGTTTTAATGCCAGTTGATTCAAGAGCGCCATAAACTGATGGAGCTTCATCGTCTTCTAGTGTTGCATCATAGAAAGTAAAGCCAGACCACATAAGTAGCTCTTTGATAATTTTCGTATAGTCTCCGTCGAACGAACCATCATGCCAACGATAGCCAGTCAACCCAGTGTATCCTGGTTGTCCCCAGAATTCTGCGTTATACCATTTAATGTCACCGCTCGCCAGAAGAACCCAGAAACCAGTTCCATCAGGATCTCTTGCCATACTCCAAACGATAGCTTTATAGAAACTCCAATCAAAGATATTTGTTTCATCAATAGCCACATCAAAGTTTGCATTGTTTACTGGCCAAATATAAGTCGGCCCCTGTTTAACAGCATCACCGAATGCCGCAATATGACCAGAACCAAAAGTAATCCAATAACCATTACCAGTTTTTGTTGACTCAAGCGCTGTAGCGAACTCTTCAGATCCGAGCTCGAAAGTGTTGGCCATACCCTTATTGTAAACACGGTTCTTTAATTGACCATACTGATGCATGTCGGTGCCATAAGTAAAGATTTCACCAGAACCGGAAGTCACCCAGAAGCCAATTTTAGTTGGGTGGGCAGCAATGGCTCTTGCTTTATGTTGAACTGAATAATTGTATGGTTCTCTGTCGGCAGTATACGCATCCATATATTGTGTGAGAGTTGTTGTTGGAAGATGGATTGTTGCTGGGGTGCCAGAAGTTACAGCATCGCCAAAGCCTTTGATTGTGCCATTAGAGAAACAAATCCAGTAACCTTCACCAGTATGAGTAACAGCTAGACCAACGGCAATAGTGCTATACTCGCCCCAAATTTCACCGCCAGGCCAAGCAATTTCATAGTCACCGTGATGTTCTGCTAAACCAAAAGCATAAACATTACCCATTCGGTCTAAGACCCAATAACCTTTACCAGATGGATGGCCTTCGATGGCAATGGCTTGATTTCTAGCGTGGGCAGTATGAATTGGAACCGGACCCCATGCTGAAGAATCGTAGTCAGCGGCGTCACCGAAACCATAAACGGTACCGTTATAATCAATAATCCAATAACCTCTTGTTGGGTGTGCTCCCATAGCAAAAGTCCAAGGAACGCTATCTGGTCCTGCGGTAAACTCATCGACTTTATTCCCTTCACGGAATAATTGAAGATCTCGAATACCACCACGATATTGATGGTCATCAGCATCTGGGATACCTGAGTAATAGAGATGTCTAAATGAAATTCTAATCTTATTAATGAAGAGCTTTGTTTTTGTGACTGGTCCAGCTGGCAAATCTTTAAATCTGTGAGGGATCTCAATATTAACAAGTGGTTCCTGATTATCCGGCACAGCTACCGGGATATTTACGTGTTGGACAGCCGGAATAACGGCGTCACCAGTACCAGGAACATTCGTTGTGCCAAGCCATTCATCATCAGCATTAGACATGGAAATCCAACAATCGTAGCCACCAGCCCAGCCCTTAATAACTAGCTTGCTGACTTCCTGTTCAACGTTAAATTCCCACCAAACAGTTTCATCATCCGGACCTTCATAGGCTTCAGATAATCCATAGGTAGTCCAGTTGCCGTCTTTAATATGTGCCGGTTTATGTCCATTGATGCTCTTGTTATATACGCCAAACTCTTCGTCCAAAGAAGAGTTTTCATAACCTACACGAATTTCACCCATAGAACCTGGCGAGACATAGATGCTAGCCTTTGGAACAGCACCGAAGAAAGAGTCGAATACTGACTTGCCTTCTGGATAATGTGTTAATGGATAAAGACCATCAGGAACGGTTGGTGGAAAGCAAATCTGATCCATAAGAAGTTTGCCCATGTCTTTGCAATTTAAGACAAGTTCGCCACCTGATCCGGCAGAGATTGATTCAATCAACCAAGTACCAGTTTGAAGAATATATTCATCGTCGAGGTTTTCTTGGACAGACTTAAAAGTAAATGCGTTAGAGTGTCCGCCGTAACCTTCATAGGTGTTTCCAGTAAAAAAGCCAGTACCATTCCGACGAGCATAGAAGTTGGCGTGTTTTACGCGAGGGCACCAAACAACATCGTCATAGTCAACTTGTTTAATGGGACGCCCACTCTGTTTCGCAGCTGAAACCGGACTAGTAGAACTTGTCCGAAGTAAACTTGTAACACTAGAATCAGAACGTTCTCTAGTGTGGAAAGCTCGTCCGGCCAGAACGCAGGCGAACTCAAATGCAGCAATTCGTTCATGGTGTTTTTGAATAAAAACTTCTTGTATATTGCCGCTTGAATTTTGGTAGCGTGAGCCATCACCATTTAGGCATGTATCAATAAAAAGATCAAGCTGACCAGCCGTGAGAGAAAGGAGAAACTCAGCACTAGGGATTTTATCATAAGTCTGAATTACCTCTTGGAGTTTCAAACCAATAGATTTTTCCAGAACAAAAGTAGACTTGCCAGATTCGTAGGTCTGTTCAGTCCATGCGTGCGTCTTTGTTGGGGGGGTACGTTTTCCCACTTTCCATCGTCGAATGGTTTCTAGAGATATCCCTGTTATCAAGGCAATTTTCTTGATTGGTGAGCCATTACTTAACAATGCGACCGCTTTGTCTACAGCATCTTGGTCAAGCTTTTTTCCTCGCGCTAATGGGCCTGGGTCGCCATATAGGGCGGTGAGGACAGTTCTGATTCTTTGTGTTGTTTTAGGATTGGCTGATGGTGACTGTGAAATATTGTAATATCCACCGTTGATTGCACGTCTATCTGAACTGCCTTCAGTGTAGTACCAAGCAGCAAGTTCTACAAATTCATCACTATAAACCTTCTCAATGGGAGCTTCACCATAGGTCGCTGCTAGCGGGATTTCAGAGTGACCATTAAGAGTCTCTGTGGTGCGCCATTCATATTCGTCTTTGTGGTTTTTTACTAACCATCTATGGTTTGCTGTTGTAAGCGAGTCGTGTGTTTTAGTCTTTAGGTTAGTAAGTTGCCCTTTGAATGGGGCTTTAAAGACCTCTATAATTTCTTGCCACTCGGACAATCCGGTTTCGGGGTTGATGCCTAGCGCATAGTCACCTTCCAGCACCTCGTCCCAGCGTAGCCAGCCGCGCCGTGTTAGGATCTCGGTGTCGGTATCAAGGCAACGAATTAAACCATAAGGAACTAAAACATTCTGCCAGCTAAAGTTGGGGTCCCAGAATCCGTCTTTGCGAAATGAACCTTTGCCAGCTACCTGATTCCAGCGGTTTACTTCCAGTCCACGTTTGGGCCAAAAGAAACCGGGCTTGCCGAGTTGTCCCGCCAACTCTGGAGCCTGAAGATTATCTTCGTGCCAAGTGTTATAAAGCGTGATAGTACAAGAAGCAATATCTTGGCCTTCGGAACGATCCCAAGAAATGTTCTTAATATTTGGGACTTCCCATTCAACGCCACTATCGGTAACGTCCTGGAACCATCTATAAGGACCTCTTACGCTATTGCCGTAAACTGCCCCAGTAGAATTTAACTCCCACAATGGCTCAACAGTAACTCGTCCATTTGGCTTATCTTGGCCAAAGAAGTGACCAGATTTTACCTTCTCGAACATATCTGGATAAAATCTCATACATCACCTTAATCCCTTTAACCTCTATCCAAAACAAAACCTTCAGCAGAATAATCCATCAACCAATCATAAACGCTATCTTTGCGTCTAGTGGGAGAAAAGCTCTTTAAATACACCCAGAATTTCTGTCCTAGATCATCTGTAATACGTATCTGTTTGCTTTTATTTACCCATGTTTTAAATGAATTGTATTGTGCTTCCTCTAATATAACGCCAGAAAAGCTAACTTTATGTGGTTCCCGGCGACCTTCATAAATAACTTGCGCTCCTGCACATGTAGCTTGATAGGTTATTTTTCTCTGAGCAAAGTGACTGGGCATCGAAGCTGAATCTGGATTTACCGGAAGTTGATACGTTGTGGTACCATCAAAGAAAGTCCAAGCAACTCTCTCTAAAAGAGGAGCGTCAAAACTTGTCTCTACCGCTCCATATTCTTCTTCGCCATACTGAAACTGACCGAACTTTGCCATTAGTCAATCCTCAACCAGATATGAGGGACCATCGGAGAGGTATTAGTGAATTCTGTTGGTACATCAGCGGACCCATAAGTCTCAATCGCCCAACCACCGTTTGTAATTGGGTTTGTTGGAAGAGTCGAGGTGATATTATCTAAAGTATAGATAGTCCAATAGTCAGTTTCATTTGCTGGCACCGCTGCCTGTGGAGCAATTTGGGTAACTCTATCAAAAAATACTAGTGAAGTCGGCTCAGCTAATCCCTGAAATCCCCAGCATAACCAATAGCGACCAGCAGTTAAACCAAGAGCAGAAAATGTGACTGGAACAGTAACTTCGCCAGTAGTGATATCTGCAACACTGTCAAGTAACGGAACGCCCGTAGGCATACCGGAACCGTCATCAGAATAAATACCAATTCTCATATTCGGAGAACCTGTATGAGATGTGGGAGACTCTAGCGGAACATCCCAAGCATCTACTGTAATAGTTTCTGAAAGTGAGAACGGAAAGAAGTAGAATTTTTCATCAACAGTTTCAGGAATTTCAGCCGTGACTGCCCCGATACCAACACTTTTGCCAGTTAAAATATACGAACCAGAGTCAACGAAAACAGTTTCAGTGATACCTCCAGAGAAGGCGGCTAAAGAGTCCCCAGCGGCCCCCCTCGGCCCCGGTGGTCCAGTCAGCCCAATCGGCCCCTGGATACCCTGAGCGCCCTGAGCGCCCGTCGCGGTCACTTCTATGCTTATAGATCCTGTGGTGTCGTTGTACGTGACGGTCGCCCCTGTCTGGGTGCCGTCAGAGAACATTGCGGCAACATAATCTTGAACAAGTTCCGCTAGTCCTGAAGACAATACTAAGTCTGACGTATCGGTGATACCGTGTACCGCAGTTTCATCTTCAAGGTGAGCGATGATCTTTGCAATAGTATCATTCACTGTGGCAGCGAGAACCGTATCTTCGTTGTCTATGTAAGGATAGTCAGTAGGTGGCCAGGCCATAATATTAAACCTCTTCCAAAATTATACCGGAAACTGAATAAGAATGTTTCCAACGATGTTGACGTGAACGAACTCTCTCTACAGTAAATGTATCGACAAAGCATAAATGTTCTCGGCCCAAGTCATCTCTGATTTGGAACGGATAGTCCTTATTAAACCACAAAATTAAAGTATAATACTGTTCTAAAGTATAAACCTTGCCATTATAGGCAAACGTTTCTTGCTCTTTTGGGGCAGCATGAGCTACAACAGCGTTTACTTGAAGAGCATTAGCGGAAGTTTTGTATGTGCTGACAGCAGCTTCATAACGAGTATTTTTTACTATAGCATGTGACCCTGAATCTTCGGCAGGGTTTACTTCCATAAAATACTCATCTAGTGTAACTGGGTCATAAAATCTCCAGGCAATTCTATCTACCATGATTAATACCTGCTTGGTGTGTTGCTATTTCTTCCAACGCCGAGGGCATCTGAAAGAACTCTAACGATTTGTGCTTCTGACATATTCTGGCCAATCTCGATTTTAAGATCGATCTTACGGTTGTCCTGATATCCAATTTGGTTTGTTCCTGCACCAGGCTGTTTGCCGGTTTGGTTAAGTCTACGAACCTCATAAAGGGTCGGCAGAGCAAGAGTTGTTGGAAGGTTTGCCTGGAGATCTGAACCAATATCATTCTTGAGGTTTCTAAGAGTCTTCTCAAGTTCTTTGAACTGTTTAGAAGCAGGACTAAGAGTCTGCTGTAAAGCAGTAAGGTAAGCGATGTATTGTGTCTTAGTGATCTTGCCTGTATCAAGTAGATACTGGTAATCATCAAGTTTTGTTTGGAACAGTGTATCTCTAGCTGATTTATCCGCTGCAATAGAAGCAGCGCGAAGACTGTTAATTTCTGCCGTTCCGGACTTCGAGGCTATGGCATCCTTCAACTGTTGGCGGGCAAGAGCGGCGGCCACATTTGCAGCACCAACATCATCATCTAGTGACTGTAATTGTGCTTGACGTAGGGTGTAGACCGAATACTGAGCAGCTTGCATTGCGTCACGTAGAGTTCTTTGGGCTTCAAGAGTTCTTAATGCGGCGTCAGCTTGCGCTGCCTTACCTTTCGCTTCTCCTTCTAAAGATTTTGCTATACTTAAATCAAATTTAGCTTGTGCTACTGGGTCTTCACCAGTTACTACTGCACGGAATAGCGCCACCATCGAGTCTCTTACCCCTCTTTGAGCATCTCTAAGAGCGCGTTCTCGTTGTTTTACTTCAAGAGCGGCTTTATTCCGGGCTTCTTGGCCTCTGGCCTCATTCAAGGCCAATTTAGCATCATCTAAAGCATATTGGGCTTCTTTAACTGGATCTTCATCAGCTGCTACGAAGCTAAATAATTCTCTCGCTGAATCTCGTTGTGCCTTCTGAGCGTCAGATATTTCTCTCCTGGCAGAAATAACAGCCGCCTGGGCATTCAACGCATCAGCCCCACTAGGATCTTTCGCATTAGCCGCATTCAACGCAGCCTGAGCAGCCGCTAAATTGGCTTGAGCGGCTCCCACGGTATCTCCAGCATCAGTAGCTCTGGCTTTAGCTAGTCCATATCTTGCTTCGGTTTCAGCCTGAATAGCGTCGGCAAAGGCTTGGTCAGCTTGGAGTATGTCACCCAAAGCTTCATTGATGGCTATTGCGCGTTCATTCGCATCTTCAATTGTCTGAGCTTTAAGCAATTTTGCATTTGCTTGAGCCTTTTCTAGAATAGCTATAGCTTTAGCATTTCCATTCATTCGAATTTTCTGCAACTCGAATGCAGAGTCCGCAACACTTTGTGCATCGTCTGCTGCTTCTTTCGCTACTTCTTTGTCTAGCTTGGCTTTCTCAGCAATCATGTCAACGCCAAAGGCTTTACCGTCACCTTTAGTTGGGACTTTAATTTTTTTGCCGTTGTCATCAGTTCTAACGGTATAAGAATCTGGAGCCAGATTTAGAAGTTCTGAAATAAGCTCCATGGTAGCGACGATGTTGGCTCTATCTGCTTCTGATAAAGATTTATCCTGTAGCTTACTCTTTAGAGCATCCTGCTTCTGGCCTAGATATTTAATCGTATCCTCGGATACAATCCCATCGTCCATAAAGTCTTTTAAGACTTTATCAAGTAACCCGCCAGGACCCTTACCAATAAGACCCTTTGTTTTTTCTCCCTTATTTAGGGCTCGAACGGATTCTGCCAAATCTTGGTACTGGCTGGAATCTTCGATGTTGAGTTTTTGAATGGCAAATCTAACCTCTTCAGGTATATCAAATCCTTCATTAATAAGTTTTTGAGCTAGGGCAAGGTCATCAGTATTTTTAACGATATTTTCGTAGTATTCGCGCGTATTTTCAAGAAGTGAAAGAGCTGCCTTGCGGCGAGCTTCTGGGTCTTTAACAAAATCAGGGTTTCTTAAGTTACTTAAAGCATTAAGAGATTCTTTTTGATTGACCTCTTCGTCTGAAGCACCAAGTAACTTGAATACTTCTAGATCTCTTTCTTGTCGATCAAGAAGGGTGCTAGTGACAGCAGAGTTAATATCTTTGTTTGCTTGTCTTATTGCTTCTTCTTGTCCAGGTGTTTTAATTTTGATCTTCTTCAGATCTGCTATAGTTTTCCTTAGAACTTCCACATAAGTTTCTAGAGAAACTCGTCTATCCTCAAAGAATTCTTTAGCTGCCTTAAGATCGCCATTAATAGTTTCGCTTGTACTTTTTGCAAGGGCTCGTATGGGCTGGGTTACATCATTAGCATAAGAAGAATATTCGCTATCAGTCAAACCAGAGGATTGGATAGCCGCCAACACAGCGTTAATTTCTTTTACAAGTTTTGGATCAGCACTATTTGACTCTCTTAAGTCTTGTAAGTCTCCGTAGATATCTTCACTTTTTAGGAGTACATTAGCCACTTCACCAGAAACAGTCTTATTTCTAAGATTAATTCTATCTCTTATTTTTTGGAGAGCAAGAGCAGAATTGTCTTTAGCTGAATTACCCTTAGTATACTTTTTGGTTAAATCAATACTTTCTCCATCAGCGATAGAAAAAACTGATTCTTTAGGAGTTTTTTTCGTTCCTCTAACCAGTTGTGCCGTAAGTCTCTGACCAGTTTTAGACGAAGCTACTTTCGATCCAATTTCAGTTTTAGATTTTGCCTCCCGAATCAAGGCTTCAATTTCTGTTAATTCAGAGTCGGTAGACAGATCATTTAGTCCCCGCCAAAATCTATAGAAGAGACTTTCTTTGACTTTTAGTTTCTTTGCTTCTTCAAAAATATCTTTAGTAGATCTTTTATCTTTGGATAAATTGACCTGAAGCTTGGTGATGTCTGTTTTATCTTTCTCAACTTTATCTGTGAAAGTTTGATACGCTCCGAAAATACCAGCAGCAGCTAAGAATCCAACTCCAGTCGCCCCACCAATAGCAGTATAAAGTCCCCGACCAGAAGCCTTCGCTACGCCAAGCGACCCAGCCCCTTGAGCAAGAAAAGAGCTTTTAGAATTTAATGTGGGGGACAACCCTTTTTGAATATTAGTTTTAAGGAGTGATTGTCTATAAGCTTCTCTGGAATTGGGGAAAAATCCTTTAGATCTAACGCCAGCAATTAGTGGGATAGAACTGATAGCGGCACCAGCTCTGCTACCACCAGTAGATCCGGCAGCAGTAGCAGCAGCTAGAGCTTGTTGTCCAATTAATGCTTTTGTAACAGTAGTTATAACCTTCATCTGGATTGCCACAGCAGCAAGATTAGATGCCCAACCTCCAGTTAACTTATCTATTTTTGTAAAAATTGAAAAAATACCATTTGTGACTTTGAGCATTACCTCTAGTTCTTTTAGAGATAGACCAATAGCTTTACCTATCCCAGAATCAACAAAAGTTTTTGCCAGCTTTGTGAACTCAACGCTAAGCTTCCTAAAGATAACAGTTATTCTTTTTTGAAGCGCTGCAAATCGTTCATCCAAAACACCAGCGCTGTTTTCCGCTTCTTTCGTTGCTTTGTCTAGCCCTTTTGTATCATTAAAAACAGAAAGAAGGGCATTCGCTTCTCTTCTACCACCGAGAAGTTGAATAACAAATTCTCTAGAGCCTTTATCTAATTGGTCAAAAGATCCTGATAAGGACCTAAATATTTCTTTCGTGTCAGAATTCTGAATGGCTTTTATGAAGTTAGTATAACCCTTACCCCCATCAAGCTGCTCAAATAGGCTCTGATTTTTGTTGGCAATATTAAAGAAGTCTTGACTGTTTTTTGTAATGGCGGGGATAATACGACCGAACTGCTCAGCAAGAACGGTACCAGTAGCGCCAGAACGCTTCTGCGCAATAGCCGCAATAGCTGCGAACTCTTCTAGAGAGAAGCCAGCAGCTTCGGCAACGGGGCCAATATCACCAAGGAAGGAAATTGTTTCCTTTGCTTTAACACCTGTTGAAACTTCAAGCTTAGCGGCCACGTCACCGATTCGATCAGCAGAAGTTCCGAAAGCGAATGAGGCAGCCGTTAGACCGTCAACAAGTTCCTTTTGAGCAATACCAGTAACTACAGAAAGTTTACCGGCAGCTTCGATCTGCTTAGCTACAACCTCGTCGCCATATCTAGTGATGTTATCCGATCCTTTAAGGCCCCCATCATTAAGTTTATTAGGGTCATATTCTAAGTCACCGAAAGCGCCTTGGATTTGGAGGGCTAGATCGCCAATTTCAGCAGCAGCGATACCTGTTTCAGAAGAAATATCAAGAATCTGTTTTTTAAGGTTAGCTAACCTATCCACATCATCTAAACCATTAAGCTGTGATTCAAGCTTAGTGAAAGTAATAGCCAACTCTTCGGTATCTTTGACAGCGTTTTTAATACCAGCAAAAGCTCCAAATAGAACTGCTGATGGAAGAGCGAATTTAAGTGTTGTAGCTAAGCCCCCGCCCAAGAAAGCACCCGCATCTCGTCCACCAGCATTTTCTGTAGCTTTAAACCCTCCAACAATACCTGATGCAGCGGTCTGTGATTTAACTGCACGAATATTAGCTTGTCTCTGTAAAGCCAAAGCATTTCCATTGGCTTGATCTAATGCAATTTGATTAGCAGTCGCTTCAGCTTTGAGAAGAGCGGTATCATAGGTTGTTTTAGCGGCTACCCGAGAGGCGGCGACCTCTTGTCTAATAGCGAGATTCAATTGGTCTTGCGTAATTTTACCAAGAGCAAATGCTTCAATGCTTGATTGCATTGTAAGAGAAAGTTGATTTGCTGCTGTAGATACCTTAGTTCTTGAAACGGTTTCTAAAGCAATAGCTTCGACGCTAGCAGCATCAGCGACAATCAGTTCATTTGTGGCTATAGCTTTTCTTCTATTCGTTGTTGCCGCAGCAAGAGTAGCCTCTAATGCTTCCTGATCTCCAATGATGGAAAGATTAAGTGAAGAAGCCATACGGAGTCTGGAAGTTGTAGCTTGACGAAGCGATTCTATATTCCCCGGCATTAACTCAAGTTGCGCTAGTTCAGCAGCTGCAACTGCATTTCTAGTTCGTGTCACCGCAGCTTGATCCCCACCCAGTGAAGAAACTGCACCAGGAGTAGTTAGGAGTTGTCTTGCAGTTGCCGCTGCTTGTTCGGCTTTTGCTAGAGTGGCTTGATTCGTAGCACTAAGATACGCTTCATCGCCAGCCTGCGCTCTGAGCAGCATCGCTCCAAGTTGCTTTTTGAGAGTTGATAATTCTAGGTCTAATTCAGTTGAAACACCAGAAGCTAGAAGCTCTTTCTGCGCCTCGATAACTTGACGTAATCTTATTTCTATATAACGAGCTTCTGCATTCGCTAATTGTGCTTGAAGCTCTGGATTAGCATTGATAATCCCGCCCCTTAAAGCTTTAGCTGATGCCTCTCCAGCGATAAGGTTTGCCTCTCCAATACCTCGTTCCAATCCTATTTTTGGATTAGCAAAGCTTGCTTGGGAAACTCTGCCCGCCAAAGTAGCTCTTTGAGCAGCTTCAAGAGCTACTTCTTCTGCAATAGCTAATTCCAGGGCCGCCATCTTAGAGTTATATGCTGCTCTTCTTTTGAATCTTTCTTGACCAAGTACAACTTCACCTTCGGCTGATTGAATTAACTGTCCCATTGCAGCTTCAAGACGAAGCGTGCCACGTAGAGCCACCGGAGAAAGATTATTCGTTACTGGTTGCTGTCCACTACTGTTTAGTATCGGTGACTGCGTTACGCCAACAGTACCCTTTTTCATCGCTTCTAGCTTAGCTCTTGTATCTGCTAAAAACTGATTAGCTCCAGCAAGTCTAGCCGCTTGAGGAATTTGATCTACACGAGCCTGTGTGCCATCTTTATTTAGAGCAGCAAGTCTAGCTCTAGCGCTAGCAGAAGCAGCCAATGATGCTTCAGAAGCAAGACGCGCTTGTCTGGCCGCCAAAATTTCGGCATCAATACCTTCTGATTTACCGTCAGCAACTCGCTGGGCCTGAGCAGCTCTAAGCTTTTCGGCAGCAACTTGACCTTCAGCTTTAAGTTGTTCTGCCTTGGCCGCTAATCGCTCTTTGTCATAGGCAGCTTCAATCGCTAAAGCATCTTTTCTATTACTAAAGTCTTGAGTATCTGCTCTAGGAGTGAAAATCCTCGGGTTGCCATTAGCATTCAATAAGCCCTGCTGCTGAAGAATTGGATTAGCAGTTAGCTTCGCAAATCTTTCAGCCTGTTGAGAAACTGGGACAAATTGACCTTTAGCTGTTCTAGATGATACCGCTTCAAACTGAGTAATAAATCTCTGAAATTCAGCATCTAAAAACTTAGCTTGGGTTTTACCAAACTCTACCCCACCAGCTCGGAAGGCAGCTTGTGTACCTAGCCGAAGTTGTTCTGTTCCTTTAATTGGGTCATATTTTTGTCCTGATGCAAGAGCTGTAATTCGATTGCTTTCCGATTGAAGAGCAATAAGCTTCGCTTGGGCAGTAATTGCCTTGTTTATTTCAGCAGTATTTTGTCCTAGACTAGCTTTCTGGCCAATGATAGGCTTATCAATACGCTGAAGAACAGATGGCGGAAGAACTGGAATTTTGGTTGCGGGCGCAACGGCAGCCGCTTTACTTTGTAGTGCTGTTTGTTCGGCAGCAAAAGCTTTCAATTCTTGGCGAATACCGGAAAGATCTAAGCCACCTTTAATTAGGAAATCTGCTGCCATAGTCTTTCACCGCCTTCCATCAAACTAAATCCAATACCTCATATTATGTATCGTCATAACGACGCCTTAAATTCCTCGAACAAAGAGTTCGCCCCACCTTCTGGAATTGGCTCTAGTTCATTGGATGCACTGCCATACTTAGTTTTACGATCATCTGAAATCTTATCAAACCAAGATTCAAGCTCCCAATCTAAATGCCACTTCCAATAGGGAGGGATCTCTTCAGATGGAAGATTTTCTTGCCATGCTACAATCATCAGTGCGTGACTAATGCAATTAAAAGTGCTAGCAGGTATATCTTCGCTATTAGTACCTTTAGGCCAAATTAAAGCTCCAGCACCAGTTGACTTTGAGGCGGCGACCATCCTCAAAAATTGTGGATCGCCTGCTAGTCTTTTCCCTCCATGCCTGCGATCTCTAATTCAAGATATGCTTCTAGAAGTCTATTGTAAACACTTTGGTCGAGATAGTCAATCTCTTCTCGCGTCTCAAAGAAGAGTTCATCATGATCATCAATATTTCTAATGGCATAAAAGATACACCAACGATGGTATTCAGCCATTTGAACAACGTCTGCTTCATGTTCAATAAGCTTTGTTACAATCTGATCTTGAATAGCTTCTTCAGACTTGTCTTCCATATCAAGAGCATATTCATTAGCTTCATGCTCGACGGCAGAATCAACTAGATCGGTATATCGCCTAAGTTCCAGGTAGATTCTGTTGGCTTCTTTGTCATCTGGATTTAGCGCATACGTATCGCTAAGGCCGCTAACCCAGGCTTCTTGGAGAGTGATGAGATAGTCATCTTTCGCCCACTCATCTTCTGATGCAATCCTAGCTTCTGCGGATTCCCGAGCCTGCTGAACCTTCGGCGAGATAAGAAACTGAATTTGAGTTTCCTTCGTATCAAAGTCCCATTCAGAAAGAAGGTCAATATAAGCTAATCTATCTGGATTAGCTTTATCTTTAATAAGGGCAATAATTGGAGCTCGCACGACCTTAGATTTTTGGATAGCATCACGATCTTGCCAGCTATTAATCTTTTGAATCCATACTGAGAATTCACCCTCGTCATCATGAAAGCTAACTTCTTCACCTAAAACATAAAGATTAAGAAGTCGTTTACGAACAGGCGCAATAATATTGCTTTTAACTTTTTCACTCATGTGTTTCTCCTTCATACCACTCAATAAGTCACAACGCCTAATGTTGGACAATCCTATACTTATTATATCGTCACATAACGTAAAAAGGTCGCCCTAGCTCCCCAAGGCGACCTTTTTAACTTCTTGTATTAATGACTATGGTTAGACCCGTGCCACTTTATCTGGATAATGCTCTACGAGAAAGTCTATCAAATCTTCAACTCTTTGACCGTTCGGCTGTGGAACTACCCATAGCTCTAGATTTTCTATTCGGTTATCATCTCTAATTCCATTAATATGATGAATATTTTCAAACGATTCAAGTTTGCGACCAAGAAATTCTTCGTAAACTTCTCTATGTTGATAGATGCAATTTGATCCACCGGGAGTCCATTTGATTTTATATCCGTTTCGAATACTCCATCCATCGTTGTCCTTCTTGGAATCAGAGAGTTCTTTTTCGCTGCAAGCAGGTCCCACTCTCCCATAGGACCTATACCTATTATAATGCATATAGCAGAAGTTTGCTTGCTTATATTCTTTATCGCAATCAACAACGCAACATGATCCTGAAAGTTTTCTATCAAAATCAATTATAGCATCTGGTTCATTTTTCCACCGAGGACCACCAGAGCCTTCACGACGAAAAACCTTTCTTTGATCCTCTAATCCTAACGGATCTCCAGTTTTTCGCCATGCTCCATAGTGCCTAAAACACCAGGAACGACCATAGTTTTTATTAGGGCAAGCCTCGATGGAACACAATTTAGCTTGCACTAAATTGTCAATTTTCAAGACTAAATTCTTGATCCGTTGAAGACATACATCTGACCTGATTCAGAACTCCAGTTAAGAGTGTTCTCCATCTTGGACTGAACCTGACCCTGATAGCCAGGCACGTTGAACCGAGCATCTGGGATGTAAATGGTCTTAAGCCGTGCGCCAGTATCGGGATGAGAAATTCTCATCTCAAGAGGCACCGTCTGTGTGATGTTGGGGCCAATAACCTCATCATCAGGAACGCCAGTGATCTGGCTAAGCTTCGCCCAGAGATCGGCAGGATCGAACGGCTTCACACCAATCGAGCCAGAAACCTCAGGAACGTCATAGTCAGAAGCAACATAGTGCTTGTTACCAAGCTCTTCGTCGTTTTCTAGCGAAACGGACCAAGTGGCTTCAATGTTCTGAACTGAGTTGAACCGGGTAAATACTGGAGTCGCTCCAGCGGTACCAATGAACACGTCCAAATCCTGTGAACGAACAGCAGCAGGCTTCACTGAAGTTGTCTGGTGGATAAGCTCACCGCTAGGGTTATTGCCAAGCTGGGTGTAGGAACCTAGGGTTTGTGAACCGTAAGTCACCTTAACTCGGTTATAGGTTGTCCCTGTAGCAAGTGAAGTTGGAAGGGTAAATGTGGTTGTAGTGTTTGTGTAACCAGCATCACCAGTTGAATCAAAGTATACTCGTTTGAATGCATGAGTTGTTGTATGGAAAAGACATACGCTGAGCACATAAACGTCTTCGCCGGTCTGGTCATACTTTTCCGCTGTATTAGCTAGCGTATACTCTGGAGTACCCGAGGTGAAAGTAAACTCTTCAACATAAGGCTGGCCCTGTGTGTAGTAAATCGCATCGCCGGTAAGGGTGAATGACTGTGAAGCATTGTCGCCAACACCGAAACGATATGAAGCATTGCTGAGTGTAAGATACGGAATAACCGCACCCTTCACAATATCGAAAGCTCCACGAGTTGATTTGATTGGCGAGATGATGTCAATCGGGACAGCATTTCGGAAATCGATATCGTTAGATCCAACGGTTGAGGAGAAAGTTGTTGGGTTTTCGCCAACAAGCAAAGCCTCAAACTCTGTCGAAACGTCGAATGATTCAAGGTCATATGAAATCTCTGGGATACCAGTTGTAGTACCAATTGACTCATAGTTACCAAGCTCGTAAACTTTATCACGAGTAATGTTAAGGTCGCCTGGACCAGCAGTTTGGACACGATCCAAAACATACTTTCCGGCTTGTGTTAGGATGGAACCCCCGCGAATGGACATCGTTAATACCTCTTTCTTGTTAGGCTTTCTTCGCCTGTATGAATACTAACCTGCAAAACCTTTTGAATACTATCATATGCACAACATAAGCGATATGATTCCTATTGTATATAACGGAGTTATGAGTATAAAGTTTACTTAACTAAGCGAGCTTTCTTCTCCCAGCCCCTAAATACTTTCTCGATCTTCTTTGGATACACAGTATTGATCTTCTGAGCACCTTTGTCAATGAAGCTATATCCTTTAATACCTTTAGACAGAACCGGCTTATCCTCGTCTGGACGACCATTTTTACCAACAGCATATTGTCTTCTATTAAAGTTCGGGCGGACTTTTACTCCATCACGATCTTTGAATTGACGATGGGCAGTTTTTTTAGATTTAAGATAAAACGCATCCATGGGCTTTTTAGTACCAGGCTCAAAGTTTTTGCCGGGACTAGAAGAAGCAAAGAATGAATGAGAGAAAAACCCTCTTGGGACTAAGAAAGGATCAGAAGCTTTATAACGATCTAAATTAAACCTTTTAGAAGATGGGCGACCAAAGAATCTCATCGGAGTTGTGGTCACAGCTTTACGCCCTTTTGGTTGAGCACCGAAGTTAAGTCGATACCACTGTTTAGCTGTTCTGTCTAACCGTTTTTTATCAATAAAGAAAATACCTTTAGCGTCACCATAAATAACTTTTTCGTCTCCTAAAGCTCTTTCCATTGCTCCAGCAGAATACCGTTTAAGTTTTCTTGAGTCATTCTGACGATATGAAGGACGTTTGCCAATTCCAGAAGATGCGTATGCTTTTTGGACTGTCTGTCTTGCCTCGGCAGCAGTTTCTTTATTTATATTACTAATTTCGCTTTTGCGTTGCGTTGATTTTTCTAAGTTTCTAGCCCATTTACGCATATATTTAGCTATGTCATTTTCAACGCCCTTACTTACTTCTCTAACGATGGCTCTGGTGTTAACCCCACCAAATTTTTTGGCGTTTGTTTGAATTGGATATCTTGTTCCGTTCACTCTAGCCATGTGACTTACTCCTTGTCTACAATAATCTCATGCATCTCTTCGAACATAGCAAAAAAACTTTCATTAAAAACAACTTGTTCATCTACTATATCGAACACTAATTCACAAAGATCATTTATCTCATCTAAAATGACTTTGCGCAAACCAATGGCAGCCTCATCCGAAAGCATCAAATCACAATTTTGTTCCTTGTAGCTTAAGATAGTTGCAATACATCTATTTCTTCTTTTACCTAATAACCCTTTTTCATTCATCCCTTTTCCTTTGGTTAATCTATTGCTTTCTTAAAGATTTGGCAATAGCAGCAATTTCGTCATCCCTATCATACCTTGCTTCGAGTTCTTGCGTAAGTTGCTGAACTCTTTTTTGAAGTTCTCGAACAATTGGCGTTAACTGATTAGCATTGAGATTCCCGGTGGCTGGGATGTTTGCCAAATTGTCACGATTTGGTTTCTTTGGTTTAGGCATAGTCTCATCCTTCCAAGAGCGCTAGTAAGGTTTCGAGGGTCTGTTCAAGCTCGGCGATACGTTCTTCAGGTGTCAGGTCGACAACTGGCGTCTCCACTTCGATGGTTTCAACTAATACTCCGTCTACAAAGATTTCACGAATCATGGTGTTCCTACTTTCATCCAAATATTTGGAACTAACGGTGTTGTAAGTGACACAGTTGGATTAGCAGCCAAAGCACCTGAAACTGTTGCTGTATATGTGGCAGCCTGATTTGCTCCAGTAACAACCGCCGAACGATTCGCTGAGCTAGTCATTGCTAGCGCTCCACGTATAAGGGGGTTTGTTCCAGCCGTATCCAACGATTGAAATGCAAGGACAGCCCAGTAATTTCCTGGTGCAAGCGCCGTTGAAGAAAACGTTGCTTCTTTAGCCGCTGCCGTAGCTGTCGTAGTTGTATCCACCACAACTGCTCCAGGGCGACCAGAAGTATCGGAATGGACGCCCATTCTGAGTACAGCTGATCCTCCGGCGTTTCCAGTGCTCACTTCGATCCCGAGTCCCGTGATCGAGATGGCACGATCGATTGTAAACGGTACATATATTGCTTTGCCAGATGAGGACGATGCCGCACCACCGGTAGCAACACTCTGACTTCCAGTGCCATATGGCGTAGATAAGAGGACCCAATCATCCGCCACTGCCCTTGGGCAACCTCGGACCTGAGGTACAACATGTAGTAGAGCAAGAAGAGCAGCCTGATTTGCTAGTTCCAAAAATGCTCTACCGTAAGCCGTTGTTGTTAATGCAGCAATGCTAGTTAGATCTGAGTCAACAGGTTGCGATGCAGCGATAGCAGCAGCTTCGGCGGCGTTCGCGGCAGAAGTAACCTCAGAGGGAGTAGCAAAATCAGCAGAGTCTGCTAGTGCAGCAGAACCAAGTTCCATAACTGTACGAGCCTGTGATGGAGATAATTCTTCTGAATCGCCGCTACTTGCTGTTGCTCGGCCAATAATAGTGCCAGTTGCCACGTTAGAAATTACATCAACAGTTCCGCTTTCACCTTGATAGTCAAGCGAGACGAGCACCCATGCATCCACCCCGAATCCAGCAGCGGTGGCCGCTCGCCAAATCATCATGGCGTCCGTGTCGATGACTAGCGATGATGTGGTGAAGCTGTCGTTGCCCCACCCTCGCTGCATGTACTCCCCGGAGAATGGGTTGACGGTCAGCGTCCCGCCACCACCACTGGAAGTGATGTGCTGAACGGAAACCTCGGCACCCGGCATTGATGCAGCCGAAGGGAGCGTGATCGTACCGCCATCCTGAATCGTGTATGCGCCAGCTTCGGTCAGTGTGTGTGTTCCGGCGATACCAAGACCGACTACTTCGTTGAGCGTTGCGCTCCCACTGGCGATGTCGGTATCCCACAACCATTCCGGTTCGGTCGGGAAATCAAGCGTTGCGCCTGTGCCAATAGACGGAGATTCTCCTGATACGACGAACCCAGCAACGAGCAGCATTGAACTAAGATCACCAGAAGCAATTGGTTCGTCGAGTAGAAGCACCACGTCCTGTTCGACCGCCACGTCAGCGTGAGCGGGGTCGAGGTTCGCCCCGTTCTCAGTATTCGATCCCCATGCCCCAAGCGAGCCGACCTTGCAAGGGTACGCCCCACCGAACAGAATGGTCGCCTGGATATCTGTTAATTGATCAATGCCAGTAGCAGTCACGCGAACCTTTACACCTGTGAGACGATGCTCAGAGGATGGAGCAGTTGGAGACGAACTAGCAAGTGAAACCAATTGCGATCCAATATTAATCCACGGTAAGGCTGGTGTTGTAAGGCTAGCTGGAATAGTAAGTATTACGGCATCTGGCGGGGTACCACCAAAATCACCAGTTGTAGCAGCAAAAGCTTCGATCGTTGTGGACGGAGCAGTTCTTCCGGTAGCGAGGAACGCTCGCATGATATCTGATTCGGTGTTGAGGATGCGCCCGTCCACCGCCACGTCAGCGGTTTCGAGATCGTCAGCACGGCTTTCGAGTGAGCCTATCGACGATTCGAGTGCGGACGGATCGAACGCTTCGGCTGCTTCGGGCGTTGTCACAAAGTCGATGGGTGCAATAATTAGACGTCGAAGTTCTGTGTCATTCTCGTTGAGTCGAATAGCTGCTGTGGGATCGTTCCCCCAACAATGCACAGTGTTCGACGTGGAGAAAAACGTCTCATCCATCGGAGTGAACGAACCGGGTCCCCAATCTGCCGGGGAATCTGTAGTTACAAACCTCCCGACCCTGTAGATATCTCCGTTATTAGATCCATGACACAGTAGAATCCACTTGTCATCGACAAGAATCGCATCGTCGGCCACCAGGGATTTCTCGTACCAAGTGTCTGGCACCCGCTCAATGAGTTTCGTTTCAGTCCCGAAGTCCCACGTAACACCCTCATCCATTGAAAGGGCAACCCCAATGTCTCCGTGGAGAACATTATCAAGTCCTTCGTAGACCATAACCATTGTTGAGCCGTCAACAATGGTTACCGGAGAGGCGCAGAAATACTCATTCCACTCTACGGTTCCGGCTGTGATTATTTGATCTTGAAACACCCAGTCGTTGAGTGTATTTACCCCGGACTTGTACCACGAAAGGCCAATCTGGGTGCCCATGAGCTTCTGCTCGACATACATGTGAGCGCAACCATCAGAGTCACGCCACACTTTCCCGTCGACAGTTTTGGCTATGAATGGGTCCTCGGCCCCACGTCCCTCTCCGCCAACAGTGCGCTGCTCTTCTCCAGTGATCGGATTCTGTGGATGCTGAGTCCAAGTGAACCCATCTACAGATAGCGCCGCTCCGATACGGGAACCTTGAAACCCATCAACAAGGGGATCTACGTGAACCGTCCCACGGCCTGTCCATGTGGCAATCCACTGTTCGGTCGCATCATCCCAAAGAACTGGGCCGCACTCAACAAGATCAGAGTCCCAAACGCCAGAGTTAAGGACAGCTATCGGGGCTGAGTCGTGAAGAACCTCTTTGATCCGTTGTGGCCAACCAAGTCCATAACCGTGACCGTGATTCCCCCCAACCTTCTCCCAGTTCCCAGTAGCCGGATTAGAGATAGAGATTTCGATAAGCTCTCCAGGGTTGTAGATCAACTCGAAGTTAGAATCGACAGTACCAGAGGCGAACATCCGGCATTCGACGCCAGTGCGTCCATCTATAAGATCACCATAGATTTCTGGGTACCCGTCAGCAATAGTAGTGAAGAAAAGACGGTTTCGCTCTGATGCTGGGACAGTAATTGTGGGTGCGCCGATCTGGAAACGGTTGGCTGAGCGCATTGAGTGAGCAGTAGTAGATCCAGCAACAAGCTCTACAAGTTCATGGACAAGCATCGCCATGCCACAACGAAGGCGTGCGAGTCGGCCTGGAGCAGACGGCATTCCGTACAGTGTGAACCATGGGAATTTTATAAGCATCGGTTTAATATTAGTCATTTTGGAAAACTCCTGTCACGGTGCCTCTAAGGTAATCGCCGGATACGAGAACACGGGTAATCGTGTCACCGTTGGCGTCGAGAATATAGCCCTGTCGGCTCACGAATCCGGTGAACGGAAGCCCAGCGATTTGACCCCAGACAGAGCAGCGCAAATCGCTAGGAGTGCTCCAGCCCCAATACCAGTTGGAAAAGTCTGCGTCGAATGACCCGAGTAGTTTTCTAACAAGAAACTGCGGGGCACCAGTACCAGGAGTAGTCACATCAACCACGGAATGGAACGTAAGAGTGACCTCAGCCCAATACGGATTCGTGCGAGTAACGTGTCCGTGAGCAGTTACTGTGGACGAAACCCCGAAGTCAGCGTCGGTCTGCACCCACGGTTGTACTGCTATTGATGAATCGTAGTAAATAGTAGGTGCCCCGATAGGATTGTCGATCATCCATTGACGAAGACTTATCCAACCTGAATCGTCACCACCAACTTCGACCATTCCAGCATCGATACCTTGCGGTTGGAACGATGTTGCAGGAGCCGTTGGATCAAGCGCTCCAATACCACCAGACACAGCATCATTTGAGGCAACCCAAATAGAGTGCCAACCAAAACCTGCTCCGCCACAACCAATCGTGATTTGCTGTCCGCCAAGAACATCAATGGCTGTAAATCCTGTTGGGACTACTTCTGCGAGCACAGTTGGCCATTCTTCGCCAGGAAACATGAGAAGAACATTTGTTGGATCGTTATCTGTTGACCAGCCTTCGGTCCAATCAAAACTTGTTAGAGAATACCAGTCGTCGAGTTCGGCCTGGCCATCTCCGGCCCCAACATGGCCCTCACGATAGAATACCCACCACATTGTTTCGTTTTCAATGGGAGTAATATCAGAAGCAGTTCTATCAGGGCAGTATAAAACAACAGACGCCGTTAATGAGGCGCTAGCACCAGAACCATCACCAGGGGGCCCCTCAGGGCCCTCAGGGCCTTGTTCACCGGGTGGCCCGGGGGGTCCCTGCTCTACTACCTTAATGACGGTAGAAGGGCTCTCAGCGGTTATGATAAGAGTTGTGATATCATCAAAATTAACCATAGTTACACCTTACGCTGGCAGACTGGTCACGCTCGGCTTGACCTTCAGTTTGCTCGGCACAATAGGCTTGTATTGTTTATCGTCGGCGCTTACTAAAAGAAGATCATAATACCCAGAAAACCCAACCTCTGTCACGGGAATAAGAATCGTAATTTTACCAAGATTAGGGTCAATTGTAATCCCACCGTTTTCCGTTGTAAGAACAAGGATTGGATCAGTGACATCAGGGTCTTCACCCTTTGCAGTACGCACTTCAATACGAGCAGTAAAGCCCGTAAGATCAACAATGTTTCCCTTATCATCTTCAAAGCGCAAAACTTCTTCTAAGGTAACGTCAGATTCTATAGTGATGTTATGTGTAACGCTTGAGAACCCAGTCATATTACACCCACACAGGCTCTGAAATAATAAGATTACCTACCCAAAATGTTGGGGTTGCACTGTCAGGGACGTACATGTAATAAGTCACAGAAGTATTTTTAGATTTTAATGTTTCTGTTACTTTATAAGCATTATCAGTCGGAGCGATACTATCATTGGCAACAAGATCAAGCTCCCATGCGCCCAATTCGTCGGAGTCAATCTCCACGTATCCTTGAATCATGGTAAGATTGTCGGCATCATATGCAACGGGAGAGTCTTCTGTGTCCCAAACAAGTTCGACTTTAATCGACACCTTCTGAGGATCGCCAGCAACTTTATCAATATTGTTATACACAGTAGCCACAATAACCTCCTAGGTCCATCATCTTATATATCGTCCATTGGATTCTTACTCTTGATCGTCGTAGTAATGATCAACAATTTCGCAAGCAACAATCCACCAGTATCTTGCGTAAGATCCACTATCCCAATCTCTTACCCTTTGCATTTCAATATTTTCAAGCGAACAAGTAAAAGCAATGTCATTACTGGGAGCTAAATCTTTCACTTCTAAATTCGGGCGGGTTCTTCCTACTGAAGAAATTTTGCCAGAAAGAAGATCTCTAATATCCCCCGCTAAATGTATTCCAACCGCTTCATCCTCGGCCAGGATATCAATAAAAGCTTCCCAAGAGTTTTTACTAAGATTGGAGCCAAGTTCAGCTTCTTCGCTAAAAATATCCTCAGTAGAAACTCCAATAATGTTAGCTTTTAACTCGACTGAGTTGTCCGCTTGTTCTGGGATAATCGATACAGGCAAGTGACCCCGGCCAGATTCAAACCATCCTAAGTCTGTTAAGCCATCCTTAACCATATTGAAGTAACTTTCCTTAATCAATCTGAGTCTTAGCCCACCAACATAATTCGTCATGATTTACCTTACGTCTCATCTGTTGCATGAACAAAGCATGTCCATACGTCCATGTCGAATAGACCATCAACCTTCCAGAAGTCAATGATATATTCGCTACCACCTATGAGAACTTTATCAGCAGTGCTTACTGATGGGTAGTAAGTGTCTAATACCGTAAGCTCAATACGTGGATTGTCCATTTGACCCAGGGCAGTGCCTCTCGGCTGGTGCTCAATGAATGTTACAGCAGCGGGTATCTGGACGTTCTCTTTTTCCGTCACCTGTGAAGGGGTTGCGTCAAAGCTAAAAGGTTTCCCAGAAGCATCAATTGCTATTGATGATGTATCATATGATCGAGCAACATTCCAGCAGAAAGTAACTTTATCTGTAGCTTTATTGGCAAGGCCCATCTCCATAGCGCTTGTTAGCGCCTGTCTTACTACGTCAGCATTGAAGCTCTTGCCGAAATTAGGATCTGTTGGTTTCGCCATTACGAACCAATCCAGGCAGTTAAGCCATCATTGATAGAATCTTGACGAGCAAGATAAGAGTCAAAATAGTAAATGCCTGTAGCTGTTCCACTATCTGAAAGCCTCTGAAGAATGAACTTCCGGCGTTCAGAAAACTCATCAAGTAGAGCTTTCATAACCTGAGCCGATTGCTGAACCTCGTATTCAACTGGACCAGCCTTGGCTCGGAATAAGGTTTGGAGACTAAAGAGTCTGTTTCTCAAGACGGCAATAGAAGTATACATAATGATTAACTGTTGCAAATCACGAGGCATTGCTTCATCGCCACTGGTTGAAGAAATCACTCCGTCTGATTCCGTATACCCAGAAAGCAGCCCTTCAAGGACTGCATTCCAGAAACCATCTTTTAGATATCCAACCCATGTTTCAGGGGCAACTGTTGCGTATAAATCTTCGCCGGGAATATTTAAAGCAACAATGATATCTGGTACAAGGTCTTCTAAATCTACTGTTGCCATAATAACTCCTTTAAAGATGTTCTAATGAATATAACGTCCTTAGGACATATAAATTGGAGTGATCTCGCCCTTAGTCCGATCTGGAAGTCTACGTGAAGGATCATCTTCAGGGATAAGTTCTTCTAGACGGGCTTTAACAGCTTTCTGCTGAGCAACGGTAGCTTCAGCCTTCTCATCCTCAGAATACTCTTTAATGCGAGTAAGGACTCGATCATTAGTAATCCCGGCAATGCGCTTCTTGAATTCAACCGCTTTGAGATTGAAAAGATCTTTGATCTCTGACTCGCCGATAATATTCGGGTTTTCGGTAAGGTCAGCATAATCTGCCTCGGTATCAAGAAGCTTTACCTGTGATAGTGTTCCATTACTAAACAAATCTGCCTCCGGTTTCCAAGCTCGCTCGGTGTTGTTCCGGCGATCATCAGGGGTAATATTAAACTTTTGTCCTGGTAGAATACAAGTAGACTGAACTTTGCCATTCTGGTCTGTCTTATCAATATAAACAAGACCGGCATTCGGATTCATCCACACTTCGTAAATATCTGTTGCTGCCATTTCTATCTCCTTTGAACCATAAACTGTATACTATAATATATATCGACTACTTTAAAACAAACCGTAACTTACCGGCATCATAAATTTTCAACAAACCATTAGCAGCGGCAAGCTCGCCTTCAGTCATGCTCTCGTCATAGAAAAGTTCAGGATCATTTTTAAATCTTTTTTTTCTGTAGCTAAACTTGTGCGATCGTATTGGATTCCCAGTTTCTACGTAGAAATAGTCTGGTGAGATAAACTTATCCATAACAAATCCTGTTTGATAATATAGTCCACCATCTGATAAAGTGAGATCAGCGAAAGTTTTAATAGCTCCATCGTGGTCTTTTCTGAAAGCTTTGAGAAGTTTGGAGAACCCGCCCGGAACATTTGCTGATGTGGCGAACCTGACCAGATCCCAAACAGCGTTTTTATCATCAACTTTCTTCATGCATACCAATGCAACGAGCAGACCCTCAAATCTTAACCCGTAGTAGTATGAAGAAGTAGTCCAGCCTTGTATATGGTTTTCATTGAGAAATTGTTTCGCTTCATTAACTCCAACGCTAGAATCTATTTTACATTTTCTAGCATAAACAGATTGCTGGCTTAATACTCCAAGTTTTTGGGCGAGCATTTTGCAAACAATATCTTGTTTAAAATTCCAGTCATCTTCCCAAATTTGGATAAGCCGGACATTCTTAGCTTCACAGGAGATATATTTGTTGTAATGATAGTTTTTATGATTGAATTTTTCTGAATGCCAGTACAGTCCGTTAAACTCAATTGCAACATTTTTTTCTGGAATGAAAATGTCTAGCTCTTTCGGCGGGATTACCGTGCGGTCATTACGAACAATATCAAATCCAAGAGACTCAATATAGTTGGCAAGCATTTGTTCTGGATATGAGCTTGACATGCCAACCTCTCTAGTTAAAGCTTCTTCTACTGGCATATTGCCTTGAATTCGGCTGTATATCGTTACGGGGTGCTGAACAACACATTCTGGTTCATTAACCCAACGATAGAGAGACAAGTCCTTATTAAAGGCTTTATATGTTTTAGCGTCCCTAGTAACATAATCTTCTTGTATTGCTTTTTCGATATCCCAACCAATGTAAAGCCTCGAACTTAATAAGTCACGATTATTGTGAACGCATCTTTCATCTAGCGACCACTCAGTCAGAGTTTTCGATTCACCAAAAGCATCGTGAGTAGTTATTGTCAAATCTTTTATTGGATCGGTAAGAACAGTTTCAATATTGTCGCCAGGCTGAAGACCTAAATTATTCACCCGATAGCGGACTGTTTGCCACGAAACTAAACATCTTTCATCTTTAATCCAATGTTCCAAGCACTTAGTTTCGCCAAAGGCTTCAAATTCAATAAGAACGGGAGTTGTTAAAGCTTTTTTTAAATCCCATTTTTCATCCTCAACTCTACGCCGTAAAACATTCCAAGCAACAACACATCTGTCGTCTATAGACCATTTGCTTAGACTTTTGGTTTCGCTGTCAAAAGTGTATTCCGTTACTCCCTCGGATTTTTCTGTTAATGCTCTTGAAAATTCCCATCCTTTTTGAAGCCGACTCCATAAGGTAGAAAACCCAACAACACATCTTTCATCATCAGCCCACTCGGTGACTGTTTTAGACTCATTAAAAGCTTGATATAATTGTCGTTCCTGGCCAACCTTTTTAGTAATAGCATCTTCAAATGACCAGCCAGCATCTAGACGTGAGCGAACAGTTCTTTCGTTTTCAACAATTCTACGTGGATCGCTCCACCACTCGGTCCAAGTTTTACATTCACCAAAAGCCTCCCATAGTGGAAGCTTGGGTTGAGAAATGGCTTCCTCTAGCGTCATACCTTTTTTAATACGAATTCTAAGTGTACCAGCCGAAACCTCACATCGTGGATCTTTGGCCCAGTCCATGATAGTTTTTTCTTCGCCGAAAGCTTTAAAGAGTTGTGCTGTAGTCATAATGCCAGTATATCACACTTTCTTTTAAAAAGCAAACGATAAAAGCAAGATCCGCCCCGAAGGGCGGATCTTTAGGTAATCGTTTAGGTTAATATTGCCATTAAGCGGAAACTGTTGAATCCACGATTCTACGAGTCCGTTCTGGCCGCGTCACGATCGTACCATAATCGGCACGATAGCTATAGTGCCAGTAATCTTCGAAGTCAACCATATCATGGATACGAGGAGTACCGAAGAAGGCTGTCTTTCCAGCATCTTTACCAAGGAACCAAAGCTCATTTCCGGGGAAATAAGAATCGCCATCCTCATCAAGATAGTTCTTCAACTGAACAAGGGTGCAGCCACGGTAGGAGCCAAGGACTCCTGAGCGTAGAAGCGACTCATTTGTTTCCGGGAGAAAAAGTGAGTAGGTGTTGTTCGCTGTAAGCGCATCTTCGATCTTACGGATCATCGGTGCTCGACCGATAATGACCGGAAGTTCGCCAACCGCTGTCTCATCCTGCACTGCTGCAATGGCTGTGTTAATCTGTGTAAGAGTAACGCCGGAAGCTGCTGTATAGTAAGGTGAGCTTGACGGAACCGCAGCCTGGAAGGTTGCGAGCACACGCCGGTTGATTTCTGCGTCAAGACGTTTCTTGCCAAGATCAATAAGATCTGAAGCTGTCACTGCGAAATTGGTTTCGAGACGGTCAAGGTGCTCCACAACGTGGAAACCAATCTGATCTCGTTCAATCTCTGTGACCTCTGAGTGCAAGAAGCTCTCTTCGATGTAACCACCACGGGCAACGTGGAAAGCCTTTAGGCCGCGGGTTTCGCGGATTGTGGACCGACCGTTACGTGGAAGATACTCTGTGGTTGTAAGCTGGTCTACGAGGTTTTCACTCATGAAACCTTCGAAGATTTCTTCGGCGATTTCATGTGAGCGTTCCGTGCGCCATGCCTGATCCCGAACCTTATCAGCCGCTTCAGCATTAAGCTGGTCGATCTGATCTTGGAGGGCCTTTAGTTCAGCGTTTGTTTCTTTAAACATTGTTATTCCCTCCTTAGAAGTTCATCTTAGCTTCAACGACATCGCCGTTGATTGCGGTTACGACAAGCCACCCGTTGGCAGCAGTGGACGTTTTCGCCCAATACCCGTCAGTAGCGTTACCAGTACCAGGGGTAAGGTAGTCGTTAACTGCGAGAGTTGGAGTTGCGATGCTAACACCGGCCACCATAATTCTGGCGGTAGGATAGCTTGTCCGGTTAAGGAAAGTTGTCGCTGTAGTATTAATAAGCGCAACCTTCACGTTGTTTTCACCTGTCACAACCTGGACACGCTGGCCTGGGGCCACAGTATCCGAGTCAGAGTAGGTGTTGATAACTTGGTCAAGACCATCGAAATCAATCTTTTCATAGACGAGCACACCACCGGCACCAGCCTTAGGCTTAACCTGATCTCCAGTTGCAAGAACAACTGTTGCGCATCCGGTTGCATCCGGCGCTCCACTGACGACCACAGGAACACCTGAAGTCAAGGTTGTGGAACCACCAAGAACAAACCTTCCGCCACGTTCCCCACCTCGGGGGCTTACACGAAATTCGAAGTTACGAGTTGACATTCTTCAACCCCCTTTCTTAGTTTAGGGACTTAATGCTAATACCTGAGGCTTTAGCAGTCTTGTTAATATTACTAAGAGTGTCACGGAAACTAAGTTTGCCGCTTTCGCTCCGAGTCTGTTTCATGGCTGTCTCGGGGACTTTGCCATCATCACTGTCGGAATCGTCTGACGCTGTGGACAGAAGCTTCCATGTTTCAAGCTGATCAGCGAAGGAATCTTCATCCATCGCAACCCAGCGTTCGATATTCTTGTCGATGTGATCAGCGGGGAAAGAGGCAACCTCTTTAATCGCTGCAAGACGTTCAGTCTTAAGAGCCTCGAACTGAGCCGCAGCCTGTTCAGCAGCAGCTGAATCAGCAAGAAAAGCTTCAAGCTCTTCAAACTTACGTGTGGCTTCAGCAGCTTCGAGCACCTTGGCATCAAGTTCAGTCTGGACTTCAGCAACACGAGCATCTGCCTCGGCCTGAGCCTGAGCAATCTGAGCGCTTGTTTCATCTTCTACCTGAGCGTTTTTAAGTGAGTCAAGTTCCGCTTGAAGCGGGGCGACTGCTAGCGCAATAGCTGCATCTAGTTGTTCTTTAGTAAATGTTTCCACGTTACCCCCTTCTTCGGAGTCTAGTTTTAATTCAGGATTACAAAAAGGACAGCTAATTTCATCATGAGTATCTTCATCAGATTTCTCCGCTAGAAGCTTGTCATGTGCTTCTTTAAGTTTATCCATAAAAAACTCCTTTAGACTGTCTAACAAACATAACGGCACCTTATGAAAAAATGTTTACTTTATTAACATATCCTTAGCATTTAATTTTTAGTAAGTGCCTGCATTTGGATCGCCCACATCGTTTTTTCCCATTCGGAAGGACCAAGGTGAGGCATTGTTTTAGCAATTTCAACAAGAATTTTATCTTTAGTTTCGTCGCTAGTATTCTTAGATATTTCAGTTACGTCTGCGTTTTTCCAGCCTGGGCGAGTAGGAGGAATAATTAATGCTCCACCAAGCCAACTAGGATTATTTAACTGTCGAACGCTAGCTCGTTCCTTGATATGATCGCAGTATGAAGAAGAGTTCGGTCCAGCATATTTGAATGTTTCGCCGCAACCATTCTCGCCAGCACAGGTGACCGTCTCTGAAACGCATTCCATAGAAATAAAAAGTTCGCCAGTCTGATAAGCCGACTCAATCTTTTTTAGCGTATCTGGAAAATAGAATTTCCAGAAAGCTCCTAGAGTTTCAATGTAGGGATTGATTACGTTATCGTTATCGGTAGGATGCATCATTTCTGAAGCCACCCAAGTCCCAACAATTTCTGAAGCGTGGTGATCAATGTTCATGGGAGAATGACTGATCGTCGGTTGGGTCATCTGAAGATCTTCGTATGACCAATACTGCCCATTGCTGTTAGCATTATCAGCTTCAACATACTTCCCTAACACCCATTTAATATTTGGGTTAGAAATAATATGTTTTGAAGCCCAAGCAGCAGTATCCCGGTCATCATCAATTAATGTAGCTGGCGCAGTAATAAAGAGGCTTGATTCGCCTTCAGTTAAAATAGTCATAATAAACCTCCTATACCTTTAATTAATCGTCAGTTTTCTTCTTTTTGTCTTTCGGGTCTTCCTTTGGCTGAGTATCATTAGGTAAGAATGCATCACCATTTCCGCCGCCGCCGTTGTTGTTCCCGCCGCCCGCTCGACCATCTGCCTTAGGATCTCCAGTTAAGGCAATGTTGTCTTTTCCTGGGTCAACTCGTGGCTCAAAATCATCTTCATATAAATCATCTTCAATACGTCGTTTAGCAGCTTCTTGTTCTTGGGAGATATCAAGCTCTGCAAGCATCGTCTCACGAGAAATGTCTCCACGGATAAAAAGATCATAAATCATCTGAGTGAACTGAGGGTTGAACTCAAGGGCAACTCTTCTTGGATTGAAAACCATCTCTGGTTCGCCCTTGAACTTGTCTGCATTCTTCTCCCAGATTTTCTTAATGATATGAGTCATGATAGAATCACGAATCTCGTCTCGTCTCGCTTCCATGGAAGAGGCGATTACCTTAAACAACTTATTAGAATCATCCATGCCAGTTCCAGAGGAATTGCCCGTGAAATACTCCTTGCCATTTCTACGGGCAAACCAAGTCCCATTAGCGGTCGTTGGACACCAAACTAAGCCGGAATAAGGGACCCATTCTACTGAGGCTGAGTTCCTATTTTTTGCAGATGCTTCTCTAGCCGCCGCCAACGGAGACGTAGTTTGTCGTTCCAGAAGTTCAACAACCCACACGCCAGACTCTTCTTTACTTTTGTCAAGCCTCGCTCTAGAGGGAATTCCAAGCATAGTTAAGCATAGGCCAAATAATTCGACCGATTTTAAATCTTTTTGAACTAATTTTGATCGGCCAGATGCCTCCGTATGGCCGTCGCCCTTAATGCAAGTATCAACAAAAATTACCATTTGTTCCCTAGTTAAGGAATAAAGAAAATCTAAGTTGGGACGCTTTGGGCTGGTGACGCCAGATGGCCCAAGATCAAATAAGTCGAAAAGTGGCTCTGTAACATGTGCGCTAACAAGAAATTCTTGACCGTTATTTTTTTGATACCATACCCCTCCGTCAGCAACCTTGCCCTCTGGACCAAAAGTTTTTTCTAAGAGAAGGCGAATTCTATCGCAGTAATCTGGGTTATGTGTTTGCGATTGTGAAATAGAGATTCTATTGGGTGAGCCGACCATTCTATGTCCTTCCATCCAAAACCAGGCGGCTAATTCTACCAATTCATCCGTGTATTTAGCTTCCGCTGGGAAAGCTTCCATTGGAGCACAAATTGGGATGCGATCAAAAAGTTTTAAACTTTCACTTGTTCTCCAAGTGCCCTCATGAGTTTTCTTATAGTCTTTTTGGATTTGACCGTGAACCCACCAACGGTGATTTGGGGTTGACATAGATGAATGGCCATAAGATTCCATTGAAAGCATCTCGCCTTCATAATTGAAAACATTTACAGCTTTAATTTCCTGCCATTCACCATTTTCCGTATCAATATTAAGGGTATAAACCTCTTCGCCATTAACTAACTGGTCATGCGTTTTCCACCCTGAACGAGTAAGAATTTCGGTATCGGGAGTTACGCAATAGTTTCCCGTATTTAAAGTTTGATACATGCGTGATGCAATGGATGAGTTCAACGTGTTATACCGTTCCGGGCGCAATACGTTATCCGTCTTACGAGTAAGAATCTCAATCTCAAGTCTATGGTCAGAGATGATCATAGGGACTTTAGCTGAAGTTTTCATCTGAAGCGCCACTTGGGCAAGTTCAGGCTGTTCCGCTGGGTGGTCATCGTTACCCTTCTTCACAAGAATAATGCAGTTAAGGTTACCGAGAATATCCGCCCGATCGGACGCTCGAAGATTATGCTTCATGTCTAGAAGAGGGAAAACGGAAAGCATTCTGACATCAGCGAATCTTTGGTAAGCCGGACGAGATGAAGTAATCCGCCAAACAGCATCTTCTTTAAGAAGGAACATTCGGCTGCTAGAAGTAGTATCGCCAGTAATCTTAGCGATTTCTTGGCGTTCATGCATATCTGGATTATACGGACCTTCAAACAGTTGGTTCACAATAAGATCACTACTATTGTCCCCAGCAAGAGTCTTATCTAATTGAGCCTTCTCCCCTATGTCAGCAATATAAGCTAATCTTTCTTGACCGAACATAAAATTCCCAACGGGGATAATCTTACACGGATCTAAAAGAGTGATACCTTTCGGCACCATAACTTGCTTATAAACCTTCTTGCTCTTTTTGCCAGAAGGCGAATTACCTTTAACTTTGAAGTCTTTACGCTCCCAAATGACAGCAGGGTAACATTGAGAGATAGTGAAAAGTTCACGCCAAATCTCTCTCATTCTTTTTTCTAAATCTAGATTATCTAAAATCTGATTAGCAATATTCGTTTCTTCTTCTTCGCCACACTCAAGTTTGATGGTTTTGAAAGCTAACTGTTCTGTTGTGTCTACAGCGTTACCAACAACGTCGTCAACTTTGACGGCTTCAGCCGCAACCTTAAACTGGTTAAACACGCCCTCAGGAATAACGAACTTATTCTGTTCTCGGACTCCACCGGATCGGGTAGCGCTTCCAGACCACGAGTCAATCCATTTGTTGATTCTCGCAAGTTCTGGGATGTTTTCTTGGAGAGACTGGATAACCTCGGCTGTTTCTAATCCAGATTGGTTAACTAAAAAAATCTCATCTGTACCAGAATCAAAGTCTTCGTAGAAGCTACCCATTTCCATAACTTACAGTCCTTTCGTCATTTCATACTCATCTTTTAGAATGGCAGAGTATCTACTCCAAATTGCTTGCTGATTTTTTACTTCTGAGATAAAGGGGTCAAGTTCATCGATTCTGAACCTAATAACCTTCTGTTGTGGTGACCGTATAATTGTGTTTCTAATCCAAGCTGCTCGTGCATGAAAGGCGGAACATTTGGCTTGAATCTCTAACGGAACCCGAACTTTATGAAAATCGTACATCTCTTTATGATATTTGAGCAACTCATCTCGATACTCTTGTAATGTATTATCAATCTGTTCTAAACTCATTTTAAACTTCTTTCTAGTCTATTTAACGTCTTAGTCAAGGAAAATCATGGAAGGGGCGACCCAGATCTTCTGGTGTGCGGCGATGAACTCATCAATGTGAGTAGTTGAATAAGCCATAACCGCCATTCTCATAGCATCTAATGTATGCTGTCCAGTCTTCTTATGAGTAGATTTACCATAGGCGTCGGGCATTGTGCGGGTATTTTTAGGAGTTGACTGAAGCTCACCAATAACTTCCTTATCGTATGGAAGCATAAATCTAGTATTATCAATTAAAACTCTCATGGCATCAGCGGAAGCCTCTAGAAATGGACGATAAATAGCCGCATCCATATAACCATCAACTTTACGCTCATCAATTTTAATAGTGTTATCAAAGCCGACAATAACTTTCTGGCTGAAGTTATAGGACTTAATCCTATCAAACATATGCTGAGTAGACGGATCTTCTTCAACTTTATTTTCTAAAAGACTAACTACCGGTTGTCCAGCACCAGTACCGTCCATTGCGTAAGCAATAGGTCGGTAGACTTCCATAAGGTGCATGATAACTTTAAACTGATCAATAGGGGCTACTCTTTTAAGAATAATTTTAGTTAACAGTTTAAGTGAAGTTTCATCTTTCTTTGGATTTCTTATCTCAGCGAAAACAGCAATAGCCGATGGTGCTTGCGTCCAGCCAAAGTCCATTCCGATCCAAAATCTACTGTAACTTGAATGAGAAGCTGGTATATCGATAAGTTCTAAAATATCGTCAACTTCACGAATCATCGCTTCATCAATAAAAGTATTATAGTATTCGAAAGCATTATAATTATCTTCAAGATCAAGAACAACATTAGCCATAATCCTATGCAAAACAAACATAGGCGAGTTATTGTCACCAGGAAGACCTAAAATGTTTCTTCTGTAGTTAGGAGAATCATAACCGTGATACTCTTCGATCTTCGATTTACGTTCGTTATCAGTCCAGTTTGGTCTATACATAGCTGGCAGACGGATAACTGCCCACTCTGATTCTGACCCAGAGATCTTCTCGTCAAATTTATCTCCAACGCCTCTTGTTACTCCATGGGCTCGCCAACGAGCTTTAGGATTTTGAACCTTTACGGTTTCGACAATTTCGTCCCAACCCTTTTCTGGGTAGTCGCTGTTATGAACAACAATTCCTTCAGCAACGAATGAATGGTCATCTTCAACTTCGATATCGTAAACTCTACAAATTTCTGGGTCCAATTCATATTCTTTTCCAACGGCACCAAAAACTAGTCTGCCATCAACAAAATACGACCATAGGCATCCCTTAAGTTCATCAGCACGAATCCATTCGGTCGGACTATATTGAGATTTTTTGGCGTAGAACCTGTGATTAGGTGTGACCCTAATAGTTTTACTGATGAGTCTAGTGGGCGTCGGGACTATAAATCCCTTAACATTAATAGTTTCTCTCTCACCACGATCCCAAACATTTAGGACTTTTTTCCATCGGTTTTTATGGGTTAATACATAATCCCCAATTTCAATCTCATCGATTCTTATATGTCCTTTATGAGTAAAAACAAGAGTCTCTCCTGGGAAACAAGCCTCATCCTGCTCAAGCCAGATGGGGTGAGTATTTCTAGCAAACACACTGTTGGCCGTAAAGCTATGATCATCTTCAACAGTGAGGTCATAGACAGTCATTGGGGCTAACTCTTCGACATTTTGAACGCCACTCATAATGTGCCCATCGATGAAATTACTAGATTCTGGCTGGTCGCTCACCAAAACTCTATACCAACCATTATCTCCAAAATTAGTAGAAGTATTATTTCTGTGTACTGAGGCTACATACCCTAGGGATTGAGCGAACATTTTCATTTCGTAAGCTAGAGAGCGTATCACTGTGATATACTCGTTTAGGCTTTCATGTCGCCAGCATCCATCGCCATAGAGAGCGCCAGAGAAGAAAGCTTCCTTAAGTTCTCTTGGGGCACCATACATCCATACGGGAATAGTTTTTTCTTTACAGGCTTTGAACTCCTCTCTGAGAAATGTTATAAAGGGCTGTGACGAAAAGTAGACGTCCATACCTAGACCCTTTTTACGCGTTGCTCCGGCATTATAACCAATGCGATTGATTGCAGATTTGACGCAATCTACTTCTTCTTCGTGTACCGAAAATGTAACCTGCCCAGATTTAATAGAAGAAGAACCCTCGGCTTGATATAGACCAAAAAGCCAATAAAGTGTTTCTACCTCCTTTTCGTCATATTTAAACGGAAATGCTGGTTGAGTTTCTTCGGGGAACTCGGCTGGAGAGAGTAAATTCCAGCGATGACGGCGGTTTTTTTGAACTGCAAGATCTTTAGCAAAACACCATTCAGGTTCATTTTGCTTCATATTCAAAGTATTGCCATATCTAGCCCAAAATGGTTCTATCCCGCTACACACTACCCCTTCGGAGAGTCTATTTGCCTGCACACGAACCGGAGTTTCTTCTTGGAAAATCCAAGTATGTGTAACCTTTTTCCAATTACCAAGATGGGTAAAAACGATGTCCCCGACCTCTACGGCCTCAATCGGGATACAGCCTCTACGGGTCAGCACTAGGGTTCCTTTTTCAAAACAGCCTTTAATCCCTGATCCATCCAGTTGCGGGATGCGGCCCATAATACGGGCACCATTACTAAAGTTCATTCTGAATGGCCTGTGCGTGATGCCGCCTCGACCACCAACGATCATCTCACTTGCTAGCTTATTATTAACATAAAGGGTTTCGATATTGTCTGTAACAGCTTCAAGGTGGATATTCTCTGGAGCGGTTACAATCATTTCTTCGCCAGGATTCAAAAATGGGAAGGCGAAAGCCCTGAACTTAATACTCAAACTATTGTGTGTAGGGATAAGAGCTTGGCCAGCGAGGAACATCCCGTCATCCGACTCGACTGTAATACACCTTGTTGGCTGAGGCTCAACTTTAATAACTGAATCTATAGTGATCCAGCTTTCAACAGCCTTAGGAGCGATGTGTCCAGCCCAAGCTGTTTGTTGTTCTGGGATTTTATATGTGGAATAGTTTTTGTATAAGGCGTGTGTTGTCACCATGAGGGGGTTATTTAAATCATCCCATACAACCCATAAGTGATTCGAGTCAGCAGTAATACGACCACCATTACTAAAATCAATCTGGTAACATGGTCGATCGTCATAAATTTCATGAGTTTCTATAACGCAATTAGGGGCACCTGAGGGGTGAAGAACAAAGTCTCCTTCTTCAATATCACCCATCAGCTTCCAGCCATCTAAAGTAAAGATAGGGGTATCTACTGCGAGAGCCTTACCTACAGATCTAGACCCAGCGGAAATTTGCTTTTGGTCTTTTTTGCGCCACCAAGCGTACTGGATCGGCCAAGCACGGAAACAGCCGTCTTCAGAAGTTTCGTCAATATAACAAAACTCTGCCAGATCTAATCCAGACTCATCTTGAGTTAAAGCATAAAGGTAACACTCATTATCTGTTAACTGTTCATAAATCATAAAGACTCATTTTTTGAAACTTTGTTATACCAAACAGAAGTAGTTTCTGGACTAACCATAAGATACGAATCAATAGACGCTAAAATTTTAGCGATTCTATACTCCATAAAGAAGGATGGATTCCTGCCAATAGCTTGAGCTATCTCTTCCATGTCTTCGTATGTAGGAGTTATACTCCCCTCCATAAGAGCGATCAAGTGACGCTCGGAGAGATTAGTTTTCTCTATAAGTGGGTCATGATATCTGCTGTAAATAATAGTGAAAGCTTTTTTAAATTCTAGCTCAGAGTAATCTGAGTTGGATACTCTAGCGAACTGTACGTTCCCTTGAAATGTTTGAATTTCAGATTTCTTAGTATTGTCTGGAACAGTTACTTTTCCAACAACTCCACAAAAAACTTCTGGTTCATCTCTTAGGATTTCGCCCCAGTTGATATTTGTTATTTGTGGATACTTAGATCTTAGAACGTTAAGTTTCTTATCCCACTTATCGCTTCTCATGAATTAAGCTCCCTCAACCAGATCTTTTGATTTTCACGGAAAGCATCGTCAATTTTATCAAACTCCCTAAACTTCTCTTCCATCCAATTAAAGATATCTTCCTCATGACACTTAAACTCTGTCCGTTCGGTGGCAGTAGAATTCTTATGAAGAGTATATAAAGCTTCTAGTTCTTTGAGGATTGTGTGAGCAGCTATGATCTGTTCGTCACGGTGAACGCCAAATTCACCCGCACGGATAACTAACATATCCATAAACTCTGCGGTGGAAGCTCCTTTATCTCGATCGCGAGTCTTTTTATCGATCCCAAGACCACCTTTAATGTCACGAATTTCTTTAGAATAAGCAGCAATATCTTTTGAAAGACTACTCATAACTGGGCCACCATCATAGTCGTAGCCAGTAAGAAGCCAGTTGGCCCAGCGGAAACACATCATCTCGTATGTTAAAAGACGATCAAGTTCAGCTAGATCGGAAATATTAGTGAACTTGTTATCTTGTTGATATCTCTCTGAGACACTATTATAAAACTCAACTTCCTTACTGTTCATTACTTGAACTTCGGCTCCGGAAGGAGAAATAACTGTGGGAAGATTCTTAACTGCGCTAAAAATATCGTCAGAAGAACTATCGTCGAAACTATCAAAATCCCCAGGTTTGGGGGTAGAACCTTTAGGTTTTGGCATTAAAATCTTTCTTGTGAGAGGGTTGTAACTAAATTTATCGGCTGTTTATTCCAAAACCGTTACAAATATGGTGCTCGAATTTTTCGATATGTTTCATTATGGATTTTTGTTGGCTGTTTATTTCTACTATCTGGATTATCCCCAACTAAGTATATCGCTTCAGGCTGAATAGCAAACTGAGCATCGTAATCCTTATGACATCTTAGCCATAGATCCCAGTCTTCATAGATCGGCCAGTCTTTAAACCCGCCCACATAGTTAAAAGCATCAACTGTAACTGCCGTACCAATGACCATCCAATTCCCGTCAGTTATTTTTCCACGGCGTGGGATAACTGCTTCAGCTTCGCATTGAATCCCATCTTTCATAAGTGCTGTAGCTGGCTGGATAAGATACTCTCCGAAAGGCAAGTTTTCGTAGGCGTCTATCATAGCTTGAACATAACCATTATCTAAACGATCATCGGCATCAAGAAAGATAAGAAGATCGACTTCGGCTGTTTCACATAAGATCTCTGCGCCAAAATTTCTAGCATCACAAAGACGCTCACTATGAACTGGAACCCTAAAAAACTTTCTGTCAACAATCTGATCATCTAAAGAATCATTTGTTTCCAATCCTTTGAGACGCCATTCTTCTGAACCGAAAGTTCCGATAACTACTCCAACTTTAGTCATTATGCGTTAAAATAAAACTGTCGGCTTCATGTCTAACGGTATACTTTGATTTAACAAATCTTGCTATTTCTTCCATAGAAGGGTACTGAGCATACTCTTCTGAATGAAACTCTTCCCCCTGGAATACTCTTGCATCATCAATGACGATAGTATGCTTATATGGACTTTCAAGGATGATGGTTAATTCTTCTCGGACTGGAACGTCTGGAGTTTCTAATGAATTATCTTGTCCAGTGCCCTCGCCAGAAAAGTGAGCATCAAGATAAAAGAGAGCGGGACCTGTGAGAGAATTAATGAGCGAAGCAAATTGTTCTCCAGCAGAAGACTCATTAAATAGTGTGATGTGACTTATATTTTGAGTATTACGTTTGGCAACTTCATAATAAGTTTGCATCAATTCAAAAGAATAAATCTTGTTAAAAAAGCTGTAGACATGGAGAAGTGTATCTCCAGTAGCTGTGCCAGTTTCAATAAGAGTATCGTGATTGTTTTTTTCTGCTTCATTCAATAAAACAAACCATTTCACTTCCTCCGGTACAGAACGGCCAGGCACAATAGCGCCGGCTGATTCCCATTCATCAAAACTTACTTTATAAGGGTTATTCACAATAAAATCCAATCTTAGTTTTATTTACCATATTATATGGGGGGTTACCAACAATATCAAAATTACCATGATAATCTGTAACTACATAACTTATGTCAGTTGTATCAAAGTTAGCCTCAAGACTTGTATCGTAATTATCAAGAAATTGATTTTCTTCATTAACTACAAATATTAAATTGGTTCGAGTGCAAGCAACTAGAGTATATCCTTTAGTCTCTGCTAATCTATTTATGGATGCCGCTGAAGCTCCCTGCCATTCTCCGCCATGATAAAATACATGAGGCGGATATGTTGGGTTATGTTCAATACAAACAACTCGATGTTTGAGAGTGGTGTTTTCCCAAATCGTATAATCTGTTCCATCAACATCAATGGATACAAAATCTTGGATTTCACCATCAGCTAAATCGTCAACGGATGTGACGGTATCGTAAGTGGTAGTCACATTTTTATAACTTGAAGTATTCGCAACTAACTGTTGGTAAAGTTCCGGGCTTGATTCAGCTAGGTGTGCCTGCCAAAAAAGACCATGCCAAAGATATGCTGTATTACTGCAAAAGAAACCATCAGCAGCACCAAATTCTATGCATCTTTTGTTACCGTCACCAATCAGATCAAAGATACTTTTAATAATTCGATCTTCTCTATTTTGTGAATAGGCATTAAAGTTCTGATGCGTTTTCTTTACGTAGTCGTGAAAAGTGTTCATCGGATAAGAAGGTCCTTCTTTGGTCGAGTAATAAGCTGATCTGTTTCCATAATTAAAGGAACGTTGATTTGTGAATCAGAAATAGGATTAATGGCGTTATAAGAATATAATGTTTCGTTAATAAATTGATAATGTTCACCGCCACACATTTCGAGCATTGGCACCATAATCGCAAAATCATAACCGCCACGGAACCAATTCCCGTTATCTGACTTAAGCTCATCTTCTTTGATTTGATCAAATAAGAATCTTCTGAAAGTAATCGGATGGTTAAAAACATTCCCGGAAGTACGGAAAGAGCGGGTTTGAATCACTTCCTCAGGGTAAGCGGCAGCTAATGTTTGCCCAGTATTGTGCGGGAAAGGTTCATAGTTCCCATAAGTCATCCAACAGTTTTCATCTTGGTACACTTCTTTAATCCTCTGAAAAACGTTAGGATGCGGTAAGAAATCGTCACCATCAAGCAAGAAAATAATATCATTTTCATCTGGATTTAGAATCTTAACGCCCAGCCAAAGATTGTATGGACATTTTTCATTCTTATCATTTCTAAGAAATGTATAACCATACTGCTTACATAGCTTAAGAGTTTTTTCGGCATAACTAGGATCTGTTGAGGCATCGTCGATTACGACTACCTTAGATGGCTGGACCGTTTGAGACTTTACGGAATCTAGACATCTCTTGATCCAATCCTCGCAGTTATAAGATGGAATAAGGACAGTAATTTTAGCCATTTAAAACCGTCTTTCTAATATAGAAGGCATCGCCCCATCCCTGAGTTGATACCCATAGCGTTTCTACTCTCTGGAAGTCTTCTAGAATTTTGTCGATCTCTTCAATTCGAGTACAGCCTACATACACTTCATCTTTATTTACTTCTGTCATAATATAGTCAAGACGATTAATGAGACTCTCAGCACCCCGAAGAGCGGGGCCTTCCGCTCCTTGGAGATCCATATTTAGAAAATTAGCCGTAATGTTATTAGCCTTACAAATAGTATCAAGAGTCTTGGTAGTTAATTTGATTTTATCCGTGAATAGTACGTCTGGGCTGAAAGAGGTATGTGTTCCAAACTCATAAATAGAAGAAGACATACCGTCATAGTTCGTAACATTAAATTCTAATTCAGCGCCATCCTCTGAATAAACTAGGGCGTGAATTAACCACTGGTCCCTAAATCTAGAAATTTTTTGTTCAATCTTGGGCAATACGGATGGGTTAGCTTCGACCCACCATACGGTCCCAGAATTCACTGATTCATATACCTCAGCTTCTTCCGCCAAATGCGCTCCCACATGGAGCACCCCTTTGACATCAACCTTATACTTCCGAACTAAGTCCTGAAAGTCCATCATCATAATGCATTTCCTTCTTTCCAATAATCTGGAATACCTTGTCTCCAGGGGATATATCTAACGCTTTCATGGTTTCCAAACCATACTGACGGATAGTAAGTTGTTTTAGATTCACCCAAAAAGGCTCCCCACCAAGAAAAGGTTGAGTTAGCAATAATATGATAATTACAGGAACTCATATAAAACAAATCAAGCCAATCCTGCGGCTCTCCAATTCTATCAATTACTTCGACTGGTCGTGGAGTGCCTTTAACAAAATGAACTTTATTGTGATCAAGTAGTTCTTTATACAATCCAGAATCTTTATGATATACCTGCTCGATGTAATCGATGTCATCTGAGAATACAAAAAATGTTGTATCAGCATTTTCTTTTAAAATTTCAACCATAGCATTTTTATAGTAATTCTCACTAGGGATTGGATAGTGTTGGGGGAGCTTAACGTAATCACCTCTTCGATAATGTATACTGCAAGAATCTGCTGGGGACACAACTGGAGTTGTCCTCTTTACTTCTTCTAGAGCATAGTCTGAGGGGGAAAACATAAATTTAATACCATCCTCATATCCATTCCACCAATGCAACTCCTGAAAATATTCAGTCTGACCGTCTACAGCGGAAAGATGAGTAATAGGGCGTTCAAAGAAACTATCCGGAACACAGAAAAACTTGCGATATTCCCAGTCAGGTTTAATGTAAAGACGGCCATCATTTTTTATAGCAGAACCATATTGCCACGCAATCTGCCAAAGCTGATTACCAAGTCTTCCGTTTCTTTCTAAATAATCATAGGTATAAAGATTCATGAGATCCTTTCGTCTCTCCAATTATACCTTATTTTATACTCTTTGTCAAATAGCATTCTATTTCTAATTTCATTTGGAGAATTAAACTGATCTTCTTTGGCAATTGGATGCCACAAATGTCTTAGCTTTTGTTCTGCAACTCTGGTATGCTTTTCATACTCGGCATCTAATTTTATTCTGAAAGCAACATCTTCGTGCCCCCAGCCGACAAATCTTTCGTCATATCCGCCAACACCGACTACAGCATCTTTGGGAGCAATGAGAATTCCCGCCCAAGAAGTGATCTGATGTTCACAGTCCTCATCTTTGGGGTCAAGAATTTCTAGCTGTTGTTCGTAAACAGAATCTGTGTACTCTTGACTAAGATTCTGATACAGATCATATGGGATGACCCAGCCCTCATTAGTATCGATGTACCTTATTGCAGTATATATAGCTCCAAGTTGTGGAACCGAATCAGCGTCAGCGATAATGAGCAAGTCATTATATGCTTGGCTAATTAACATGTTTCTAGAAGCCGAACGGTTGAATTTACCAACATTGGCTCCCACTAAAACCTCAAAGCCGGGAAAATTAGAAGTCCACCAGTTTATAACATACTCTTTAGCCTTCTGTCTGTAAGGTTCACCGGAATCGTACCATGGGATAATTACTGAAACGGTCATTGTTTACCTCGCCAAAATTTAACTAAAGTCCCAGCTTCAATTAAAGTCGGAGTACCAATAATAGATCTAATATGTTTTTCGTTATGTCCATGATTTTTCATACCAGTATATCTTTCGTATTTTGTCTGTCTATCTTCTGGGGTGGTATATCCAAAGTGGAGAATCATTAGCGGACTATGTTTATCATGAATTTCTGTATTATACTTACCAGTGGGAACACTTCCGGTGCCAGACCCACTGTTCTCAAACCTAAAGGAAGGATTGTATTTGACTATTCTATTATGAGAATTGGTATCCCAAAAACCATCTACCCTCAACTGAATCGGATCAACGTCCCACACTTCTCTAATGGGAACAGAAATAGAATCATAATTCTTGACTTCAGAAATTAAGTCAGGCCCTCCATAAATATATTCGTCCGCATCTAAAGCGATAATCCAATCTTTGTTAGAAAGTTTTAATTCCTTCGTCATTGCCCACCAAGCGTAGGAGCGAAAATAAGTTTCATCTTGTAAAAAAGATAGAATCTCATTAGGTCTAACAATAACCTTGCAACCAAGATCTCTAGCGATCTCAACAGAATCGTCATCGGACTGATCGTCAACAACAACAACTTCGTCACAAAATTTTAGAAGCTGCGTGAGAGACGCCTGAAGGTACCTATCAGCCTCGTTACGCATAACCATGTGTCCGACTATCATATTAATCTCTCTCAATCCCTAGGGCATCACATGCGGCCCTAAATTTCTCTCTAGCTTCCGGCAATCTACCAACCAGTTCTGACTCAGGACTTGAGTCGTGCTCATGGAGCATTTCAGCTAATCCATTATACACAACTCGATACCCTTTATGACGAGCAAAATAGCTACAAAAGGTTTCCTCGTAATAAAGATTTGTTGTTAAGAACGCGCCTTCTGCTTCTGGATCTATCAGTAAAAATTCTGGATCATTAGCTAGTTCATCCCATACGCTACGCTTAACGAAATAAGCGCTCCCAGAAACAGTAACAGCATCTTTAACATCACGAACGCTTCCCAAATCTTTAGATTTCCATGCACGATGTAACGGCTTAGAATTTCTTCCGAAAATTCCGGCATGAGTAATTTGACCTTGGCCATTATATTGCAGTGGCCCAACTACGCCGATATCTTTCTCTGACTGAAGAAGATTGACACATGAGTCTACACAATCATAATTGACGAAACGTGTGTCGGCATTAAAGATCCCGATGTTCTCACAATTATAGGATTCATATGCTCTAGCAATATAGTTTACTGCCCGAGCATATCCTATATTTTCATTCCAACCAATAAACCCAACTCCATCTGGGACGAGTGAAATTGGATAGTCACCATCTACATCGCCAATAACAAGAATCCGACCTTCGTCGTGAACGTACTCCATGTAAGAATCAATAAAATTGGATAGCAAATCATTCGTCTTATAGTTGATAACTATTGAAAGTAGCTGATTACTCATGAGACATCAAACGTTGTGCCGGGAGGACATTTAACTTTTTTGCAGAGTCCATTGTCTCTAATATCTTTTACATCAAAGCTACAGCTTCCATCTCTTAAGGTCAATTGAGAAATCCAAGTAACTTTATACTGGTTGTCAAGTATATCTCCGACTTCTATTTCTTGTGCAGTTTTTTTTACTGGTCTTTTAGTAGCCAACTCTTTTGTCCTCTATTTCTAACCACTCTGGGTACATTACGTGCTTACTTGAAGTTCTTCCATCTATATACATTTTCAAGCCAGCGTTAGCTGCATTTTTGCTCCAGCCAAAATCTTCTCCATAATAATGATAATCATAATTTACGTTGTAAGCTAAATTATCCATCATATTAATTGCCATTAGAATTCCAGCAGGCACAACCGTCCCCGGAGCTATTCTTTTGAATTGCTGGAACGTAGATGGGTTACGCCAATTCGCTGCGTTGGTTACCGATGCGTCAGTAGGATCAAGATAGGTTATGCTACTTACCGCATTGCAGTTCTGTTGAGTTAGCGTTTCATACATATCGTCAAATGCTTGCTGTCTGAGCAAGATGTCAGAATCAAGAGAAAGATAAAAGTCTGGATGATGCTGGCGAACGAACTTTAGAATATGGTTTCTCAAATCAGCCATACGAGTAAAGGAATCTGTATTAGCCCAATCTCTAACGTCTTTTCTTTGAGGTTCTTCTGTTGGAATAATCTGGGTATTTTCCCAAGATCCTAGAAGTTCTAAAGTTTCTTCGTCCCACATTGGAACAGCAAAAATATAATGCAAATTCCAAGACTCCGGGATAGCCGCATCTACATATTTCTTCCATGTAGGTAAAATCCAACTGCGATTAGCTACGGGGCATCCAACGATAATATCAGTCATGTAAATATCCAGCTTCTCGCATTAGTTCCATAAACTCTGGATGGGGCATTAAAACAAACCAATCTTCTACAGCAGGCTTTCCTTTAGGTCGTACAACAACGAATCCTACATCAGCGTTACTATTTTTCTTTTCAGCTTTAAGTTCTGAGAGCCACTTAGGAATACTTAGGGATGCTCCGCTTTTTATTTCACAACAAACTGATTTGGAACCATCCTGCTTAACCCATCCAGCAAGATCACCTTTATCCAAAGCCCCGGCGAGATGCCGACGTTCAACATTGCACAAATTGTATTTTTCAACAAGATGTTTAACGTACATTATTTCGGTCTGGGCTCCCTTAGCTTTTGCTGTCCCTGGCTTCATTCTTCCTCATCTAAGAAGTTCCAGACATTTTCACCAAGAAAACATTCTACAGTAAAAAATATATTTACCTTACCAGCAATTACATCTTTACGTAACTCTTCGAAATCTGCGTAAATCTTATCCACTTCGTAGACAAAAAGATTATAGTCCATAACGAAGACATCGAGAGCTTCTAATCTTGTGGAAAATTCGCTCGCTAATCTTGTTATCGTGGCCTCTTCTATCATATCTATATTATATCACACTTTCAAATAAAAAGCAAGTCCAGTGCAAACATTGGGGTATACACTGGACTTGCTAAGATTTTAGTTATTAACCAATTCCCTGGTCAGGAGCAATATTTCCAGCACCCAAAGGCGACCAAATGCCGTAGTACGACGCTACCGCAACAACAATAGAAAAGGCCCAAGCTGTAACCATTTCTTTAGTGAGAATACCTCCACCATCAGCGACCTGCGCACCGAGAGTAGTTAGACCAGTCACGATAATCATGATTGTTGATTTAACCGATCGAGGGGCCGTAGATTTTGTAACAAGACCAATAACTAGAGGCAAAAACGCTACGATAATTGGTAACCAACCTCCAGCTAGTGTTAGGAATTCATTCATTCTTTTCTCCTTTTTTTGTGAGCCGAGAGATCGAATTCTCTGCGGATTTCATGCAATTTCATTTTAACCTCGTCTGTCCAAACTATATCATCTGGATCATAAACGACTTCAAATCGATCATCATGTTTTTTTAGATAACCTATTTTAACTAATCCCTGTAAAATGGTACAGATGCTCTGATACGTGATGTCAATAAGTTGAGCGATTTCTCTTTGCCCATAAATAACAATACCTCTAGAGTCTGAATTCTCATACAACCATTGGTATATTTGATCTACTCGATAGGGTTTTTGGCCTCTAGAGCCTTCTACAACATGTGATTCTTCCCTACTTATTACGCTAGATTGTTTTTGTTGCATATCTATCTCCAGATCGGATTACATCTCTACCTTATTTAACGGTCGTATTAGATCGTACAAACGTCAGAGTCACAAAACTTATCCCCAACAGACTCTGCTCCAGAGGCATATAGATTCTTTAGCTTCTTGACTCCTTTTAAGAAAGCCGCTGCATCTTCTGGTTCAATTCTTTCGTAAGGGGCCTGTGAGTAAACCTCTTCTTCTCGGAGAGGTAAGAACGAAATGCCTTTAATCTGGCCAATCTTTGATGTTAAAAGTGGGGCAATTTGGTCCTCTTCCGATGGAAGAAAGGTGACAGTTGCTGACACCTGATTATCAGCCCACCAGCGCTGAGCGAGAACAGCTAGTTCTGCTTTTTCCCAGATGCTTACTTCTCGTTCACCTCGAATGTTGGCAGATTCTGTCACAAATGTCACGACAACGGTATTTTCTGGATCACCATGCATTGGTTCGCAAGGGTAACCGGCGTCAACCAAAACCTTAACAAGCGGATCATTAACCGAGTAGCGCACACGTCTAATGTGACTTCCAGCATTAACTGGCCAATGCACCCCCGCCGTTACAGCGGCCACCAAACTCACGGTGCCAGACGGTTTAATGGATGTATTTTTGATACTCTCCCGAATGGCGAGCCATTCAGAATACTTCTTGTCACGATGGCAAATGAATTCATAGCCTTCATTCATCCAGTTACAAAGCTCGAACCATCCTCTTGTTTCAACAAATTCTGCAAGCCCTGACATTGAACAACCGATGCGACGGTTTCTCGCCATAACCTCATTGGTTTCAGGCCATGCTGTCGGAAGTAGTGTAACAGCCTTGCCGTAAAGATAGGCTGCCTTCAAAGTATTTCTGAAGTCAGAGTAGTCGTCATGTTTAATGGGGAAAGTCTCTACTAGTGTGCAGCACTCATTTGCCTCAAGTGTCTGCTCTAAACATGGGTTCCCGCCCATGGCACGGTAGTCTTTATCGTTCTTTGGATCGGCCATCCTACCGTACTGTTGAGCAAGGCCGAGCCACATATACCCTGGCTCTCCGTTAAGAATTGTTTTTTCAATAAGATCAGGGGAAATAACATCATCAACAAAGACGGAGTTATTACTATTCCACGCCCAACCATACTTTTGATCTGTACGAAGGCTATTTTTAGCAAGCGTCCAGTCTTTGATTCCAACGTAATCCATATCAGTGGGATCTCCGAAAGCAATTTGTGCCGATCTCCGAGCGCCACCAGCAACAACCGCTTTGCCGATAAGGTTCATAACATCAACGATATCTCTCGAAGAGATCTTTTCGCCATCACGATTATCTAAAAGAAATCTAATCCTAAAAACACAATCTATCAGAGGTTGTGGTCCACTAGCTCGACCACCAAAGCTTTTAAGTGGTGCTCCTGCTGGACGAATAAGAGAATAATCAAAGTCTACGTAGTTTCTATTCTTAAAGAAGTAACTCTCTAAGAGAACTTCAACAGCTTTAGCCCATCCTTCGCGACTATCTTCCACAACATAAGATTTCGTCTCTTCAAGCGGCTGATGAATTGTAAGGTTACCTGCGCCACGAGTGTCGAAGCCGATCCCGACACCGCACATTGACATTTCCATCATGCGGGAGAAAGGTCCAACAGCTTCCCAAACAGAGTGATTGGAAAGTTTATCAGTGGTCAAAAACCCGCAATTCTGCAAGAAGCTGCTGTCCTGACGGACGTGAATAGCTTCCCGACCCATATGTTGTAACCCTCGGCCCGGTGGCATCCATTTGAAATGAAACATTCTATCATAAGCATCTCTAGCTGACTTCTGCGCCTTGAGGTCATTCCAGATAGTTCGGTTACCTTTACAGTGGTCTTTTAGGATTGAAAACATTCCTTCGATGCATCGCCTGCAAGTCTCGTACCACTGTTCTTTTGTACCATCTGATTTGAGTGCGGAATACTTGTTTACATAAATTAATTCTGATAGGTAATTATTTCCGCCTACGGGGAAGCCCCAGTCTGGCCGCTTTTTGCTGTAGGGTTCAATGAAATCGTCTGACAAATGGAAGGACAAAAAATCGCTCATTTAACTTCTTTCTTTAGATCTGTTTGTAAAATATATAACGTAAGACGAGAGCTTTTAGTTTACTTTAGCTCTCTAAGAGCTTAGATTTCAGGGTTTCAAGAGCGCCAGAATAAATCCTCGAAACTCTCGCTGCCCCAATGTTTAATTCTTCTGCAATTCGAACAAATGGAAGACTTTCATAATGGTGTAGATATACCACAACAGATTCTTGTTCTGATAAAGAACTGAGAGCTACTTCAAATTCGGCAGAAATAGTTTCTGATATAAAATCAAAATCAGGTTCGCCTAGAGTAGTATCAGGTATAATTTCTTTAAGATCAAAAGATTCGTCTCCATATACACTTTTGCTGCCATCGATATCCAAAGGAAATGACTGGACCCAAGCTGCCTCAGTTTTAGAAACTTCATTAATAGACCAATCTAAAAAGATTGCGATATCATCTGCTGTTGGTTCTCTTTGTAACTTTTCGGAAAGAGCTAATTTAGCGGCATCCAAAGTTTTAAACTTGATGCGAGAATATCTTGACACCCAGTCATAGTCACGCAAAGAATCAAAAATCGCCCCGCGCACACGAGTCGATGCATACGTTTCAAACTTATATCCTTTAGATTCATCAAATTTTTCGATAGCATCAGCTAAACCAAAAAATCCATCACTAATCAAATCGCCAAGTTCAACACTAGGTCCAACTTTAGATTTTATTTTAGTCGCGATAATTTCAACCAAAGGGACATATGCTTCCAGAAGCTCAGTGTAGCAAGAAGAATCACCATCACGGTACTGGGTAAACAGTTGAACCTTCTCTTCGGAGGTGTATTTTTTTCTCTTCTTCAGCAAAATAAAACCTTTCTCAAATCACTTTCTTAAGATATAATTATAGCACACTGTAAAGCTTTTGTCAAGTTGAAATAAAGAGGCAGCTTGACAAACGAAAAAATATGTGATACGATACAAGTATCGTTAAATCAAACAGGAGCAAGTATGGCACAAAAGTAATCCAGGTATACCCTGATGACATAGAACAACAGACAAATCATTTCGGTGGGTAAATCCGCTAGAGATACCTGTGTGTGGAACCTTTAGGTGAAACAACCTTGTGCTTCTCTTGCTGTGCTGCATTAAACAAACTTCAATTGTTTTTTGACCAGGGCGAGAAAATACAGTTACGAAGTACGAGCCGACGTTGTAAAGTTTTGAAGACAAGCTTACAACAACCGGGCCAACTGTAAGGCAGGCGTTAGTCGCGATAAGACTGGGATTTAAAGAAGTGAAAAAGATAGCTTCTTTTGGGACTTGATTTGTTTGAGCTAGCCTCTCGGCACTAACTAAGAAACTTACTTATGGAAGTTTCAAAGAACTCTTAAAACTAAGACGAACCAAGTCTCCAGTTCTAAAGTTCTAGAGGGGTCCCATAAGCCCGGAACTGTACGACAGGTCTACGGGAAAAACCATTAGAGTACCCAAAAACATGAAGAAACAGGCAGAACTTGACAAGATGGCTAAAGATGTGTATACTTGTTAACATGGAAAAAGAAACCGAAGAAACAATCTCCGTAGAGTACGTCAAAAAGATCCTAACGGATGTTAAAGATTTGACCGATCTAGCGTTAGAGGAAATGCACTATGGTATCGGGTGGAAACAAAATGCCACCATTGCACAACAGAAGCGAACAATAGCTGACCTTGAGAAAGAAGTCATCAAGCTTCGAGAGAGGTGTGGCGAGATTGTTGACGCACAACCGTTTATTGATTTCTTCTCTGATCCAAAAGGTACTACAATCTAAATGATTAATTTTCAACAACAAGAACGTTTTAATACTCTCATGATAAGACTTTATAGACATGATGGGTGTGGCGTTGGTGGACCTTTACACGTTGTTGTTGATGATGGCAATGTTGGCGGCGATCCTGATTATTGGATTGAATGGAAATGGATGCAAGGCTACTCACCGTCAGCGCTTTATGTCGCTTTTGAGATAGCTGGCTTTCTATCAGCCTTTGATGCAAATGATCAAGCAATATTAATCGAAAACGCTCATGTCGAAATGGCAGGCCATAATTTAATGGGATTTCAAGATGACCCACGATGCGCCTACGTCGATGGCGGACCATGGGTCAATGGCGGAGAAGAAACATTACATGAAGAAAAAGAAAAGTAAATATATTAAGTTTAAGTCTCGGGGGATTCCCGAAGATAATGGACCCGGCAAGTTTAATCCAAATCGTTCAGTTCGCTTTGAAGACAAGAAGAAAAAAGCAAACAAGTTCTGGGCGAGAAGACGTTCAAATGAAGAATAATGTCGATAAACGACATAGAGACATGTCGCCCTACGGAAGGCAAATCATTGACTAAATTAGTAAATCCCTCAGAGCATCCAGAATTAGCTCTTCTAGAACAATTGTGGAGCGAGGGTTTACGGGCGACACAGATCGTCGAATATCTCGACAAACATGGTTTGCCTCCAGTGAAAGTTACTGCGCTCGCAAAGTATGGGCAGCGCAATTGGTCTGGCAAGGTTCGCCTCGAACTAAAAGATAATGAACTTGGTTATATCGAAGAAGTTCTCACAGAGCTAGCTTCCAAAGGAATGAAGGCTTCTAAGTCCAGCTTCACGAAGACTGAAGGTTGGGGTTGGGAAAAGATCGATGGAGTCAATACTCAGGTTCCTCGTGAAACGGTTAGACAAAGTATTGAGATTATTCCTGATATTGCCGTTGAGTACGAACGAGCAACGATACCTGATGTTAAAATCGTTTCTAAGCCCTCTAAGAGCCGCTCTAAGCCATCTGGATGGAAGTTGGGCATATCACTACCGGATATGCAGATCGGCTTCCACAGGGACTCTCGGGGCACTCTCACGACAACTCAAGATGAAGCAGCTATTGATGTAGCCCACCAGATTATTCTATTCTTAGAAGAACAACACGGAGTTGATCTTATTGTTAATCAAGGAGACAACTTAGATTTTCCCGAATTCAGCACACATAGAAGTGCTCCAGGCTACCTACAAAATACACAATTAACCATTGATCGTGGTGGACTTGAAGCAAAAATTCAGCGAGAACTTGCGCCAAACTCGACAAATGTTTGGCTAGAAGGAAATCACGAGTGCTTAAGTGAAGACACTTTGGCAATGACGTATAATGGATTAAAAAGTTATGACGAATTGGCTGAGGGCGAACTTGTGTTATCCTGTGATGATAACCAAGAGCCAATATGGCTGCCGATCAAACAAATCTTATCCTATGATTATTCTGGAGATATGTACTCTTCTGGTGGGAGACTTAACATGCTAGTCACCCCTGGGCATAGAATTGTCGGCTATGAACCAAATAAATATAGTAAGGGTACAATCGCATGGAAAGAATCATATGCTGAAGAAATGACAGGGACTATAATCCCGACCTCTGTGGTAAACACAAGTAAGGACGACCCATCTATAACAGATGATGAAATCAGACTTATAGCTTGGTGTTTAACGGACTCTTATGTCTCCAGCACTGGAAAATGGTGCTTCTATCAAGCCAAGTCTAAAGCTCAAAGGATTCTCGGTTTACTTGATCGGTTGGATATTAATTATGGTTTTACAGAAAGAGATAGAGATATAACAGAAATTTGCGGGAAGGAACTTCTTAAAGCTCCACAAACTTCGCTTGATATTAGAGTATCCGCAGAGTCGTCCCCTAAGATTAATGCTATTATTGATAATAAAACAAAGCTTCCTTTAGTTTTAGCAGATCTGTCTCGCCGACAATTTGATATCTTTTATAAAGAGATGCTATATACTGATGGAACAATGCCAACCGGGGGCACAAAGTCAGGGGTAATTTATCATTCTAGGGAGACTCGATTCGAGTTACAAGAGTTGTTTACTTTTAATGGTTATTCTTGTACCTTAACTGAATACGCCCCAACTCATTGGAGATTGAATATATCAGATATTCCAGCAACAAGGCTTGATGCGTCCACAATGAAAAAAGTTGAGTATACCGGAAAGGTATGGTGTTTGGTTGTCGAAAACGAAAGATTCTTTGCGTCAAGGGATAATCATCCATTCCTCACAGGCAACTGTCGTATAACAAACGTCTTGACGGATAAACTCCCAAATCTAGTGGGCCTTGCTCGCTCGGGTGAAGACAAGCCAGTTAACTCAGTTTCATATCTATGCAGATTTGAAGAATACGGAATGGAATATTTAGAAGGTTATCCTGACGCAGAATTCTGGGCGAACGATGGCTTGCGCTTTGTTCACGGGCATTTATACAGTTCGACAAAAGGTGGAACAGCTAATAAGTATCTTGCTAAAGGTATCTCCACAATTCACGGCCACACACACCGAGCAGAGATGCTTTGGGGGAACCGTAAGACAAAAGATGGTGGACATACCGTTTTTGCCGGGTCTGCTGGATGTTTATGTAGGACAGATGGGGCGGTACCGT